TGATTTCCCTTGATTTCCCTTGATTTCCCTTGATTTCCCTTGATTTCCCTTGATTCCCCTTGATTTCCCTTGATTTCCCTTGATTTCCCTTATTTGGAGGTGTCCCATCCCGCAAAACAAACCAACCCCACCAACTCCCAGCATAAAACCCGAGACCTTCCTCCCGATTGTTCCACGTGGAACGCCCGTTCAGTCTAGGATATCGAGGTCTTTGCTCTTGATTGCCTTATATACTTGCCTAATACAATGTATTGATAATAAAACCAATAAAAGAACTATGATCAAAGGCAAGGCGTCGCCCGTAGCTATAACATACCGCCCCAACTCAAACGCCATGTACCCACAAAACAAAGTAAGTACGAAATATATAACTAATCCCATAAAATATACAATAAGTAACCACGATTTTAAAATTACACTCAAATAATATAATTAATTGAGTATCAATAACATAATATACATCAATCCCTAGAGCTTCCTCTAAAGAAAGATAAGCCCAAACATAGATAAAAAATATACAATAAGTACCGCCTATTATATACCTTTTAGGATTGATTCACGCATGAAACCATACATAAGGGCACAATATACCCGCCTGCATGGATATAGATATATACAAAATGATATGCAATGAATGATTTTACTTACACATTTTCGATCAAGGCTTAAAATTTGCCGCCTCAACACTTTTATGTGTAAGCAAAACATATGAATATGCTATCATTTTGTAAAATATAGGCACAAAAAAGCCCTTCAGTCATATATCACTACATTACTGAAGGGCACAAACTTTAAAATCAAATAAAAACAAACGATCTATTGTCGCAATTTGTTTGCCATGTAGCTAACACGTTTCCGCCTGCACTTATCCGACTCCCTACTGCAATCTAATTTATTAGACTTGTGTAGTTCTTTGGTAAGCTCAACGTAAAATTCCATTTGAGCTATTTTAACCGCCTCTAAAGCCTTTTCTTTTCTAAATGCTAGCTTTCTATTCAGATTGTCAAACTTTCTCCTATACATAATTTATTAGTTTTAAATGGCACCAATAAGAAACGGTAAGCCGGGGACAATACGGCCGGCGTTATCGATACTACCAGCCGAACGCCCGCACGCCCCCCCTATTTTCTTTGGTTTCGTCCCTTTGCCCCGAACGAACGAGACCTAATACGCACATACGTTGCCCGTGATACGTATCGACAAGGCGTAATTTGTCCGTCAATTTAACCGCACAAAATACCCTTGTAAGGGTTGTTATTTTGCTACTACATATAGAGCATAAGTATTTAAGCCACCTTAAGCGCTATTGTTTTGATACATTGGCACGGTTATAACACCGTTATGCACTCCATACGTGTTACTCTAGCAACGCATGGACATACGCCCTATACATGCGTATATACACCAACGTACCCCGTGTTTTTACACGGCCTACTAGGTTGACCTAGTGTGCTTACCGGATTGATATAAACCTAAAGATAATAGTACTACCTTGGACTAAGATAGTACCTAAACCACATTGCTAAGCGGCTGCCTATCTATTGCTGATTCTCGAGACCCTAACAACCAGCAATATGTCTATATCAAAATATTAAAGATCTTACCTATTTAGCTAAATCAGTAGCGCGACGGGAACGCATAGGTGTGCTACCATAACGCCCCTATACATAAATGATATAGGGGCTAATTATTTGTTATCTTTCATTTTTGGGGTGTGTCAAATAGTAAGTGACACACTTTGCAATGAGATTAAATGTATACCGTTTGATAGGTACGGCACACTTTATGATACGTTTGTCTGCTCCGTTAAACGTTTCGTAATATATACCAAAATCGTACTCTATAGGCTCGTTGTATCCAAAACGTTTATGTGAAGAACCTAGTATTGCTATATCCTCGATTTCGTTCATTTTAAGCTTCTTGTTTTTGTCCTGATCGTTTTTATCATAGTATTCGCGTTCAACTTCTTTGTAGGAGCAGAAGGTACTGTTAACTCGTGGTAATATTTCTTTGCAAAGTTGTATTACTACTTCTTTGTCTTTAGCTAAAGCAACCAAAGCAGGAACGACTTCCCTTGATACTTTAATATCATTTTCTTTTAGTATGTCGTTTATTTCTTTACCAGATTTAAACAGGTTGCACCAAGCTTTTACTGCACCTGTTAATGTCTTTTCGTTTGACTTTTTAACTTCATTCTGGACTTTGTTTAATTCTTTATTTGTCATTAGATTTGCCCGTACCCTCGGGACTTATAAAGGCTTCTGGTGCGCCGGTTTGTTAATGTTATTTTTACATAGACAAATATACTACATGTTTTATTTTCAAACAAATATTTTGCAATAAAAATTCGACGATTATATGTAATAAATCTAATCAAATGTAAACATATATTAAAATATTGATTTATATTATTGACAATCAACAATTTAAATACAAAATAAGCATTCTTTTTTCGTCCAGCTGGTAGTTTGCCGTTCCTGTTTCCCGTTCTTCGTGGATTGGGGGGGCTGGTCCAAAAACGGCAGCCCGGCCGGGCCTATTTCGGGGAGGTGGTCCGTCCCACATATCTCCGCATATCCCCCATCCTCACCACCTATCCCGCATATCCCAATATATCCGGCGTCCCAACATATTCCTATGTCCACATCCCTCATCCCCTCACGACTTAATAATCTCATTAATTTTATTATATTTGCGATATAATTAGAACATAACATATTATGAATAAAGAAGTTAAATACATGTGGGGGGGGGGTATTTTAACCCTCAGATAAGGAGGGGATATGTTTAGGCGCAGGACTTCTTCTTCCGGTAAGATCCACTACCGTATTAATATAGACAAGATCATAACAAGATCCGACTTTGTCGGGAATTTCGGATTAGGGTTTGTTTCTTTATCGTATGAGTTAAATGAGTCAACACAAGCGTTCCATATAACACGAACACATCCGAATGTTTTTGCAAGAAGTTCTTCTTGTGTTTTGTTCGGATACATACGATATTTATATGAACGCTTTATTAGACTCATTATCAATTCATTTAATATATCAAATATACAAATAATTCTATGATTTTACAATGAATTACTATCGATTTTGTAATTATTTAATCATACTATCTTTTATGCTAACCATAATCCCGATCTTGCTTTCTTACGATATAAGGGATGAGATCATTGAGTTGATTGAGGATCTGGATAACCAGATAGTGGTAGACACTTCGGTATATAAAACGAACCTGCCCTAAGTAATTCCTAGGGCAGATATTAATCTCAATTCGACTTCAAATACGATTCTATTCTATCAGCGGCCTCATTAGGCGTATGTTCATCCCATTCCCATGCCGTATCAAGTTCAGGGATATTAAACAACTCCCAATATTGGTTCTCATAATGATTGGATATCTGTCCAGTTGGCAGTTCTGCCATTACGATAAACCACCCTCCGCCGAAGCATTCCTCTCCATCATAATGCTTATATGATTTACAGACCTTTATATCGCCTTTGGCCAACTCGTTGAAGAAAGCGGCATTGTAAAGCATTCGATATTTATATAGTTCGTTAAATGTATGATATCCGTCGGATACGTTACCCATATCATCTTCATGTAAATATGTTTTCTCAAAAATGTCCTGCTTGCAAGGATAAAACTCCCCGTTTACTCCCTTGATGATGTAATCACCTACATTGGCTTTCATAACACCTTCAAGAGTTTCTATACTACAATCAACAGAAGGAGGTATCCCTCTATCCGCATCACCTTCACGAATAACTTCTATTTTAACGTTATCACCAGCGAAATCCTCGATCTCATGATTATTAAAGCCTTTCCATTTTACGGCTTCTATCGCAATTGGTTTCTTTACATATCTATTCATAATTTTACGATTTAATATATTATTATCTTTTGATATACCTTTCTATAAGATCTATGGATAATTTAGCGCCCAGCTCTTCCTCCAACAGGTTAAGGTAGTTCCGGTGCAGGCATCCGCCCCGCTCCACCTCCCTAAAGCCGGCCCCGTCCCTGATCCTGACCAGCCCTTTCCTTGGATCCATGTCGATAAGATCCCGAAGCTCGTTCATATTCTTGAACCGGTTCTCTATTACCTTAAATACATCGATCTTAGGTCTCTTATCCTTATCCTTGGACTTTATTTTAATTCTTCCACTCATATCAATTATCCAGTAACCTTACATGTAATATGATTCATATTATTATTACCGCAATAAGCGCACATAGATACGTAGGGAGAATATACTCTTCCACATACCGGACATCTCCATCCATACATAACAGGATTTGTTTGTTTGTCAATTTCTTTCAAGCCCTCATTAGTAGTGGATGATGTATTTTTATTTTCCATATCATTCATTACCACGGTGGTTTCCTAACCGACGTTCGCTGGTCATGAAGCCATCCTTATTTATCTTATCTGTACTTCCAAATCCATTATCACCTCTATCAGATTTTCCAAGATCTTCTAATGACTCCACTTCTTCCCATACGATACGTTCCCTTCTACGAATAAGAAGCTGTGCTACCTTACCACCGACATTACAATAATAAGGACTATGCCTATTCATTTTTCTGTGAACTATTATAATCTCCCCACTATATCCTTCATCAATGGTAGCAGGGGCGTTTTGCATAATTAGCTCGCTATTAGTAAAACCACTACGTGGACGGATTTCCATCTCATAATCCTCTGGCAATGCTACATGTACGCCAGTATGATATATGATCCTGTCTCCGTCAAGTTCTATATCCTTAACGAACAAATCCATACAAGCATCCTGTTTATGAGCGTATTCAGGCAGCTTAGCTCCTTCTTCCAGCCATATCTTGACCTTACACGTATCTATACCATCAAGTAACTCAACTGCCTCTTTATAGCTCATAGGTTGCTCTGAGGCTAACGAAATGACTCTTGCTAATAAATCTTTAATCTTGCTCATTTTATCTTATTTTTAAATTCTTTCCCCTTCGGGCATTGTAATTTACATTCCTCTCCACAAGCGGAACAGTTGGGTCTCATTCCGGGCACCCCTCTTCCCCCGTACGGCCAGTAGGCATAATCGCAGACGCTCCAGAACGCCTCCATCGCCTTGATCTTGGCATCGACGGTTATCTTCTCCTTCACCTTTTTCATGCTTTTCCTGAACTCATCTTTCATATCCTTCCCTTCTATCTGTCTGGCCTTACGTCTCTCGTTCCACCAATTGTAGTAGAATTTGTCTGCCATCTTATAAGCTTCGGGGTCAAATTTATCACGATGCAGGATAGGTGCGTCCTTGATCTTTCTCAAATTCCTGCCACAAACATAAGCGAGTCCTGCGTACGGAGGTATGTCCTTAGGATCAACCAACCCATCTGGCACGCAGTAGTAGAAGTAATTTGGGCGACCGTACCTGACCCAGTCCCCGGTCTCGTATAGGGCTTGCTTCCGGGCCTCGAACCAGCCTTGCATTACTTGGTGCTTACCCTCTTTCTCGAAATCCTTGTTGTAGTCAGCAAGCGAGATCTTAACCTCAACCTCATAGGCGTACATGGATCTGGTTATAGCCAGATAATCAGACTCCCAGTTATAGACATACAAGTTGTTTATAATCCATCTAGGAGATACCAAGAACTGTCTGTTAAGGATATCCAATATCCCTCTTTCAGTGTATTCAGCACCTTTATTTGATTGCCGTGTTCCCATCTCCTGTCAGAGGATTATTCCTTAACCCAACCGCCATTATAGCGTTCGATACCAATCTCCGTAATCCACCCATATCCTTATCATGGAACGAGAAAGTAGTTAAGTTATGTGATTCAGTAATCTTATCATAAGACTTTATCATCAACACAGCCACATACTCACCAATCATCTTCCCATTCATGATATCAAGATCGATTATGCCGTGATCTATTAGATCAACCACATCCCATCCTGATGGTAGATACGTTTTTATTTGATTAATGTCCATCCCAAATAGTTATTATAAATAGGAGGGCCGTGCTACCCTCCTATAGATTACACACGAAAAATAGAACTGAAAGCGATCCTAAGCACGTAGGATTTTATTAATTCCCGTAGGCTGTCTACCGGTTATCGTTAATTACCGACCTACGGGAATATGTTTAAGAAAACACCATGTACCCCAATCCGGAATCGAACCGAAATTTCATCGTTAGGACCGACGTGTTCTATCCATTGAACTATTAGGGCATATGTCCTTATTCTCACGAACCAGGACATCAAACGTCTAAACTTTAAAAAACCTAATGACAAAACTCTATGCTAGTTTTTCCCCAAAAAATAGCGTGGACCCGGCCGGGCTTGAACCGACAACCTTCTGGTTATGAGCCAGTTGCTCTTACCAATTGAGCTACGGGTCCTAAATACACCACATCGGCTTTCACAAGAGGATGTAGATAGGAATTTCTCGAAGTGGTAATTATATACAAATTTACACCTGTATAATTAGTTAATAAATTTCTTAACCGGGTTATACCCAAACCCTGTATGGAGTGGCATTACTGCGTCCCCCTTTACTTTTCTCATGATATTATAACTTCCGTTGATGTCAGCGTTAATAAGAATACCGTCTCTTGTCCTAAAAAGACCTCTTCTTACCCTTCTTCCAACATAAGTATCATGATGACATATTGGTTCTAAATCGAAAGAACTGCATTTTGACGTATGAGATTCGTTTACTTCAACAAATCTTAGTCCTTGTCTTTCCGATTTATATCTTAACATTGATATAAGCATCTCAAATGGAATCGAAACAAAATTCTGATTATTTCTTTTACCAAGGTTCACATTTTGCTTCCATCCATCATTATGACCTACTATCAATGTTGTTATATCTTCCTTCAAGCAAGTATTTATTATCTCCTTGCTTGCCTTATGAAGATAATCTTTCACCTTATTGTTTCTCCTTCTTGTTAAGGACATTAACCGTCTCGAATTTTCTTTTCCATTTACTTTCTTTAATTGTTGTTGAATCTTCGATCTTTTCTTATTATAATACTGATTGATAGATTTTAGTCTTCTTCCATCTATCAGAATAGACTTATTGCTTACGTTGGTTACGATAGAAGCGAGATTGTTTACACCTAGATCAATAGACATAATCTTATTGTTATCATCAAGTTGTTTTTTTGCAATTGACTCGTATGTAACTTCTATGACATAACAATCGGATTTAGGGACAAATCTAACCTGTTTTACAGTACCCTCCTTGCAATTAGTTCTTAAAGGAGGTAATCCTTCCTTTTTAGGGAAATAGATAAAATCTCCTCTATGTTTAAACTGTGCGTAAGAATAATAAAATACGCTCCTGCCTTTTGTTTTATGCTTATATTTTGGAAATTTAGGACAGCCAGTAAATTTCTTATTATCACGCTTCCATGCCTTGATAGCAGAGAAATAAGATTTTAGATTCTTGTCTAAAGCCATAAGAATCTGCTGAGAGGATGATCCACTCATTGCCCTATAATCTATGTTATTATCCGCTACCATCTTCTTATTAAGATCTACGGCTCTTATCCACTTACCTGTGCTAAGAAACTCCTGCTTTATTATATACAAAGCCGCATTGTACAGATTCTTGGATAAGATACATATTCGATCTAAATCCTTATATCTCTTATCGTTAATGGTAATTATATGTTGTTCCACCAAATACATAGCGCAAATATAAATAGAATATTTATAAATTCCTATTTATATGCTATTTTTTAGTGTAAAATTATATATAATCACCTATCAACTTTATGAAACTATTGTCCAACATTCTAGCATATAGCACCAATCCTCAAACGGGAACGTCTCTATACCAGACCTACCCCATCCCGTCCCCCAACTGTTCTGTAGGACGAAGCCGGCCTTGTCCCAGCCGGTGAGGATAACGGCATGACCTCCCAAGTTCTGCCCTTGGCCTTGCCAGAATCGATTACCATAATTATAGCAATACAGACCTATAACCAGAGGCCCATTCAGCATCAAAGCTACCTTAGCCGATACCGGATCTATGATCCTAGCGTAACTGTTTATTTTCTCCCCATCTACGCCTACGTTCTTGATAGACTTGATAGCGTCACGAAGAACCATCCCGTCTTGATCCTTATCCTCTCTCAGATCATATATATCGTAGGGAGAGATCTTAGCCGGTCTTTTAATAGCCCTTATACTCTTTCTCCAATTAAGTATCTCAGCCAAGCTTATTGCCGCGCAAATAGGGGAAGAACCTTGATCCACTACGCTATCAACGTTATTGACCTTATACTCATCAGGGACAGCCTCATGCTGCATATTCATAATAGCGTCCCTATCATCTGCTGGCGATGGTATGTAACCTAGTCCGTATTCCATTACTTATCTTTTTTATGGTAATCAATTATCTTGATATTAAACGTATCGGATCTTTGCCTTACCTGTATAGACCCTCTAGCCTTTCCCTTGGCGTCGTACAGGGCGGTAAAGCCAAAGTTATCGACCCGGCCGTCGTCCAGCGTAAACCGCCACTCCTTCCATTGGCCCATCACGGTCCCGGAAGACACTATGGAATCCACTACATAAGATATGTCAGTAGTATCATATTCCGTATAATAGGTTCTTAACGTACTGCATCCGACAACCGCTAAGGTAAATAACGTTAACAAGAAAAACAAGATCTTATTCACTTTTCTTAGATTTTTTACGTTTCTTAGATTTCTTCTTATCCTCCGCCTTATTCTCGACATTTACGTCAATACCGGCATCAGCGACCTCAGGGGCGTTATTTTCAGGTATATCAATATGACCTGAGTTAGGATCCATCTTATCCTCATCAACAACAACCTCATTAGGAACATCGATGTCTAAAATCTCTGCCTCCAGATACTTGATACGATCTGACATGATTTTATTCTGGTCCTCAAGTTCCTTATATCTTCTTCTAGCCTCATCGAGTAATTTAGATGATAGTTTATGTTTCTTCTCAATATCCATATAAGCCCGTTTAAGAGTCTCTTTCTCTTTTACCGACTCATTATATATCTCTCTTGATTTACTAAGCTCATTACCCATCTTAATTATAATAGAATCCTTTTGTTCTATATCCATATTAAGGGAATCGGAAAGCGTTTCAAGATACCTTACGTTCTGTTCTAATTCAGTTATCTTATTACGGGCATCCTTATAATCCCTTTTTAATCTGCTTGAATAGCTAATAGCTTCATCAAGATCCTGTTTTAGAGTATCTATATAACTACTCTTTACTATCTTCAATCCGAACATCTTCATTACTTTTATAAGTTCTAAAAATATCGGCTTTTATCTTGCCGACTATAATTAACTCAGCTATATGTTTGTCTTTCTCGACTATAGCTATATCCTTACGGACATTAGTGACCCTGATCATGATATTCCCGTTATTAGACGATATGAACGGTGATCCTACCAAAGTAAGTCCCGTATCGCCGATAAACGACGGCAGCATCATCAACACCCCTATGGTATTATCCGGGAACGATGCCCATACCCCTGTGTCTATATCAAGGACATCACCCTGTCCTAATGGGAAGGCATTACCCTGTTTGATAGGAATATCCTTACCCAACGAGTTCCATGCTTTCGAGAATCTTACGGAGTTAAGGAAGATCTTTCCCTCTTTCTCCACCATCCCTACCATAGGTTCGCAATTCAGTCTAACCTCGTTTTGTTTATCATCCGGCTTTTCCTCAAACTCGTCAAGATCTCTGGCTGATGTAAACGACTTACTCTCCAGAAGTTTTTTAATATCCTCAATGCTGGTCATTATAATTTGATTATTAAATAAACGATCTTCAATCCTAACTTCAAATCAGATGTCTTTTCGAACATCTCCCTAAGAGGTAAGATAGTAGCGTCAAGATCTGACGCTACCCATTCTCCATCCTTATAATACATATCCTTTTCCTCGGAATACGCTACACAAGGTCGATGCCCTAAGTTCTTCATAACCGTATCTACCTTATTTTGGGTAGGCATCGAGACACGGTTCACTTTAGTAGATATATTAAAATTACTTTCCATCAACTTTCTGATTTTTAATTAGTTAATTAAAATGGAAGATCATCGTCATCTCCAAAAGGAGGATATTGAGGAGGTTGCTGGTATGATGGAGGAGGTGTCTGCTGCTGGGCCTGCGCCTGATATGACGGTGGGGGCGTTTGCGTTGTAGCCTCACCATCATTGTTTTGGATTGCCGACTGAGCAGGTTTCACACCATCTGTTTTAATGCTTTGAATATACTTATTAAGTACCTGATAGGCGAAAGCGTCTTGGGTCGTATAATCAAACTTCTTATTCCCCATTATATCAGTACTCTCAACCCTGTCAGGCCATCCATTCTGTCCATTCTTATAATATTGCTGGATAAGCTCATCTTTTCCGTCTGGAGTCTCCCTAGCGTATGAGATAAAGAAATTACCAGGAGCGTATTGCTCTCCTTTTTTAGTATGCGCAGGATTGATAACAATCTTCCGTTTCAGGTCGATATTAGGCAAGTATCTTACAAGAGACTTAACATAGCTGTTAATCCCGCCTCTTGAGGTCATCAACGGAACTTTTATAACATAATTACCTTCCTCATCGCTTATCTTTATAAATAAGAAATTTGTCTTAGCGCCATTCATCTCCTGCTCTAATACAAAAATATCGGAAAGATACCCTTCTATACCGTTCCAGAAAACCCTCCAGTAGGATACGGCTCCTGTCTTCTCATTCATATGTTCCTCGAAACCTTCCTTAGGATCTCTTGACGATTGATATAATACACCACCTCCACTTATATTAAAGTATTGTGTATTAGATGATAACTGATTTTCACGAACTCCCATATTATATATATTTAAACGTTAAACAATAATTGATGATGACAAGAAATACTCGTTCTTATTATCCTCCCCATAAACCTTATTGAAATGAGATTTATGATCATGCTCGATAACTATCCTATTACACGATATGCTTTTTATGATACCCAGATATCTTCCACATAACACGTTGCATACAATATCTTCACCATAATGAGACAAAGGGGTAAGTCTTTCCTTACATGATTTACCTGAAGACGGGTTCTCTGACATAATACCGCATCCTTTATCGGTAAATATCAACTTGCAATGATCGAATTCATTTACCTTAAGATTGTTTTGGAGGGCTTGGACGAGTAGATCCTTATCAAAGACATAGGTACTTGTTTTGACAAAATGCTCGTCCACGAACCTCCAATTTGGATAATTACCCTCAAAATGGGTCTCATACATATCCATATCAGGCGTAGAGAAATAAGTCTTAGTATCGTCCACTTTTATAAACAACATATCCGATGACTTATTGATATGCTTATCAAGCAATATCGCAGATTCGTTCGACACCGGGATAAACATCTTCTCTACCTTATCCTGATTAGGGACAAAATACCTGTAAATAGTATTTCTATCCGTACTTACTATATTGATATTAATATCATCAATATCAATTACCACATTCTCGATGCATGGATAAAAGTCATCTACCTCCGTATAATCGCTGGCTTTGTTAAGAACCGAAACATAATCGCTCATCTTAACCTTAATTCCTCCATCAAATATCTTATGTACCTGCGGGAATGTATTGATATCAAAAGCCGGACAACTATACTCACCAGAAGAATAGCGGATCGTTATCTGATCTTTTTTATCTGAAAGCAGTATCGTAATCTCGCAATTCTTCTGTTTTTTCATGAACTTAATAAAAGAGCTTGCCTCTACCAAGAAAGAGAAGTTAGAGTCAGCCTCTACCTCCAATCGCTCTATAACACATACCTTGGCATTTACGGAAGTGATATAAGCCAGATTATTGACAATATCTATCTTAATATTCTTATAAAGTGAATTAGATCCTACATTTTTAACAACCAGCTCCAATTTACTCAACTTCTCATTTAATGATTTCGACAAGCATCTTATAAGCATAATGAACTACTTTTTATTACATCGTAAATGTAATCATAATTATATTAACTCAAATACAATAAACGCTTAATAGTATTAAAATAGTTTAAACTTACGTCTAATATACTCGGCTATAAGCGTGGCATCACACATTCCGTCTTGTATCTTAGTAGGTTGCACTCCTTTCCCTGACCATGGTTTCACGAAAGAGACCAAAGGGAAAAGGCGCATGGCGCATCGGATGGAGGTAGCCTTCGTGTCTAACTTCGCCGCCGTATACACCCGATCGGCTGTCGTATGAAGCTCCTTCTGCCATGTCTTTGGTTGCACCTCCTCGAACATGAACCTAACATCCGGGTGAGATCCGTATCGCTCCATCATCTCCACCATCATAGCGAATAGGGCGTTCGGTTCCCGGCGTCTCCCGCCAAAGGTGAAGTTGCTGGCTGCCGAGCTGTTGTGGATGCTGTGGACGTCCTCGACGGCGATCGCCAGCGTCCCCCCACCTCCTTCTTGGATTTTATCTGCGGCATCTAGGAAGAAGCTTGATATAGCCCTAAGATCTATATCCCCCTTAACCGATATCCTTGGAGTCATAATTACCTTAACCTCGCCATTTTCTGGGATCATGGACAATCCTCCGGTATCTATACCCGGATCTATTCCTATCGCTATATTCATATTTTTAAGGTATATAATGAATGAAAATCCTCAGGTCTAAACACCTGTATCGAGTTATCCGGATACATACCTATATAATAACCGTAAAAAGCCCGTAGAATGCCGTTTTCTAGTCTTATATCCAAAGTCTTTACCTTGCTACCATCAACCATCACATCAAGTTCCTTGGTTCTTTGGGATATCTTGTCGAACCATTCAGGTATAGGATCAATCCCGTACCTGAATGCGTTTACCGTTGATTTTATCGATATATATGTCCCCATGATCAGATAAGATTACAATCGTCACGTTTAACAACCTTAAAATCACCATTGCGAAGGAATATCGCCACATCAGATCTCGTATACGTAAGAGGTGTATACGATACCAAATGATAAGATGCCTGCCCGACGGCGGGGCGAATCGGTCTCAATACGGCTATGGCTATATCTCCGCCAAGTTCCGTACCACCAGTGACACCCTGTAGGCACATGTATATGAATCCCTCATACTCATATCTCTTCCCGATAAACTCACTCATGGGAATACCTACGAACAAATAGTTTTTCACATCCCCTTTCTTAACCTCGACAGCGTTCTCTACACTGGATGGTATTACGTCTACAAATTTTACTCCGATTGCCATATAATCAAATATTTAATTTAGTTCTTAATTCTTGACACAATTCTTGATTATCTCTCATAATACTTAACGTATTATCCACTCCATTGCCTACCCGGACCTCTCCGTACCAGTACCATGATCCTTTACGGGTAAAGATACCGGTTTCCTCACATAACTTCAAAAGTTCAAGCTCCTTGTCAAATCCTACACCATAATACAAAGCTGTCTCTGCTATCTGGAAAGGTATAGCTGTCTTGTTCTTCAATACCTTTATCCTGACCTCATGACCGATAGAAGAGCCATCTTCTCCTACAATGACCTTTTTCCTTGACATCTCCATACGGATAGAGGCATAGAATTTAAGGGCGTTACCACCGGTTGTTACCTTCGGATCGCCGTATATTACACCGATCTTCTCCCTGTACTGGTTGATGAATACCAGAACACAATCGCTTTTGTTTACGATCCCGGTAAGAACTCTCATGGCTTTTGACATCAACCGGGCTTGTAATCCCATGTTGCTATCTTCCATATCACCCTCGATCTCCTTCTTCGGGACCAAGTTCGCCACGGAATCCACGACAATAAAGCCTACCTTGCCGGACTCCACCAGCTTGGCTGTGATGTCAATAGCCAATTCCCCGTAGCTTGGCTGGGAAATAAGGAACCGGTTAACGTCCAATCCCATCTTCTTGGCGTATTCGATATCAAAAGCATTCTCCACGTCTATTATAGCTACCAGCTTATCGGGGTGCTTTTTCTGGAACTCGATCATACTTAATGTACACATCATGGTCTTTCCACAAGATTCCATGCCGACCAACTCATGGATCCGGCCTACCGCCCATCCGCCGCCGAGAGCCTTGTCCACCACCAGCGAACCGGTGCTTTCCCTTGGTATGGATATTATAGGCTTATCATCGCCGAAGTTCATTATCGAGCCTTCTCCAAGCTCTTTATTTAAAGATGATACTAATTCATCTACGTCTGAAAAAAGTTCTTTCTTAGCCATTATAATCCGTATTGTTCGAAGTCAAATAAATCCTGTTGCTTTTTTATCATATCCTTACCGATATCAGATATCTTCTCCGGCAGGAACACCCCATCGTTATCATCCACCTTCTCCATGAAATTTGATACATTCTCACTTAACAATATCGCGTTATCATTAGGTACTGATTTTAGATAAAGACCATCAATTGATCTACACCTTGAAAGAGCGGTATATATCTGACCGATCTCAAAAGCCCTACTCATATCAACGAATATATTGTCTAATGTCATCCCCTGAACTTTATGAGAAGTGATAGCGTATCCTAATCTTAACGGATATTGAATGATATAACCACAAGACGTTCCTTCTAAAGATCCATCTACTTGCCTATATTTCATTTTATCCCATTTTTCTTTAGTTATATAAACCTCACTTCCATCGGAAAGCTGAACCGATATAGCGTCATCACATGGGTCTATATCTGTTACTACACCCATAGAACCATTCACATATCCAATACCGTTCCTCGTTATTATAACCTTAGCTCCTACTTTTATTATAAGTTCATCCTCACATGGAGCCGCAGGTTTTTCACCGAATATCTTAGCCTCGAATTTAAATACCTTATTATCTATCTTATCAAGATTAGATTTGTTTATCTCATAAGCCTCCTTATTGGTTGAGCATATTACTATAGTATCATTCATATTCTCAGGGTATATCACCCTTGATTTTAGGATAGATCTAGATTCCTCGGTAATAACCCCACATCTTATATCCTCCAATACAGACAAAAGTTGTGGGTCTTTTTGACGGAATACCTTATCGAAGGTAATTACCGAGAATCCTGAGGCTCTTAATGCCTTTGACGAGAAAAAGAATCGGCTTTCATAATACTTATCAATAAAATCATCAACGGTCACTACAGGAGGTAATTGTGACAGATCGCCGAACATAATCAGCCTAACTCCACCAAAAGGTTCCCTGCTTCGTTTGCATTGTCTAAGTATATCGGCAACCTCATCAAGCAAATCGGGTCTTACCATACTAATCTCATCAATAACGATAGTATCAAGATTCTTGACCTTGCTTTTCATGAACGGACTTACATCAACCTTATTTGATAACATATTCCTCTCTACTGAGGGGATGTAAGGATCGTTTTTTATAGCGAAGAAAGAGTGAATGGTTTGTCCTCCGGCGTTCAGGGCCGCAACACCAGTGGGGGCTACTATAACACATTTACCCAAGAACTTTACGATACGTCTCATGAACGTACTTTTACCACTACCAGCTCTACCGGTAATAAATAGATTCTCCCTAGTGGTGAAAATCTTTTTCAAGGCACGACCTTGCTCCACGTTTTTATCCACCGTCATAATATGACGAAGGAGGTCGTTTTCATTTTTAAAATCTTCTTTTACCATATCTTTTTATGTTTATGGTACAAAGATACGAATAGTTATAATTAACTATTAAAAATAAATGTGAATAATATATAAATATTAAATTTTATATCTGATACTCAAATCATCCAGCTTTACTCATCTCGGACCCTTTTACCCCTAAAAAGACGTCTTTTATAAAATCTTCGGCGATGATTATATGCATTATCTTTCCTCTGTATGATAGTCTTAGGTGTCCGATAGTTACGTTCTTCCTATCTTTGGTATTAACTATTCCGTTGTTTTTCTTTACCTCATCATATAAATCGGATATAGTCTTACAGCACATACTAAGAACTTCTTTTATCATCCGATATACCGTTCTTTGGGATATTAGCATCATACCTTCTTTTGATAACTTTATATTCAATCTATCCATAAGATATGACACATTGAATTTGACAGTTCTTTTTTTAGTTACCTTATATATCTTATTTATATTTCTGTTTCTAGCTGAGAATATTATTTTTGATAACATCTTGACTCTATTTAATTTACGACTTTTGTTAGCCATCCATCTTCTGGTATTCGAATCAAGATTTTTATCAAGGCAGGTATATACAGATTCTCCTTTCTTTACAAACATATCCTTTATCCTTGGGGTCTTACTAGCCCTATGCTTGTATTTTATGATATCCGATAAAGCTATCATAATCTCTCCTTCAGCCCAAGCCTTTAAGCTTATAAGCTGGTAGTTCATATCCTCATGAGAATCCCTTAACACATGACGGTAGCAGAAATAAGCACATCCATCTGATAGGATATCAATAAAATCATTGGTATTGATCTCTATCTGATCTCTATTCCCGCCATGCATCCTATTTCTTAGAAACACATGTTTGAATACGTTTATGATAATAAGATATATCATTGCCATCTTACATTCATCACTGATCTGAATACCTGATCCATGATACTCCTCATGTTTCAATGAATATTTTATAGCTGTCACTTTTTTGCCTTCCTTATTGGTAACAGGTTTAAAATCGACTGGACATATAAGTGACCCGGCTGGAAGTTTTACGCATCCTAGCTCATCTTTTTTGGCCTGAATATTACGTGGAGTATATCTTTCGGTAAGAATCTTATCGAAATTTGATTTCATTATATGTAAAATTCCTATCTTTGTTCCCATAGTAGATTTTATTTTCTGCGAATATACAAGTTTCATCAATACGAAACAAGTTATTCAGATGGATGGGTAGCCTGTGAAGGTCACCCATTTGTTGTTTATACGAAATTATCGTAATAAATTAGAGAGGGTAAATCACTGTGTTTGTGAAAGATCATTTTTGACACAACACTTGTTACGCGTGCGTTAATAGGTATATTTATTAAATATAATTAACTCTATAAACATATACTACTTTCTAATATCTCTATCCGTACACAGAACCTCTCCTGACGTCGAGTTCCTGTGTACTCCACTTAAAGTCTCTATTTAATAAAACATTGCTTTTTACCGCCAAGATATGGCGCCGTCATGCAGGATACCGCAGGCTAAACCTGATAGAAGCCGTATCCTATACCGGAAGCCGGTACCCCGGTAGAGAGATCGGGTGGAGCATAAGCCAAAGAAGAAAAAGCGAGGTCTTGTACGATCGCTCGCGCTCCGGCCGTCCGTATCTTCTACGGCAGGCTCCATCGCCCAAGGCTTCCCATTTCCCCTTGGCTTTATATCCCATATCATGGCATGAAGGAATCCAAAGGGAAAAGGTGTGGTCATGTCCCGTGAGGCAGGATAGGGCTGTCCACCGCCGCTCGGAGGCATGTATGGTCTGTGCTCCACTGGCCTCGTTGCCGTGGCTTACGGTGGACTTATCTGGCTTTCCTCCGCCACTTCCACCGCCTTTTCCCATTTGGATGTTCTTAAATACATGTTAATCAGCATATATTATGTTGATTATGGCATAATTTCTTGACAACGATATTTTTTTTAAGTAGTTTTGCTGAAAACTAATTTTATATGGCTGAGCAAAGGAAAGCTTTCGTATTTGCGTTGCCTTATGATACTAGACTGGATATGATCCAGCAATTCTTAAGGATATACAACGGCTATCTGGATTCTAAGGGTAAGAGCTTGATTACCGAAAGGACGATAAACTTACTTTCTTTCTACATCAACTACGGATACTCGGATGATACCAGGGCTAAGTACATGGATTGTCATGGACAGAAGGAATCTTACGTCGCTGTCCTGAACAACGAGCTTAAACGTGGGGGTTTTCTGGTGGACAAGAAGAACGGGAACTTCCGTACCCGTGAGCTGTCTATTGAGATGAGAAGCTTACGTAACTATTTTATTCTTGATGGGGAGGGTGATGATACTCGTGTAATGGGATTTGTGTTCAAGAGAAACAAATTGGATATTGATGGGTAGGAATCTTATTTCATTCGATAGGGATATCGTGGATGAGGTGGTAAGAAGATCTGATGGGAAGTTTACCAAACAACAGGTAGAGTGGTGCATGAAAGCATCCGTATCTTACGTCCACCACCTAGCTAGGTATACTGACAATATATCTATCAGAATCCCGTTTATCGGATACGTTGTATGCAATCTCCGAGAGATGCGGGTAAGGCGTGATAAGATACGCCGGATATTTGTCAAGGAAGGTAATCGTTATCCGGATGAAAGGATGCCTATTGAGCTTGATTGTCTGGATAAGAAGATTAAGGCGATAGAGGATATGGAGGGGTTGAAGAACGGAGATCCTCTTATACGTGATAACCATGAGGCCATGTATCAATGTCGGTATGGAATGACATGGGAACAATTACAGGATTTTCAACAAAAACAGTTTAAAAAATAATTATCGTGCAAACAATTGGTAAAGCCCAAGTAATAGCCCAAGCTTGGGAAGACAGTTTATTGGGCAGGATTCCTAAGGATAAGAAAGATTATCCCGAATGGTATAAGAATCGTCTTGAATTATGCAAGAAATGTCCTAAGAACTCTTCTAATATTAGGTTCTTTAAATTGCCGCCTAAGGTATTATTTCATAGATTGATTGGAAGACCGGGATGCTCGTTGTGTGGTTGTTTTATCAAGGAGAAGGCTTGGATGAAGACCGAGGTATGCCCATTGAAGTTCGTGGAAGGAGAGAAAGCCAAATGGAATGCTATGGAGGTGATAACGGCCGATCATAACGATTTTAATATCGAGTGCCCTAACGATTCCTTTGATATAGGACTTACGGATGACGAGAGCGAGTTTTATCTAAATATTTTTAATCAGAAAATAGGTGATAAGATAGAAATCGTGTTATTTATCACCCATAAAGATGGTTTCCATGTCAAGGATCATCATCTTTCATGTGGATGTATAGGAAACGTGTCATATAACAAACATCCTGACAATGAGAATAGAACTATATTTAGGATGACGTTAGATACCTCAAAATATACGGAAGGTCATTTTGAGAAACACCTATCTCTTATCGGTTATACGAAGGACGATCCTGAACGTAATTTCAAACATTTCCCGCTACGTATTATAGGGGAAGCTTATAAGTAAATACTATGCGAAGTCCCGTAAGAAGTAAGATAGATGATCGTATCCATGCCCTTATTGTCATGGAAGTCGGTTGCCGTGAGTTGCCTGAATATTCATTGGGTGATATACTTTACTCCGCTTTAAGGAGGATAGCTAGGGCTAATGGTGGTAATGTCCGCTTCTTGCGGGATGTTAGTACCAGGGATTTATTGAGGTCTATAGACCAAAGTATAAATGATGAGATTGAGTTGAATAGCAATGATTATAACGCGTGATTATTATGGAGGAGAATAAGGATATAAAAAAGGAGATCAGGGATTATCTTAAAGAAGAGTCGGATACCCATATAAGGCATTGGATAGCCATAAAACGTGAGAGCAAGCGTCTGTATAGCGATATTGAGGATAGGACTAAGAAGATAGCCCTTAAATCATCTTCGTTGATAAAAGAGGAGGATTTTGTCGTTCTTCATGAGATGACCCATAAGATACAGATGTTGAATATAGAGGCTGTAAAAGTCAATTCTAGGTTGATGTTCATAATCCAGTTGGCTACCAGCTTCGGTATGGATCTGGATTTAGACACGACATATGCGTCCACCGCCAAGAGTATTATAGAAGACAAAACGTCTGGATTCGTGTTTTATGATGACAAGGAACGTCTTAGATATGCTGACAAGGAGCTTGAGGATATGTTCCATGACATGAGCGTGAAGGAAGTAAGTAAGATCGGGGTTGTTCAATCTTATGAGCTTCTTATGAAACAGTATAACGAGTTTAAGGACATGAAAGCCAATGCCACAGGGAAGACGAAAGCCGACGAGTAAGGATGTCGATCGGGTGAATGATAATCTTGAGGTCATATCCAAGGCCGTGGATGACGCCAAGACGTATATCGCCAAGCATCCATGGGATAAGGAGAAACCTGAGGATATGGCTAGGGCGTTCGATTTCATATCCAAGTTGATCGATAAGATCAATTCATGGAATGAATCGTATATGGAAAAAAGCGGAATCATGGATGTATATAGGTCTGTAAGCAATGTCCAGAAAAAGGAACGTAAGGGTCAGGTTTCTGGTGGAATTGAGTCTGTTTTAAAGGATATTATGAAATGAGTTTAAGCACGAGTCCAGAATTTTATGTAAACATGAAGAATCCCCCTGTATGGAACGATTTGTTCGGATGGGAGGATCAGGATGATGATGTTAAGCAGTTCTTTACAGAGGAGGCTTATAAGGTCAAGAACGGGATAACTATCAACGGTACGTTCATCCCGCCATGGCTTTATTGGCATGTTAATTTCTTTCCCGTATTCCAGGATCTTCCAAACGGGGAACGTGTGCCAGCGATCAGTCGTTTGCGTGACAATGAATGGTTTTTCGCCGAGATGTACCAACGTGCCCGTCAGGAGAAGAAAGGATTGGGGATGTTTGGTACTCGTCGTTTTGGCAAGGCTCTTCTGGACTCGGAGCTTATATACACTCCTTATGGTTCCAAGAAAATAGGATTCGCCGACATAGGAGATATCATATACGGTGATGACGGGAATCTTACTACCATAGTGGGCGTATATCCTCAGGGATTCGTTGATACGTACAAAGTGACCTTTGAGGACGGTCGCAGCGTGGTGTGTTGCGGGCAGCACCAGTGGAAGGTCAAGTATCATGGTGATTATAAAGTCATGAGTACGATGGGTATTATCCACTCTGACTTCTCTAAAATGACTATAGATATGGGGGATGCGGTTGATTTTCCTGAGCGGCGTTGGCTGATATCACCCCAGCTCATGGGGTCTCTGGTCGCCTCCTTCCTTTGTGGCGCTACCGACAGGATCTTTGAGCTAAGCAAGAAGGAGATGGATGATGTCATTTATTCATCCAAAAAACAGAAAGAGTTATTTATAAGCTCGTTCATGAAGATCGCTTGCGGTATAAGCACCGGCGATGATCGTTTTAAGGTTGTTTACAAAAGTGAGTATATTATATCCTTCGTAAGAAGAATATTCTGGTCTATGGGATATTATTGCGTCATGGATGGTGATGATATGTATATATCCAAGACCCATAACAGACTTAGGATATCCGATATAGATTATTACGGGAAGTATAAGGCTACTTGTATTGAGGTAGATAATAAATCTCATCAGTTTCTTACTACCAATTTTGTCGTATCCCATAATACGACTATCATGTCATCCCTTCTTCAGATGAACGCTACCATGACGATCGGGCTTAGTCATTCCGTGGTAGGTTTCAGCGATAGCGATTTATCTAATATAGGTGAGTATTGTGAGTATGGTCTTGATCATGTGCATCCTTTTTTCAGGATCAACAGGACCAAGACCGACTGGAGTTCGGGCGTTACATTAGGCAAGAGGATGTCCAATGGCGTACGTGATATCCATGCCATTATCTCTATAGCCAACATCAACATGGGTAGGAAGACCTCCACTCAGAAGACGGCTGGTTTGACACCGGCTACGGCTATTTTCGACGAGGTTGGTAAGGGACCTATCAAGAAGCCGTACACTGCCGCCATGCCTTCCTACGACACTCCTTACGGCTGGCGTCTTAGCCCTATCTTGGCTGGTACTGGTGGTGAGGTAGAATTATCCAAGGACGCTCAAGAAATGTTTTCTGATCCTGAGACCTACAATCTTCTGGTTATGGACTGGGATATTTTAAATCGTAGAGCCATGAAAGGGAAAACATGGAAAGAACGGAAATGGGCGATGTTCGTTCCCGGTCAGATGGCTAACTCCGGTGTTAAGAGAACTATAGGATTGGGCGATTATCTTGGTAAGCCTGATGACAAGAAGCTTAATAAGATCAAGATCGACGCTACTGATTTCGATGCTAGTACCAATAAACTTAATGAGGAACGGAAGAAACTATCTACAAAAGATAGGGTTGCGTACACTTCTCATACTATGTTCTATCCATTTACGATCGATGACTGTTTTTTAAGCTCATCCCAGAACCTATTTCCGGTCGAGTACGCTATCAAGCATAAGAATGATCTCCTTGAGTCGGGGCAATATAGCGGTATGCTGTGTGATGTCTTTCTTGAGTCAGGTAATAAACTGGGGACTACTAAATCGAATAAGCAACTGGCTGGATTCCCGTTTAGCGGCGGTGTTATTGACGCTCCTGTCCAGATATTCGAGATGCCTCAATCCAATAGGTTTGATGATTTTATTTATGTGGCGGGCCAAGATCCGTATAAGCAGGCCAAGTCTGATACTCCTTCATTGGGATCCTTTTATATATTCAAAAGGCGTGTTGGTATCCGAGATCCTTATGCCTATAGAATAGTTGCCTCTTACGTATCCCGCCCATCATCTATAGACCAATTCTGCCGTACGTGCGAGGTGCTTCAGAAGGGATATGGTGCTATATGCCTTATGGAGAACGCTGACCAGATGTATGAGCAGTATCTTAATCGGAAGAGCGGTATGCCGGCATCTTTCTTCTTATTCGCTGGTGAGGCTATAGCCAATAAGTATGTGAAGGCCGGCTCCCGGCAGAATAGCAAGCTGGGGCTATATCCTACCCCCGGCAACCAGAACCTGCTCTTCTCCTGTGTGGTGGATTATTGCTGGCAGGATTTCGTTATTGGTTATGATGATAGTACCGGTCTTGATATAACGGTTAAAGGTATTGAGTTGATTGATGATATAGCTCTTTTGGATGAGATAATACAGTATAAGCCCGGATTGAACGTCGATAGGATAATAGCCTTCGGGCATGCGTTGGTTCTCGCTAGGTATTTTGATGATAATAACTACATGCCTAAATCGAAGATAGATGAGATGAATAACGCCCGTAAGGAAGATGCTTATAAACACCATGAGATATATGCCTCTGCATTTGGATCGGTATCTATAGGAGCTTTTAGGTAAATGAATGTCAATTAAACGCCTATCTTTGTTGTAAATAAAATTGAATAATCATGGAAGTGTTTAATAGAGATCATTCGTTTCCAGCAAAAGGAGCGTTATTAGGATTACCTCCTCAGGCTATTTCCACGAAGAAAAAGAACAGAAAATGGAAGGAGGATTGTATGGACGCTCTTGAGACGATAGGGTTGAAACAGTATGATCGTAACCAGATGTACCGTGACTATTATCTGATGGCGGATGGTAAGTTATCTTTTATGGAGATGGCGGATGTTATCCCTCAGTTAAGGAACGTGCAGAAGCTAAGGAGCGATATAAGGATACCTTCTTTCTTGAAACATTATGATATCATAGGTGGTATCGTAAACGCCTTTGAGGGATGGCTGACAAACCTACAGGATAAGTATACGGTTAATGAGGTAGGTGATATGGCTATAAGTGAGTATGAGGATACGATGTCAAACTTACTTCATCGTCATATACAAGAACAGTGGGATATTATCGTCAATCAGCGTCTTGTAGAGGCTGGTCTTGATCCTACGTACAATGAGTTTAACTCTGAGGAGGAGCGTCAGGCTTATGTTCAGCAAATCCAACAGGCCAAGACGTCTATGACCCCTGATGATATCCAGAGGTTCATGAGTACCAGATGGAAGACGCAGGCGGCTGTATGGGGAGATCATACGATCGAGGCTGATCGTAGCCGGTTTTATATGGATGAGCTTGACAGGGAGAATTACAGGGATCGTCTTCTTAGCGGAAAGATGTTCCGGAACCATTTCGTTGGCTTCGACTATTATCGTCCGGAGGTATGGAGTCCGATGGAGGTTTTCCATCCTGATGTGAAATACCCGCAATATGGATCTTATGTAGGCCGTCTTCATTATTACGAGGGTGTTGAGTTGATATCAAGATACGGCCATAAGATGACGGCCAAAGACAAGCGTCGGATTATGGGAGGTGACGATGATTATGAGGGATGGGTATCTAATGACGGTGCTAGGTATGATTGGAAGAAAAAGAAACCGTCTATTACCGGTATGTATGAGAATGAGGTTATTCCATGGAAAGGATACCATGACTATGAGTCTATAGTCGCCGCTGAGGACTATTATGGTGTGCCGATGGGAGAGTACCATACCTTCGGACCTGACGGGGAGGAACACACCCAACCCCGCTTCTTGCCCCGCTTCCATCCCTTTGGATATTTCAACTCCGGTATGGCCGATGGTAAGAGATATGAGATAGACTCTCGCCTTTTTAGGGTTATGGAAGGATATTGGGTATCCATGAAACCGGTATTCTTAATAACTTATATGACAGAGACCGGAATGGTTGATCAGGAACTTGTAACCGATGAGTTGCTCCCGGAATTCTTGGAGAAGAATGGCATAAAGAAAGTAAAGAGGGTTATGGCCGATGCTGTTGGTGATCCTGAGGTGAACACCTATATCTTGGAGTATGTCCCTGAGGTTAGGTTTGGTGTTAAGATCACCGGAGGTAATTTAATGGATAAGCCTATATATATTGGTGGGGATCCAATACCTCATCAGATACATGGTGATAGCAGTCTGTATGATTATGTCATTCCGGTTTCTGGATTTATAGGGTCTAGTCTCGCTGATCGCATACAGCCGTTCCAGATGATGTATAACCTTGCTATGAACCAGCTATACAATAACGCCGAGAAGGAGATCGGTAAGTTCTTCTTAGGCGACTTAGGATTCCTGCCTACGGAATATAAGGATATGATGGACAAGAAGGGAGCTTTGGCTACTTTTATGCAGATCGTTAAGTCCGTCTCATTTATGGGTGTAGGTGGTAATGACACAAACAATCCTTACCAGAATCCGCAGATGAGCAGCATATATAATCAGTTCGGTGTATATGATCTTACTAATACGGATCAGATAAGATCCCGTATGGAAATGGCGTCTTACGCCTATATGATGGCTTATAGGATGATAGGTATATCCGAGCAAGCGATGGGTCAGTCAACTAGATACGAGAGTTCTACGGGCGTAAAACAGGGAGTTAACGCTACTATGCTACAGACCCAGACTTACTTTAATGATTTCGATGACTTCAAGAAACGGACATTGGATATTCATCTAGCCGTGGCTCAAGTATGCCAGAAGGAAGGATACGATTGGACCGTGATGTACAGGAACAGCGATCTGTCCTTGGCTTACGTCAGTCTTACGGATAATAGCTTGTCGTTACGTCATCTTAATGTTATGGCTGTCTCTAATTCCAAGAAACGTCTGGAATTGGAGAATTTGAAGCAATATATATTACAGACGAATACTTTGGGCAATGACTTGCTTGATATCACTAGAATGATGAATGCCAACTCGACGGCTGAGATGAATCAGATAGGAAGGGATGCCAGATCTTACGCAGATCGTGTAAGACAGGAGGAGTACCAGAATCAACAACGACTTGTACAGCAAAAAGCCGAGGCCGATCAACAGGCCCGTAATGACGAGCATGAGAAGGAGAAGGAGCTGGCTTATATCAAGGGTAACTTCGATTTACGGGGTAAGAGCATAATGGCCGCCGGTCAAGCGGCTAGGACACAAGATAACGAAGAGGGTATGGATTATGTGGAAGCTATAGCGGATCGAGCCTTGAAGGAAAGGGATCTGGATATCCGTGAGGAGGATATGAGAACCAGACAGGCTAATGCCGAGGCTGAGCGAAGATCTCGTGAGGAGATAGAGAAAAGGAAGTTGGAATTAAAGGAAAAGGAGATAGATGCTAGGAACAAACGTTCTGATACAGATAGGTTTACGTCAATAATAAACAAGAATTGATTACAAGTTTTGTAAATATTTTTACAAAATCTGTAATCATTTTGGCGTAAAATTCTGTCATATACTATAATGGGTTTGATTTAATTGGTAATTAGATTAATGATAATTTTGTAAAAAGCAAAAAAGGAAATTGTATGAATGACATGGGTGATTTCGCTAAAGGTTTTAAGACCATGAGTGTCGAGGAACTTTTTTACCGTGGTGACGGTGATGGCGATAAGAATAATATCGAGGGTAAATATGATAAGGATGGTAATCCTATAGGTGATTCCAAGGAAGAGCCTGCCGACGGCGGAGCGGCTGACGGTGGCGGGGATAAGGGCGGCGATGCTACCAGCCCAGACCTTGATTCCTTTGGCGAAGGCGGTACTGATAATAATGTAGTATCAGGATTTAATGGGAAATCTTTTTTGGAGAAGATGGCCGCTAGAGGTATTATCGATAGTATTGACAACCTTGATATTATGGTAGATGATAAACCGGTCGATCTTTCTACTATCACTAAAGAGGATGATTTACTCGATATAGTGGAGGGATTGATCAAGGATAAGGCTGATGAGTTGTTGAAGGATAAGGTTGATACCGGTTCTATGTCTGACTTTATGAAGAAGATGATAGAGGTGGATAAGGCCGGTGGTAACGTTGGCCAACTATTAAGCCAATATCAGAACATTCAGGCGCCGTTGGATAACCTTGATATGAGCAACAAGAATGATCAGCTTGCGGTCATCCAGCATTATTATAAGATGTTGGGTATGCCGGAAGACGAGATAAAGGATAATATGGAGATGATGATCGGCAAGGGCGATGAGTTTATTGAGTCCAAGGCCAATAAGTTCCATGATATCCTGAAAAAGGAGATGGATAACCTTATCGAGGAGGAGAAGAAAAAATCCGAGAAAAGGAAACAGGAGTTGATTGAGCAGATGAAGATCTATAAGAAAGGTCTTAAGACATCTATAAGCTCAGGATTCCAGTTGACTGACACGATGATAGGTAAGGCTGTCGATTTCGTTACCAAGCCGATAGACAATCAAGGTCATACGGCTATAGATAAAGCTTATTCGGAGGCTATCAAGAATCCGGACATGGCCGCTGATCTGGCTTTGTTCTTGATGAATAAGGACGAGTTCCTTAAACAGAAGACTAACAAGGCTAAGATGGAGGTCAATAAGAAGACCATCACTCTTCTTTCTGGCAATAAGGGAGGAAAGCAAAATAAGAATAATATCGATAATGATACTATAGAAGCTAACTTCCTTGATCTGAGTGGATCAAAGAGTGTATAACATTAAAAGATAGATAATTATGAATCCTTTTTTAACAAAAAGTTTCCCGGCTACCGTGAATGGCGATAACGTTATCGCCTTCACCGATGCCAAGAACTATAAGACATCGCTCGTAGAGCATAACTTAGGCTCATTGGCGAGCTGGTATTACGAGGATCCTGACAAGAATCATTTGGGTCTGTTGAACTTGTTCTCTAATATCGCTAACTATCCTGTCCCGATGTATATGGGTATGATTAATAACGGCGCTACGATCTCCGTTAACGGTATTGGAGCTTCTTTCCGTTATGATTTACCTGTTACAAAGACATTCGCTGTCGTTACGGCTGAGGATACTTCAGGTCATCATCTAAAACCGGGTATTGACGGTAGTTTGTTTGATATCGTTTTGAATACCTCTGAGTTTACGGCTTATGATGTCATCACCTATGACGCCGCTAACGGCTGTAATATCCTTATCTCAGGTGAGATCCCGTCTAAGACAGAAGGTGATTTGACACGTTATTGGGGTCGTGTTATCGGCGGAAAGGCCAAATACTTCCCTAAAGAGAAATTACGTCCGGGTGTCCGTTACTGGAAGATCGGTCATGCCCTTGGTGAGTATAGCACTCAGTTCTCCAAGGTATCTGGTGCTGATAAGGCCGGTTCTATGACCTGTGAGTTCCGTTTATGGAATCACCGTGGTGTTGAGGGAGGGGCAACTATGTACTCTGGTATGAAGTCCATGCAGGCCGCTCAGAATAGCACATCAGAGTTCGTAGAGACCGCTCTTCGTCGTATGAATGCCATGAGAAGCGAGTATGAGGGCAATATTCCTGATTTGGCTATTATCGGTAAGACTGTTAATGGTAGACTTGATTTACGTACGGCTAAGGTAGCGTCCACGCTGGAGGTGTTCTGTATGGCTGAGTTGATTAAGCTAGAAGCTAGACAGTTGATGTGGCAAGAAGGTGGTGTTATCATGGATCAAAATGGTCCTATCCATTTAAATGAGGGTATCTACCGTCAGCTTCGCCGTGGTTATACTATCTACTATAGCCGCCCGATGGGTATTACTAAGGATACTCTTATGGCTGCTGCCGCTTATATTTTCCGTGGACGTCAGGATCTTCCTATTACGGAACGTAGGATTAAGTTCAAGGTAGGAGCTATGGCTATGATCAATTTAGAGAAGTTGATTAGAGAAGCTTTCTTTACCACGCTGAATAATTTAAGCTGGGGTATGGGTAGCGACCGTATGTTGCCTTCTAATCCTATATCCGGTACTAATGACGCCATGATCTTAGGTCCAGTTCAGGTTAAGGGCGCTTTCCTTCCTGGCATCGGAAATGTAGAGTTCGAGCACGATCCTTCTTTGGATTACGCTGACATGACAGATCGTAGCGAGTTGGTGAATGGCATGTATCCTAGATCCTCTTATTCTTGTATTATCGAGAATATCACTGACGCTGGATCGACTAACGCGTATTCCGCTATTCCTAATACGGCTAACGCTAAGTTGGGTAATATGAATAACAACGTATTCTATATCAAACCAGAAGGCGTAAGCATGTGGTGGGGTTATGAATACGGTCGTTGGGCGCACAAAGCTAACGGTAATGAGATCGTATCATCCTTGCCGGGCATGAAAGAGCAATTCTGGTGCCACTCAGCTTCAGCGGCTTGGGTTATGGATAACAGCAAGTTCTTGATCATCGAGCTTCAACCGAACTACTTCGGCTAAGTTTTTTCATATGTAATTTGGTTTTTAGAGGGGAGGATATTCCTCTCCTCTTTTTTAAGTAACGCAAAAAGGAAATGAAAGATATTTTAAAATCAAAGGAGGTATTGGTCGAGGTAAACGGCTTCAATATCATGTCAGATACCTTGTATGAGGTAGTAGGTAAACACGACGGAAGCGCTCCGCAGGCCTTCCAAGATGCCAATATCGCCAAGGCTCCGTTCCCGGAGAATGCTACTCACGTATGTTGCCCGTGGGATGATTTCTCAGAAGTTTACAATACCGGTTTTTATCCAAGATCAAGATGTTATAATGGCATGGATAAGGATGAGGTTGATAAGTTGGTTGATCAGCGTGTCAATAATATAATGAAGCCTTTTGAGAATATTTCCCAGAAGGATCTTTCCCAGACCAATTTCGAGTTTTGGGATGATGCTAAAGACAAGATCTATATGGGTAAGGTTTATAACACGGCTAATACCGTTGAGTTATTTTATTTATATCTGGCTGTATTTTCTGGCATGTTGACTCCTCAGGAAATGGATGGTGATCCTATTTTCATGAACTCCATGTTCTGTTTCATTGAGAAAGACAACGCCAAGGATTTCGTTCAGCAGCGTGAGATCAATAAGATGAATATCAGCTATAAGTTCATCAACGCCCTTAAGAAAGATGGCAAGGAACGTCAAGCTGTCATCGACCTTCTTCTGTACATCGGCATCGTGACCCGTCCTGATTTCACGGAGGATGATTATTACACCGGATCACTATCAAACTGGATGAACGAGAAGAAGACCAACATCGATTATCTGCTTGATATTTGGGATCGTTCATTGGAGGGTGATTTCAAGGAAGTTCTTGAGTTCTATCGTATCATAAACGTCCTTCAACGTAACGGTCGTATTAACATGACTCCATCCGGCTTGCAATATAATGGTCAGATCATAGGCCCTGACACCCGTACGTCCGCCGAGTTTTTGGCTACCAAGAAAGATCTTATCAGTGTAAAGGCTAATGTCTTGGATGAGTACGAGGAACTTATGTCTATTTCTAATATAGACGATAAGACCAAGAAGGTTAAGGATGTCAAGAAGAAGGAAGACGTAGGGGAAGGTGATAAGGAGGAATAACGATGACGATCCAAGAAGCGTATCTAAGGTCTTTGCAGAAGAACGAGCAGAATCTCGCCAATGGCGGGATTAAGCTTGATCCCGGGAGGTTCGTGCTTTTGTTCAACGAGGCTCAGGACAGGTTGATAAGATACTATCTTAATAGGAAGGATGATGAGACCATCCGATCTATACAAACTCTTCTGGTATACTGGAAATCGCTTAAGGAGGTTAGTCATATTGATGATCCCGAATCGACATCATTCGGTCTTCCTGATGATTATTTATGGTTCTCAAATATAAAAGGAGCGTTTTCTTATAAAGGATGTGAGGTTGGAGATTTTGTCATGTGGGAGGCTAAGAACGAGAATGTTCATGAGCTTCTTGGGGATGATAACAATAGGCCTTCTTTTGACTATCGGGAAACGTTCTACACCATAGGTGACGGGAAGGTCGTGGTGTATGAGGACGGCTTTCGTACAGACGAGGTCAGGATGACCTACTACCGGAATCCGGTACGGGTGGATCTGGCCGGGTATATCAACGCCGCCGGTGAGCGGTCCACGGACATCGACCCTGAGCTGCCCGATCCTTTGGTGGAGGAGATTTTGGATATGGTCGCCAAGCAATTCAACCTTAACGAGAATGAGTTGCAGAGGTATCGGTTTGATAAGGATAATGTGGCTTCCTTTAAATAAACACCATTAGTTTGATCATTAAGCCTACTCGGGAACGGGTAGGCTTTTTGTTTTACATAAAATGTAAACATCATATTATGTCGTATACTCACGACCTCATTTTATTGCGGTGATGTTGTTTATGATTATGTTTGCGTTAGGTAAATGATTTTTGAACTAAAAAGTTGATAATATGTTGCACAGACCGCAAGACCGGGTACTTTTCGTACCCCCGCACGCTAAGATGGTGGATGTTGATTCCATCTTCTTGAAGGAAGGTCAGCTTGGTATTTATGATACTAAGGAGACTTCCGAGAACGGTTGTAAGGCCGTGATTGATTTTACCGGTAAGCCTCGTAATGATAAGCGTTATGAGATCCGTATCGGTCGTAATGAACAAGCGGCTTCCCGCTCTATATATGACAAGGATTTTTCCACGCCTCTGTTCTCGTTGAATGAGATCACCGAGATTTACGCTTCTTGGCCGAAGAAGGATCACGCTTATGTCGATGACGTTATCTTAGGATACAATGGTGTCTCTGACGACACGGCTTTCTCCGTTTCCAAGGGCGACCGTATCGTTATCCGCTTGATTCTCGCCGGCAGGGCTTTCGAGCTTCTTGGCTATGAGGAAGGTCGTGTAGAGATCAATGACGCTATCCTTTTGGATAATTGTGATAATACACCAAATCAATGCGAGGAGTGTGATCCTTGCGAGGAGGTTGATTTGTTGCCCGCCGTATTGAAGTGTATTGAGCGGATGAAGAACCAGCCTATCGCTGGTGGTGGTAAGGTGTCCGATTATATTGATATCACTCCGGTCACAAGATGTACTAACGAGGCTACTGAGCCTGATACGGAGGATGTCAATTTCTATTGCATGGAGGTATGCGATACTGGTGATGATCTGGCGTTGGCTGAGGTTCGCGCTCAATATCCAGGATTGAAGATCGTACGTGAGACTATCGAGGGTAGCATGTCACGTTATAAGGTGATGAAGAAAGGCGCTAAACCGGCTGATTATACTCAACGTCTGATCTCTATCATGAAAGGATGTACGGATTGTCCTCCTAACTATACCGAGGTTAAGGGTGGTTATCTGTATTCTATCTCCTTGGAGGATGACGGTGTCGATATGTCTACTACGGTGGAGTCATTGCCTAACGTTGTAGCCGATACGGTTAATAAGATGAGTCAGATCAAGGGATCAGGTTTGTATATTGCCGCTACTTCCAAGAAATTGACGGATGAGGAGATCTCTACTTTCGTGGAGGCCAATCCTACGGCTATTATCTACTATGTGGCTAAGACATCCGATATGTGTGAGAATCCTACGGTTCGTACCGCTTCTTGGTCAGCTTGTGGTTCTTGCAAGGTATCCACCGAGAAGTATTATATCACGATCCCGGATGATGAGTGCGGAAACAGTGCGTTGGAGGAAATCAAACAGGCTTTCCCGGAACTGGAGATCACTGACTACGGTACTCCTGCGGCTTGCCAGCATAGCTTCCAGACAACGGTATATACTAACATGTTGTGTGATGAGTGCGACAAGGTGTTCGAGGGATTCTTCACCAGCGAGGCTCCGGCGTCCTACCGCAACCGTATGTGGAAGAAATTGGAGTCGGCTCAGGAACTTGGTACTAACTGCAAGTGCGGTATCCGTTTCCGTGGTAAGGAAATGTTATTATCTCCGTCAGAGTGCTTGATGGATAAAATGACTTATGTAGAGGATAGCGTTGAGATCGTTGGCGCTAGCGGAGGTTATCCTGATTCTCTTGACGAGGGGTCTCCTATCTGGTGGGATCAACTTAATTTCGAGAGACTGTCCAGCAAAGCACCACGTACTCATGTCGGCGGTAATATGATGGATGACGAGTTGAAGGGCTATGCTCATTTCAACGGTTTCCCGAAACATCAGGATTTCATGGGACGGACATTCATGAACGAATACAGCCGTGTTGAACAAACAGCCCAATACGTGGACTTCCAGATCACGATTAATCCTCATAGGTACTCTCAAGGATTCGGTAAGGTTCTCGCCGATGATCCGGTTAATCTGATCTTACGTGTACGCTATGGCGCTCATGAGGGTGTTCAGGAGATGATTAACATGATCGGTGCTGCCGCTGGTCTTGGACCGGCCATCGTAACTGAGCCGAAATAAAGAACCTTTTTTGCGTTCATATATTTCCTAAAGGGGAGAGATTCAATTCTCTTCCCTTTTTTGTTATCTTTGAGGCAGTAGAATTAAAATATGATATTATGTCTGCGATAAATGAGTATTTAAAGAGACTGGCTTCTATATTCGGAAGCATGGGTTTCTCCGTTCCGCCAGATGACTTCTCAGGTGTTGTCATAGACGGAAAGACGTATCCGGTCATGATGAGGAATGACGGATGTTACGTGTACTTCGATGATAAAGGAGTAAAGAGACTTGTAAGCGAGGTTCCTAAAAAGGACTATCAGTTCATTAACATCAAGGACGCCCGTGTGTCGATCGTCAACCAATGTTATCGTACTCCGGGAGGTCAGGTAGAGGCTCGTATCCATACCTATATGAATAATAAGGGTGAGATATTGGCCGAGAAGATATTTATCATCAACTCTTCAGATGTTGATACGCCTATTGGTACGGAATTGGATAAGATTCCTGCCGAGTGGGTAGCTATAGATTGTAGAATAGCGGAGATGACCGATCGGGAGTTGATATTCGTAAGTAAATGTTACGCCACGGAAGGGGGCAAGGTCCAGATCGAGGGCGTTGAGTCGGTAGACCCCCGCCTGAACCCGGAGGTATCCCATTATGAGGTGGTAAATACGACTGACGATAGCAATCCTATCGGTACGGAGTATGATAAGATACCCGATACATGGAGTCGTATAGTATGTGATTTCCCGGACATGACCCAAAGGGAGATAATACCGGTGCTTAAATGCTTTGATACCGGAACCGGAAGGGTGCAGATAGAGGGATATAAGATATTTGATTACGAGATGGGTACCAGAAAGGAATGGTATCGCGTCAAGCAAAGTACCGATCCTGAGAATCCGGTAGGTAAGTTTATCACCAGCATAAGCGATGACTGGGTTGAGGTCGTTTGTGACTTCACGGATATGGAGGACCGGGATATTGAGGTAACTGTAGAATGTTATAAGACACCGGCCGGTAAGGTGAAGCTGGAGGTTCTCACGTCATGGGACGGGAATATAGGAGTTAGGGATAAGAACTATAAAGTCCTGGAGACTACCGACCCGTCACAACCTGAGGGCGCCAGCTTCAGTTCCTTGCCAGATACGTGGGTAAGGACTGTCTGTGATTTCGACGATATGGAGGAGCGTGACATCAGGTCTTATGTCGAGTGTTATGACGGAGGCAATGGCAATGTCAAGCTTCGTAGGTTGGTTTCTTATGACTCCAAGATAAAGGCAAGATACGTCCGCTTCGAGGTGCTTGAATCGGATGACGCCGGCTTCGTTCCGGGGACCGAACTGACTACCCTCCCGGACGGATTCTCTTTGGTGTCTTGTGATTTTACGGATATGGAAGATAGGATGCCTATTGATATCGAGGAGTGTTACAAGACATCAGCCGGAAGCGTGCGTATGAGACATGTGGTGTCTTATGACGGTGATCTTGGGAAAAGAAACCAGTTCTGGGAGATTGTGGACTCGTCTGATAATAGGTATGGGCTAGGAAATAGGATAAATAATATCCCTGCGGATTTTATCCGTGAAAGGTGTGCTCTAGAAAGGTTGGATGATCGTATTACCAGAAATGCGATAGAATGTTACTCGACACCGGGAGGATCGGTAAGGATTAAATCCACTTACGTTATCAACCCTTTAAATCATGTTAGGTCGTATAATCATCATGTATTGAGTTCTACAGACAATGATATCCATGTTGGTACTCAATATACCTCTTTGCCATCTAATTTCACTCGTATCGAATGCGAGGAGCCGGATTATATGGATCGACTTATAGATACCACTGAGACTTGTTATGATACCGGAAAGGGTACGGTGAAGATCAGGAGACAGGAGTCGTTGAACGGAAATCTGGATGTAAAGACTTTCGACTATAAGATCGTTGAGTCTACCGACCCCGATCATCCTATCAATACTACCCCTACGCAGACGGTTATTAACGGCTGGACGGTTATCAGTTGTGATCTTAATATCATGGACGTGGATGATTGTTATGAGATCGGTGGTCATAAGATACATTTGAAGGGATTCAGGACAGTCAATCCGGCATTGCAGGATATTAAGTCTATATTGTATGTCGTGTACTCTGATCATCCTGATTATAATGTAGGTGATGAGCTTACGTCTATACCGGATGGGGCTAAGGTGACGATCTGCGATTACGCGGATAAGAGCCAAAGACATATGGTTCCGGTGCGAGAGTGCTATGAGGTGGCCGATGGCCGGTTCTATGTGGAGGGGAGCCGGTTGATTGATAACAATATGGTCGTAGAGCGGACGTCGTTGATGGTGATGGAGTCATCCTCTCCTACCTACCCGGTGGGGACTACGCTGACCGCCATTCCTGTTGGCGCTACTATCGTGGCTTGTTTATGTCAAACCTGTTAATATCAAGGTCATGGTTAAGGTATGTAATGATTATTATATGATTGACGCCCTAGCCGGCGGTGAGGTCATAAGGAAAAGGAAATATCGTCGTGAGAATACGATGATCGGATATAAGTGGTATGATTATAATGGGGTCGAGGTTACTGACCCCATTGAGATATCACGTCTTGACGGATTGGCTACTAAGCATCAACGTGTTGATGAGGCTTATGATGATCATGCCATTTTCATGTCGTCAACCAATTACGTTAACAGCGTTTCCGGTATACCTATGGATAAGCATATGGTTGTCGTTGAATGGAGGCCGGATAGCGAGCAGGGCTTTGTAACCATGGCTCATAATGAGGGTCTTGACGGGGACAGCTATTATATAGTTGTTATCAATGCCGGAGATAAGCAGGCTACGATCTACACCCCCGTGGACCCTGAGGATCCAAAGGATGGGACTTCCCGTGCGGTTGATGGCGATAACGTCTCTGTTGGTGGATCATATGTCTCTATATCTCCCAAGCAAGTAGAGAGGATAAGGGCTACTTTCCGTGATGGTAAATGGTATTATGAGTTAGTCACAAAAACATATCCTAGTAATACTGGAGGCATTAAGATCGGGGATGTTGATTTTGTGACGTTCAGATATTTATGGGAATCAAGTTCCGGAAGGGACTTGGACACGATGACGGAAGCCCTTAATTCTAATGTTCCCACCATAGATAATCTTGCTGTAGGTTGGTCTGGCCCCGGAAATGGAGATAGCTCTGTTAGAGAAGTTCTTAAATGGGGTGGTGATAATACCGGTTCTGGTAAGGAATGTGTTTGGATGTCGGTGAAGGATTTAAGGGCTAAATATTATGATATCCTACCTGAAGAGACGTATTTCATGGCCTACGCTACATGGTTTGGATCTAAAGGTACGGGTAAATGTTCTTTTGAACTTGTTGGATACAAGGGAGGTACGATGAGCCAAGATGGATATAATTTCATCAATACCGGTGGATCTGTGGTGTATCAAAATACGTATGATTTTGTTTGTCATACTAGTAAGGGTTCATCTACGTATAAGACATCCTACGAGAAGGTGGCTCGTGTTACCTACAATAAGCTCACTAACGAGGTTTATATGTCCATCGGTGACGCTATAGATCAGGAGGATAATTATGATAAGTTAGAGCGAGAAATCAATAATATAAAGGAAAGACTTAGCGATGTCGAGAGCGAGTTGGCTGTCGTAAGACGTATAGCTGAGGGCAAGAACACGGCGTATATCTTTGATACGGTCGATGCCATGAATGAGTGGCTGGCGGTTCCGGAGAACACGGCTAAGCTCCGTGTGGGGGACAGCTTCTGGATCAGGGAGCAGGAGGTACCTGATTATTGGTGGGATGGAACTCAGGCTTTAGAGCAGGAAGGCCCGAAGGTTGATTTATCTCCTTATTATACGAAAGACGAGATTAATAATATTGTCAATGATATCAATCAGAAGATAGAGGATAAGAGTACGTCTATTATCTTCGATACTTATATCCAGATGAAGTCTTTCGTGGATGATCCAACTAACGCCGATAAGCTTAAGGAAGGTACTATCTTGTTGATACGAGAAAAAAATGTACCTGATTATTATTACGATGGAGCTGGGATAGTTAAGATGGAAGCCGACGTAGAGCAATGCCTTTATGTTACTTTGACTAATAAGCCTACGGAAAGCACTATAAGTTATACCCAAGATCGGGAGGTGACTAATTTCGCTCCTGGAGCTATAGCTAGATGGGTTGACGCTGACGGCAATGACGTGTTTTATAAGCTTGTTGAGATAGTAGGTGGTAAGGCTAAGTGGATTACCCTTATCGATACTAAATACGGTAATGTGACGCTACAGAGCACTTACGACAAGAATTATGAGATCGTAAATATCGTATCTGGGTCTAGGTTGCAGGCTATAAATAGCGAGAAGAATGATATCAAGTTCGTTAATAGTGCTACGGGTAACGTGACTGTCGTGTTGAATGGTACCGTATCAGGGGGAGCCAAGAAGCTGGTGAGTATGCTGGCGGTGAACGAGGTAGTCTTGACCCCCGGGGCGTCGGTGTCGTTTACCCGGAACGGCGATGAGTTCGTGCTCACCGAGTTGTTTGGCGTTACTATCTTCCCCGATCTGGCGGATGCCAATCGTGAGGGAGAGTGGGTTATGAGCGTAGGCATAACCGGAAAACCGATCCTTATGGAGGTAAAGGAGATGCGTAAGTGGGATGAGAGCATAACCAAGGAGCTTACGATAGATGAGCTTAACGAGAAGTTTCCTAACGTGGATATCGGATTCGCCGTCGTATGCAAGACCATCAACAAAGTATATGAGATGGTTAATGGATATAAGGAATGGGTGTCTTATGATATAACCTCAATAAATTAATGGTATGGCTTTTTTAGTAGGATACGACACGGTAGCGTCCTATGTCACGTTTATAGTGAATGAGGATAGATTCCCTTGTTTTGATGGTAAGGGTGCTGATTATATACCCGATCCGATAATATCAGCGGATGCTTTTAATCGCAATCTTAGGTTCTCGACATCTAAACCGGGATTCGTGGATGTTGATTGGGGGGACGGGACAAAGGATCAATATCCTTTAGTTAAGATATCTGATGGTAGTTATAGGATTGTATTCAGGTCTCTTGACATTGAGTATAAGAAGAATCCGGATGATACCGTATGGTGGTATAAGAAAGAGGATGGTTCACAATACATACCGGTCCCTCCACATAAGTATAGCGATATCAGGCGTAGGGAGGTTACGATGAGGTTCTCTAACGTAATCGATGGGGAGTTCAATATGGAGGGTATTGTCCTCCATGAGTTTCCTGTAGTTAATCTACCTAATATAACTTATTTGGCTATGGTCAGGTCCGTTTTAAAAAATGGAGATATCCCATATGACAGGATAAGCAAGAGCGTTAATCTTCGTAATATACAGATGGGGTCTTTTTCTCACCCTGGTGTTTGGGATAATTGGCCGGAGGGGTTTTTAAAAATGAAAAGATTGAAGTATTTTGGGTGTAATTTCGTTTTTAATTTCGCTGATAATCCTGATTCTAATTGGAGAAGATTCTCTGAATGGAAGAATCTTACTGAATTTAACTTCAACTGGTGTAACATCCCTTCTTATGATCCGGCTTTTAATTCTATTCCAGCAAAAGGTATAAGCATTATAAGCAATCGGAATAATATACCTGTATTTGATGAGGTGGATAAGGTTGGAGATGATAAGACAGGCGTTACTTTTATGGGTAGTGGTAGCTCATGGAAACAAGATCTAGTAGAAGGTAAGTTGAATAAGATTCAGGGCACGTATTGTAATTCAGGCACGGTACCGGTAGACGATCTCCCAGATTGGTTGTATGAGGTAAGGGAATTTAGGATATGGACTTTGCGTGATGGTGGTACATTTATAAATACGCAGGAGAGGGCTGATACATTCGTAAATACATTTTATGATAAGATAATGTCGTGGAGTTATATAACGATGTCACAGACGGCTTCTGACGGTAATAGGAATCAGTTTTATAAACTCACCTTAGATTTATATACTTCCGCAGCTCCTACCAACAAGAGACCATCTGGCGTTTATCAAGCCCCTGAGGGGTTTGATAAGGGTGTTAGCAACGGTAATCCTACGACGCCTATGGAGAAGGTGTATGTGCTTACCAATAACTACGGGCAGACATGGGTCTTGGCCCCTGTCCCAGCTTCTAAGGCCGCCCTTACGAGGGCAAGGCGGGCTGGGAAGGCTAGGATTACCCCGTTCGTCCTTGGCGTAAAGGACGGCCATGTATCCGTGTTCAGCGGAGATGTATTGGATGATAATATGAGTAAGTATAATTTCGCCGACAAATACGAGGCTATGGATATCTGTAACGATCTGGGATTGGACAGCTCTCCGGTTGTCGAGTATTTCAGGAGAATAGAGGAGGGAGAGGTATGAAGTTGATATGTAAGGATACGAATAAAGGGTCTATAACCTTTTTTACTAAAGGCAAATACGCTTTTAGGGGAGTTAACAGGAATGATACTACTGATGATGTGCCTGATCCTATATTGGATGGTAATAATTATAATGAGAGTATACAGTTTTATTCCAAGACCCCCGGCATGTGCGAGGTCGATTGGGGTGATGGGAATAAAGATCAATTTCCTTTCGTGAAGGACAGGAGCGAATCCATATACGGGCGATATAGGTTGATGTTTAGGAGAAGGGATATAAGTTATCGTAAGAATCCGGATAGCCATCCATGGTGGTTTTATAAGGAAGATGGGAGCGAGTATGTTCCTGTCCCCAATCATGCTTATGATGATGGCATGGATAAGGAGCGTGTGATATCCATGTCTTTTACCAATGATGTTACGATGATGGAATCCTATAGGATTATGATGGTAGGTTTCCCTATACTTGATATGCCTAGCCTTATCAATATAATTATAAATATTCCTGGGGATCGTACCATAACAGATATACCAAAGGATAGGATAATGAGATCGATAAATATAGAGCGTATAACATTAAGTGAGTTTGGTGTGGATACGTTGACGTCCATCCCGGAGGATTGGAATAGACTAACTAAATTGAAAGGTCTGAATTTGTCCAATTCTATTGACTTCAGTGATACCGAAGCTTCCAATATAAGGAAATTCCCTTCCATGTGGCCTAATTTGGAGATGTTGCATTTAGCTGGTGGAAGGGTAAGGTTATATCCTAAGGAATGGTTATCATTCAATAATTTAAAAGAATTGTATTTAAGTCCTGGTAATGCCACATCATCGTTTGATCCTAACACATGCCCGGCTATGGATGAGGTGGATAAGATAAATTCTAGTTTAAAGATTTTCGATCATATAAATAGATGGTATGGACCTGTCGTGAGTTGGCATCCGTATATGAGCGGTAAGGGATTGGGAAACATTGAGCGTATCGACGCTTCATACGGTTATAGTAATATAGATGTAAGTAATCTCCCGGATTATATATATGAGATGAGGTCTATGAATAGCTTTTATATGTATCGCAGCTTGTCAACCCAAAGTCGATGTGATACGTTTATATCGACATTATATGAGAAGGTGATGGGGTTTGATTATCTCACTATGTCTTCCTCTGCTTCCGATGGCAAAAGAAATCAGTTTTATGGATTGTATCTAAGTATGTATTCAGCTTCCAATCCTGATGATAAAAGACCTAGTGGCGTATTACAGGCTCCCTCTGGTTTTATAAAGGGTCAGTCTAATGGCTCTCCGTCGACTCCTATGGAGATGGTTTATGTGCTTATGAATAATTATAGATGGAGGTTTAGTATGGCGCCAGAGGCTTCGGTGTTAAGGTCAATACGATCTTCTGATATTGACACGAGGTCGTATAAGCCATATAAGCTTATCGTATTTGACGATGGGCGTACCTTTGTAGGCAATGGAGATGTTTTAGCTCATGATACGGATAAGGTATTATCGTTTGGGGGTCAACCAGAAGGGGAGTTTTTATGTGATTCTATGGGATTGGACAGGAATGTTATTGTAGAATATTTTAACAAGATAGGTAATGGCTAAGACATTATATAAATACGAGGCATCATCCAACAAGTTCGTGTGGTTCACTACATGGGATAGGGCACTTAGAAATTATTATACCGATGATTATAATTATGTACCTGATCCTGTCGTTGGTAATCCTTATAATACGTTTGTCGAATTTAGATCCAGAAAGCCCGGTATGGCTAATGTGGATTGGGGGGATGGAATAAAGGAGCAGTTTCCTATGACCAAGGTTCAAGGGGAGGATAATTATTGTATTATATTCCGTTCTTTAGCGATACAACATAAGAAAAATCCCAATACTACGTGGTGGTTCAGGAAGGAGGATGGATCGCAATACGTACCTGTGGATAATCATGCTTACGCTGATGGGAGGAGGGACGTACAACGGGCTGTGTCGATAGATTTTACTTGTGATATTTATTATGCCAATATCCAAGTTTGCAAGATGACATCTTTCCCGATTGTGGATATACCAGGACTTGAGTTTTTGGTCGTATCCCATACGCTGTATGTTAATGACGGTATACCTGTAGACAAGTTGTCAAGATCCAAAAAGTTAATTTATATCGATCTTCAAAATATAGGGCAAAGAATGACCGTAATTCCTGAGGCTATAACCAGTAAGACAGAGGTATATTATTTAAATATGTTTAATATGCTTGATCTTAGGGATATAGAATCTAGCGGGATAAGGAATATAAAGAATATGAAAAATCTTCAAACCCTTGAATTGTCTTCATGTTATTTGGATAGGTATATAAAGGAGTTTAATGATCTTCCTAAATTAACTTCGTTGAAAATACATCCTGGCCCTTCTGATATGTGGAATTATTTTGATATAAATACCCTTCCTTTTTTCGAGGTAGATAAGATAAATCCTAACATTACTGATTTTTATTTTTTAGATGACTGGGTAAGTGGAGAAAGGAGGACGGGTTGGAATGATGATAATATGTCTGGAAGGGGATTGGAACATCTTACTAGTTTCATTGCAGCTCATAGCAATAGTCTTAGAATGGATAAGCTTCCGGATTATATTTATGAGATGAGGGCTATTACATGGTTTAACGTGAATTGTTCTACTCATAGCCAGCAACGATCAGATGATTTCGTGGATTCTTTTTATAAACTGGTTACGGAATGGGATCAGATAACCATGACATCGGTAGCTAATGACGGAAAGAGGAATCAGTTCTATGGTCTTTCGGTAAGCATGTATACTGCTGCTTTTCCAACCGAAAACCAGCGTCCTTCCGGCACGGAGCAGGCCCCAGAGGGATTCGTGAAAGGCTCGTCCAACGGGTCTCCCGCTACACCTATGGAGAAGATATATGTGCTAAAAAATAACTACGCCCAGAGATGGACGATTAAACCAGAATAATATTATGAATATCAATATTTTAAAATTAAATTGGGGGGGGGGTAAAATCCTGTTTGCCTTATGATGAGAAGAAGGATGTTACCCAAAAAGAAGATAATAGAGGTATTCGAGGAACTATCTCCTCAGGATAATGGATATTGGGAGGTTCCTGATGGGGTCTATGAGGTTGAGTTCGCGTTGGTCGCCGGAGGTCTTAATGGAGAATATTCCGATGTATATAATGCCGGGAGTGGCGGTAACGGAGGTGGTGTACTGACTGGGACTATATCCGTAAATCCAGGTGTTACATATAGGGTGGTTGTCGGAGATATAGGTGGTGATAGTATATTCGGTATATATCAGGCTATTGCCGGTAAAGGTGGAAGAGGCGGATATGGAGTTGAAGGGGATGGTCATGATCCTTCCCCGGGGAATCCAGGGCAAGATGGATCATATGTTTTTAACAACAAATATCCTGACCGATATCCTTATCCTATGGGCGCTGGTGGTGGATCGGGAGCTTATACAAGAGGATGGGATACAGGCTTTTTATCCGGAGGTAAAGGTGGTAATCACGGAGGAGGTGATGGGGCTGGAGTTGAGGATACTGAGGGTGTTATTATTAATGGCAAAAATGGAGGTAATGCCACTTATTATGGAGGTGGTGGAGGAGGAGCCTCTAAAGCTTCTAGTAGTGGGGCTACGAGCGGTCGAGGAGGATCAGGTTATCGTGGTATTGTTATTTTACATTATTTTAAAAATGGATGATATGGATAGGAATGATATTATAAAAGAATTAGGTTCGTATTTTGATATAGTGGAATTGGTGTGTCCTCATACATACAATAAGTGGAAGGACAGATCGTGGCAGTTTCTTGATACAGCGTTTCTCCATAATCTTCTTATATTACGGAGGGATATAATTAAACAGCCTATGTATTGTAATAATTGGGACAAGCAGGGGCAGTTTTCCCAACGTGGTCTTAGATGCAACATCTGCCAGATAGTCAAGGATAAGAAAGATGTTTATCTATCCGCTCATGTGTTGGGTAAGGCTGGGGATTTCGATGTCAAGTCAATGACGGCGGAACAGGCCAGAGGCTTGATTTTGGATCATCAAGATATGTTACCATATCCTTTCCGGCTTGAAGGGAAGGTGGGTTGGTTGCATTTTGACAGCCTTGATACGAGGAACGGTATACACGCCGTGGTGTTTTAGGTACTTAACGGTATAGTGGTTAACTTTGCGTATATGGCATAAAATGAAAGACAAAGACATGATAGAGCGAGTGGGGGCTTTATGGAATATAGCGCTTGCGTATGGTGCTTCTTGTTGGGCTTACTTCCAGCCAGTGCATCATTTATTGACTGTATTACTTATAGTATTAATAGCGAATTTTTTGGCTAGGTTAGCGCAAAGCGTAAGGGGCTGGAAGCTCCGTAGAAGCCGTAGGAGGAGGTTTAGTTTCAAGAGATGGTTTAGGGAGGTCAGGTTTACTGATATTCTTAAGGAGTTCGCTTTGTCTTGTTTTATAGTAATGACATTATGTGTTATATATAAGACGTTATACCCGATCGAGGAGGAGGCTAGCATGATACTTACCGTTACCAAATATGGGGTGTATATAGCCCTTGTTGGATATGTGATGCTTTTCTTGAATACGATAGGTGATGCTTTCTCCGACGCTTATTTGGTGAAGGTATTCAAGGCTGTATTCAAGAGAATAAACGTGTTCAAGATGTTTAGCTTCTCCAAGAACATACCTGATGAGACGTTTGACGATATAAGGAGGATTGCCGATGATGAGGTTAAGGATAAGTCTTAGGGCGATTTTTTGTTTAGGTCTGTCGCTATTCCTGTCCTCTTGTGGAAGCAGGAGGCAGGTTAGCGACACGTCTATAGATAATCGTTTGATAAGCAGGATAGAGACGATGATAGATGAGGTCATGGACCGGAAGATCGTAGAGATCAGGACATCTGATCTTAATGCTGATATTGTCATAACTGAGAGGAAATTCGATACTACGAAGGAGGTGGATCCATCCACTGGGGAGCGACCCGTGTCCTCCCAGACGGACGCCCATATCGTCATCGGCCGGCGGGATAGCACGGTGACGACCGATTCCCTTGGCGTTGATAAGACGATCACCGGTATTGAGGATATTGATAAGAAGACAGACATCGAACATAAGGATGTAGATGACAAGAAAGAATCAAGATGGCCAATAGCTGTCACATCAATTAGCGTGTTGTTGATATTATTGGGCTTAATATATTTACTAAAAAAGATGAAGGTTTTATGAGACGAAGAATGATTGAATATACTAGGGGGGGGGTGATTGATGATCATACTAGGTTTTTGATGAGATTCAATGGTAATTTTAAGGTAGAGGGAAATCCTACTCCCACTGGCAATCTCTTTATAGCCAATAACGCCAATCTTATCACCGATGGCTCAATACAATGTGCCCAATATAACAAAACGGATCCTTTTCTTTATACTATCATAAACACCAAAGAATCGTTATTGCCTGAGCTGTTTTATGACGGTCATCCATTTACTATAGACTTTTGGTATAAGTCAACCAATCTTGTTACAAGTTGTTTGGTTGAACATGAATATCCTAATGGTATTTTTTATTTTGGTGTAGTTTTAACAGGTACTGGTTTTTATTTTTTATTTCAAGCTCAACAAGCTGGTTGGCATGTTGATAGAGTTGAGGCAAACAAATGGTATCATATAGCTATAGTCAGAAGCAGTAATGAATATGACATATTAAGATGTTTTGTTAATGGTATACTTATTATTAACACGAAAATCAATAATACGCTTTCCCTTAGGTCTTATAACCTAGGTATTAATACACGAGGTGATGGTATGGATAACGGAAATTTTATGATGGACGATTTCAGGATAAGTGATATAGCTAGATGGGAGTCAGATTTTGAACCTCCAAAAAGAAAGGGATTATGATCTACCATAATCCCTTGCCATTCATCCTTACCCACGTATCAACCAAAACCAAAATGAGGTCAGTCCCGGATTCGAACCGGGGTATATGGTTTTGCAGACCACCGACTAAACCGCTCATCCAACCGACCGCATCGCGAATATAAAATTTTGTCTTTGACCAGACAACTTCTTTGACCAGATTTTTACTCAACTAGAAACTGCCTTGAAGAAAATCCCTTATCTAGTAAATACCAGGTGAGGCAATATCTCTTTGAGGTCTATCTCTGTTGACACCAAAGGAAATGTGGCGGCTCCGTAAGGCAGGGCAGGAGGTATCCCCACACGGCCGGCCAGGAGCGGAGCGACTCGTAGCCCACCTCCTTTTTCTCCTTGGCGTATTACGCTTTAGCGCAGAAAAGAAGTAAGCATATCAATGTATTAACGTCTGATGTAGGTAGTAGCTTGTCGATCAAAGATCCGTCGATAACATAACTAGATGTCAAAAATTCACTAAACTAAATCATTGATATACATTATTATTAAGATCTTAGATTTTTAATTTACTACAGATTATTGAGTTAATATAATTAAATTATATACTTTAGATAATAACAAAGCGTTAGCTAACTCTTTTTAATTAACCAAATTATGATATAAATAAAGAAAATCTTTATAATGATATTCCTTTCTTGGAGGGGCAAAAGTTCCTTATATCACATGTCACAAAATAGACAACTGTGTTTATAAAAGAAGGTGGATAAATAAATACATCTCTTTTCTTAACTATCCATACGATAGTCTCCCTACGCAATGTCTAAGTTGGATTTCGACCATAGCGATCGCCGTAAAAAGCCGTGATCATAAACAAAAAAATGAGTACTTTCACAAGCACTCATTTTGAAATGACAAAAAATATAGTACCTTTGTACTATAAACAAAGTTAACATATGGCAAAGTTAACATTATTATTTGACCAATTCGTCTCTTCTTCCGAAAAAAAGAGGATGTCAGATGAAAATAGGGCCTTGAGGAGGGATTCCGGCAAGGTCATCCTGCCTTATTTGTTTAATGACAACGCTAATCCTTGTTGCGATAACCCTAGGATAAAGCGTCAATCATCATCCAGATCAGAGATATTAGAGAAGCCGATATCGGAGACACTGATAGGTCTTCTTATTATATGCCTTGACCCTATAAGGTTCAGGGTGTTAGGAGTACAGTACAATATCAAATGGTTTTACTATTTTGTTGATGAGATAGTGCGCTATTATATCAAGCATCAACGTCTTGGTGGCGATAATATCGCCTATCAGGTAAGGCTTGTCAGGTGGCTTCTGCTTAGTTACGTGAACGTGGCTATCGTCCATGGCTATTATGCTATGGTGAGAAAGGCGAAGAAAGAGCATCCTGATCTCTTCGTGCATAGCAATAAGGCTAGGTATTATTATTGGGATAGGTGTCCTTTAGACTACCACAAGCTAGAGGACGAGCAAAATATAAACAACCCGACCTATAAGGCTCATGAGTGTAACAGGAAGCGCTCGGAGGACATCAAGCGTGTTATTTATGATTCGATGGATTCGATCAGGAAACGCGACCTTAAGGATTTCGTGTCCTCCAAGAATAACGGAGTTAGTATTTCTTTTAAGGAAAAGGTTCAGAACAAGGTCAGGAAGAAGGGCTTTGGTAATGTCAGCATCAAGACCATAGAGAGGGCTATAAAGAGCTATTTAGATGAACGTGGTGTCACTTTCTCTGAGTTCGTCGATGGGGTGAAGGAGTTGGATAGGAAGATAAAGGAAGTCAAGTCCGCTTTTGGCAAGGTTAAAAGGATTAAGATCTTTGGCGTCAAGGCTTATGATTATGTGTCTGGAGATGAGATAGTTGATGAGTTTGGTATGGCTGCGTTGTCTGATGAGGTGTGGATTCCTGATAATAGCACACCGTTCCTTGACGATTATATTGAATTGCAGTATTTGTCTAACAATTTTAATTTCTAATATTATGGTTAATATAAAATCACATGACTTTTATACGGTGTTTGATGATAAGAAGCAACTTTTTAAAGTATCATCATTATTTGATTCTTTAGATGAATCTGAAGATATAGTCAAAGATTTGATGGATTCTGGCACATTCATGTATGTTGTTGACGAACGACTGTCTATGATATGGGTGGATATATTTATGATGATAGAGCTTCTTGGGGAATATGATGGTGGGGATGTTAAGGATTTGGCTATTAAATGCTCTTCTCTCTATTTGAGAGATAAGGTGATGCGTTTAATTGTCGATTATGTCAATTGCGATTCTGATGATTATGATGATAGCGTTGATCCTATATTGAGTTATTGTAGCAATCTTATTCATAGTGGTGATGGGAATATTGATTATCTGCCATTGTCCGACATGGTAAGTTTGAATGTAGGGAATTATATGTCAGATGACATGCTGAAGCTATTTGATATTGCCAAGGAAGACACTCGCATAATATCTATATTGTTTGTTTTGTTAAGTAGACCGTATGTTGACGATTATGGTTTTTTTACTCTTACTGATTTGCTTTCTATGATGATTGACAAAGGTTTTATTGGTGATCGTGATGATATAGTGAATGCCTTAGGGTTTATCTTAAAGTAGATTTATTGTATTGGTATGACCCTATTTTGTATCTTTGCTTAAAAGTAGTAAAGATGAATCAGATAAATATCATACCGAAGATAATTCATGATAAGTTTGCCGCAAGGATTATCATGGATGATTATGATATAGAGAAACCTATCGTTATTACTGTCGTGGCCAGACGTAACGATGGTGAGTATAATACCCAGATATTGACATACCCGACATCTGGCGTTGATTATGAGGGTAATGTAAGGATGGTGTTTTTCGATGTCGCTAGGTCTCATGTTTGCCAGATAACATCGGTGTTTATCAACGGTCATGAGGTCAAGACATATTATACCGATATCCCGGATCTTGATATGCAAGCCCGTTATGACGATAGCTTGTGCCGGTACGACAAGAAGGTTAATATGAATGATATTAGGCTGTCGTTTCAGGTGCTAGAGACACGTGATCCAAAGGTATTGCAGGTACTGGATGAGTCCGAGTGGGGGCTGCTGGAGGACAGGAAGGCGATCATCGAGATCACTACCCCTGGGATGTCCGACCCCGTTACGTTGTTTCTTGGCAAGAATCAGGTCAATACCTTTACCAGCCTAACGCTAGGTCTCAATTGTTTTAATTATGATGATTGCAATGTCAAGTATCTTGATCTTCCAGACGGTATATATGATATTAAGATCATAGGTAGCCCTTCTGCTTACAGCTTCAGTCGCAAGTATCTTAAGACGGATCTTATACGCAGACGTCTCGACCGGCTATGGATCAAGACTGATGTCTTATGCGAGGACAAGGATAAGGATCTTATAAATAAGATACAGGAGATGGAGACACTTATGGCCGTAGCCGAGGCGAATGTCAGGCTGGATAATATAGAGGCCGCCCATGAGGTTATCGATCGTGTCGGAGAGCTTTTTGAGATGGCTACCAATTGCGTGGATTGTTAAATAATTTGTTTGTCTTGTTTATTCTTATTAAATTTGAGGATATAAATTATTAAAATGCGTCAAGTAGAAAGACATATTGTAAAAGACAATAGATATGAGGAGATCTGTCATAAATCAGGTCTTCTTTATAACTATTGTCTTTATGTTTTCAGGCAAGGGATTTTCACTGAAAACTATGTCAAGGAATATGAGCTTTCTACGAGATTAGGAAAGGAGAATCAGTCTGATTTTCGTAATCTTCCATGTCATGTCTCTCAGAATGTTGTAAAACAGGTGGGGAAAAATATAAAGTCATGGATCAGGTCGAAGAAAGAATACGAGAAGCATCCTGAGAAGTTTCAAGGGAAGCCAAAACTTCCTAAGTATAAGAAAGGTAAGAAGTTGAATGTTGTTGTTTTCGATGAAACAAATTGCAGAATAAAAGAAGATGGGTATGTCCATTTTGTAAAGAACATAATAGAACCTGTTAAAACAAATGTAAACCAGGATGAATTAGTACAAGTAAGAATAATCCCTCAAGCTACATGTTTTGTGGTTGAGGTAATTTATGAAAGAAAGGAAGTCGACTTGGGTCTTGATAAAGACAATTTCCTTTCGATTGATTTGGGATTGAGCAATCTTTGTGCATGTGTGAGTAATGTAGTAAATTCTTTCATTATAAACGGAAAGGTTATGAAATCCGTAAATCAATGGTACAACAAAACGAAAGCCAAATTAATGTCTTATATTGGCAGTGAAGGGATCTCGAATAGGATAAGAAAAATCACTTTATTACGAAATTGTTGGATAGAAGACAAGTTGCATAAAATCAGCAGATATATTGTTGATTTTTGTAAATTTCACAACATAGGTACGATCATCATAGGATTGAACAAGGAGTGGAAAAATAAAATCAATATTGGTAGAAGAAACAATCAGAATTTCGTCTCCATCCCTCATTCCAAGTTGATTGACAAGATAATTTACAAGTCAAAACTCTTGGGAATAAACGTGATTGTTCATGAAGAATCCTACACGTCAAAAATAGATCATTTAGCTTTTGAACCTCTCAAGAAACAGGATTCCTATTTAGGGAAAAGAAAGAAGCGCGGGTTGTTCCAAAGCTCTATTGGTAAGCTGCTTAACGCTGACATTAATGGGGCGATCGGAATAGCTAGAAAAGTAATCGGTGATTCTTTTATCAGAAAGATAGTCGATAGCGGATTTGTGTTTAATCCTGTTAGATTGAATATTTTGTGATATAAATGTTTAATTTAACGAATAAAATGAATAATTTTAATAACATTGTTAAACATAAAAATATTTAGTCGTGGGTTGTAATACTTGTAAGGAAAAGGCGTTAAGGGCCGAGAGAGAAAGGATTGAGAGAAGTATGATGAATCATTCTTCTTCTACCGCTGTTAGCGATATGGAGTACGCTTCTAGAAGCACCGCTGGTTGTATGGTTATGCAAGATCCGTTGCAGACCATGGAGCGTGATGTGGTTAGTATATATAAGCAAGTTCGTACTAAGGGTGATGGCGTTGGTGTATCTTATCTTAATATGCAGAAAAAGATCCGTGAATGGATCAAGAACTTGCCGTATGGATGCCCGCCTGACGAGGAGGTACAGGAAATGAGAAAGGAGATTCTGAATGGGCGCTCAGAGCATATCAAACCTTGATAGGACGGATTTATGTAAGTCCGTAGACGAATGGCTGTCCTGCCAATGGGGTAGATATATGAGATACCATAGGTATAGGATCGGGAATAAGCCCGATATATCCTATTGGGGCAAGATAATTCGTCTGCAAAGGTCATTATGTGATAATGATTGCGGGTTATGCCCGGATGAGGTGAGATCGTTAAAGGAACGTGTTAATAAGTTGCTGGCATGAGAAAGTATAATTGTTCACATATAACTTCGTCCACTTGCGTACCTTATGAGGGTGATCTTCCGGAGTGGTCAAAGTATAAGGACTCTGATGAGTGCGTTATGATCTCCGACGTGATAGAGGAGATATATGAAGAGCTTACCCGTATTAGGGAGGCTATAGACGTCAGGGATCTTGGCGAGTCTTGCGTGAAGGTAAGTGGTGATAAGACCGTAGCGAAAATTCTTTATGCTTTGGAGGATAAGATTTGTAATAGGTAACGAGCCAATGGAGAAAAATCGGTATTGGTGATAATCAGTGGCATAGATATATATTTATGAAATATTGTTAAATATTTTGTTGTTTATATATTTCGTAATATATTTGCATTGAAACATAAACGACGGCATCTCACTAAAGGTCGTTTAAGTTTGAAAGATATTGACCCGTTCGGCGGTTCGTAGAGGTGAGATGCTATGTTCTGCTGTTCGGGCATTTTTTTTGCTATGGAAGATATAAAGATTTTTGAGAGTAATGAATTTGGGAATGTAAGAATAGTGTTGGATGAAAAAGGTGCTCCATGGTTTGTCGGTACGGATGTGGCTAAATGCCTAGGTTATTTAAAGCCTACCGATGCGGTTAGAAATGCGGTTGATGAGGAGGATGTTATCATTTTGTCAAGTAGCTGTAAATCAAGTATCCAATTTGGGAGGAGTCTTCTAAATCAGGCAGTTAGAGAAATACGCTTAATCAATGAATCCGGTGTGTATTCGTTGATTTTGCAATCTAAGATCAAATCCGCTAGATCGTTTAAGAGATGGGTTACAAAAGAAGTTCTTCCTTCTATAAGAGAGACGGGGTCGTATTCTTCTTTGATCAAGCTGCCTAATTTTACTGATCCCGCAGAGGCTGCCGAGGCTTGGGCTAAGGAGTATCGTGGCAGGGTAGCCGCAGAGAAGCTGGCGTTAGAGGAGAAGGCTAAAGCCGAGGAGGTGGCTAAGGTCCTTGAGTCGAAGAAAGAGGATATAGAATTTTCAGAGTCGTTTATCATGTCCGGTGAGTCGGATTTATTGATAAGGGATTTAGCTAAGAAACTTGAACAGAATGATATAATTATAAGTGATAAATGTCTTCGTGATTTTCTTGTTAAGATAAAGATAATAGTTAAAAGGATCAAGGTTAATGGAGATTGGGAGATTACGGCTAACGCCGTAAAGAAAGGATTTGCTCATTATCGGGATAAGAATATATGTACGGAATCCGGAAAGGTTGTATATGCAAGGACTATCTATATAACAGGAAAGGGTTACCGGTATATATTGTCATCTATAAACGGTAGTAAGAAAAGCGATTTCATATTATGTGGAGGCATGTTCAGGGATTATGGCGTTTTTGCCGGATCGGAGTCATTTAGTCATTGGGATAATTAATTCCATTTTTGCCCAAAAACTGATAATCAGGTAACTGCATATTTGCATTTACGGTTATGTGTCTCATATCGGTAAAATATCTATATTTGCGACAAAGTGAATCACAATGATATACGGTAATAAAGAAATAGTTCGGACGTTCACCAGAAACAACCCGCCTGCCGGGTACGTGGGCGGCTCTGTTGACTACCGGATCCCGCCCAACGTCTATTTTGGCGATACGCAGGAGGAAGCTGACAGTAAGGCTGAGGATGATATCAAAGCCAACGGTCAGGACTACGCCAATACATATGCCGACATAATACCGGCTGTATGGTATAATGATCAGGTATGCGATGAGTTTATCAAGAATAATTGCGTAAGCGGTAGGGGGTCCAAGGAGCAGGTATGCATAGAGGAAGGCAGGTTTGTCTCTTACGTATCCAAGAAAGATGCCAATGATAAGGCTAGGGTGGAGCTTGGACGGATCGGGCAGGGGGAGGCCAACTCCGTCGGGGCTTGCTGCGAGGACTGGGCCTCACAGCCTTTTCGTGGCTTGTTTTACAAGAACGATTGCGAGGCTGGCACATCAGGCAAGGAAGGTATTGTATATGAATTACCAACCGGAGCTGTCATATCCGATATCTCCCAGATAGACGCCGATACGTTAGCCTATAGGAAGTTCATGAAAGAAGGTCAGGAGAAGGCTAATGCCGAGGGTAGTTGCTCACCTGTATTCTATAATACTATGATCGGTGATTGGTTCGAGAAGATATGTCCATTCGGATATAAGTCCGGTAAAGTATATTACTCTATCAAAGCCAACAGGTTTAGGTCATGGATATCGGTTGAGGATGCCAACGCCAAGGCTCGTGAGGTCTTGATGGTAGAGGGACAGGAACATGCTGACCTTAATCTTGAGTGCGAGAAATGGATTGAGAATATCGATCAAGAAGATCAGTGTTATTGGTAAGAATGCGTTTGTGTTTTCCATAATAACCTCAAATAGTATTAAAATCGATAAAAATTATTAGTCGTTTTTAATATACCCTTTAACAGGGACGGGTTATTAGCCTAAGCCTTGAAATAGAGGCTACGTTGGTTGAGAATGATATAGTTACCAGAGGATGTTTACCCAAGTCCTCTGCTCTAAGGTAGATGGTTAAAAGGAGTAGCGTATTTGACAAAACAGTGCTGTCTATAAAAACCTCTTCCAACATTGGCGATGGGTACTAACAGGAGCGATCCTGACTTATCCCTTAACCGGGATTACATTCCAAGGGAATCCTCGGGTTCCTGAGGAATGTTTTAAAGCTTGTATGCAGTTTAATAAGTTTAACAGATTTATTAATATGGACGATTGTGAGCATAGCGTAATTTTGGATTATTTTTCACGTAAATATTTTAATATGAGAGATAGCGTTGAGGTGGTAGATACATTATCTGGAAAGACTATTCGTGTGGATAATGATCAGTATATTCGTATTCAGGATTTAATACTTAAATTGGATATGCTTTTTATTGAAGATCCTTACAAGTGTAGGATTTTAATGGATATACTTGATATAGATTATATTTACCTGTCTATATTTTCCATGAAAAACATTTACACTAAAAGAGATAAGTCTTATAAAACATATATAGCATTTGATGAAAATACGCTGTTATACAAAATAGGTAGATCTTCTAATCCATTTAAGAGGATAAAAGGTTCTTCTACATTTTCTCCTTTTGTTAAATTGATGTTTGTGTCTGATAGAGATGTAGAATCAGCTATTCATAATAAATATAGTAAATGTAGAAAATTGGGAGAGTGGTTTGATTTGCCTGAAAAGGACTTATGTGATATCGTGAATAATTATGACTTTGTTAAATATGAGGGAAGATGAGGGATAAAAAATATGTGTGTATAACTGATTTGATGAATAAGGCTAGAGATATTGAGAATAAGAGTATAAAATTATCTGATGTTGTTAAATATCCTTCGTCGTCTCTTGTGATAAAATCATTCCTCTCTTCTTTTGGAATAGATTTAAAAGATGAGCCTGTCACTTTGATGGTTTTAAAAAGAGAAGGTTTTGCCAAGAGGGTAGGCAAGGGTGATGGTCAGAAGTGGATGATGGAATTTAACCTATCCTTTGTGCTGCTATTTTTAGCTTTTGGAAGTTTAGCGTATGATCTGTTGTACGATAATATTTAATTGATATTACAATCTGTGGAAGCCGGGAATAATTCTCGGCTTCGTTGTTTAATAACGTATGTTGTCTTATAATCAAACCAAATAAGTATCTTTGCTAAAAACATTAATATTATTAATATGTGTAATACAGGTGGTTGTTGTCATGATCATTCACGGGAACGTCCCGAAGAGTGTTGTCATGGCGTTAAGATAGATAGGTTTCTTAATAAATGCCCTAACGATCCTTGTGATCCTTGCGATCGGGATTGTCAGGACGAACCTTGTGTTGGTTATGGATGTCCTATAACCTTGTATGATAAATGCGTCTTGTACTCAGGCGATGAGTTGGTAGCGGATGGCATAGAGAAAGGTACTGACATTTCTGTCGTTATAGACTCATTGAGGCGTATTATAGCGTCTAGGGATAAGCAGATAGATTTATACCATCGTGAGGTTCTGGATTTGAAGAAGATTATAAACGAGCTTGTCAACGCCGGTGGTAGCGGCGGGGATAGCGGAACTGAAGAGGAGGTTTGGTGATGAACGGTTGCAACAAAAAACAATATAGGCCTACTGTAGACGATACGAAAGTACCGTGCTCTACGTACATGAGTACCGATTGTATTTATCCCGGTGATAAGGTACGTGTGGAATCATTGGGATTATCCCCTAATTGCGATATGTCCGATACCCTTAACGCTATGATAAAGGCTATACGGGATAGGGATGCTGAGATACTTGAATTAAGAAGAATGATCAACAAATTGATTTGATATGAGAAATAATTGTAATCCATGTAAGCCGGAATATAGACCTGGGGACGAGTGTAGTATCTACAGTTCCCAGATCATATATGACGGTCAGTCGTTCCCTGAGGCAGATATCAGGAACGGTGATAGCATGAATAGCGTAATCGAGTCTCTGGTAAGGAAGCTGGTTGCCGTATCTGGTGCCACGGCGTCCATCCAGCGTGACTCGTTCAAGGGCGTTCAAGCTGTCAGATTAAGATACGAGCCGTTGAACGTGCTCAGCGTTACCTATTGTGGTACTATCGTCCCTAATGACGGATATGTCGTTTCTGGCAGGTCCGTTAAGTTTAAGAAGAAATATTGCATGGGTGATGAGTTCACTGATGTTAATATCGTATATACTACATTGAATAGTAATATTTTAAATACCTCATGTTATGGCTAAAAGAGTGTACGATACGGTCTTGGCTTCCGAGTGTGACGGCTGGGTATGTGGTGAGACCCTCAAGAAGGGATCTCTTCCCGTAGACAGGTTAGAGCTTGACTCTTTTTCAGAGGCTGTCAGGGAGCTTATAGAACGGTTTTTCGAGGAGGGATGGTTGCCGGACATGATCTGCGATCTTGGTTGTGGTGGCGCCAGCGTGTTTGAGATTAAGCCTACTAACTTCGAGTATCCTCCTGAGGGTGGCGAGCAGATTCTGGAGATTATCGTAGGTAAGAGTGATAAATGGACTATAACTCAAGCGGAATGATATGAATAATTTAAAAGATATTCTTGCTAAGATCGAGCAAGGTTCCTCATGGGTGTCCTACGACAAGATTTCCGGTACCGGGCCAGACAAGGTCGCTATTAAGGTAGAGCCGGGATGGATGGGTAGGTTGCCTAGGGAGACTTACGTGGCGGTCGAGAAAGGCAAGGTTACGAAGCTCGCTACTATAACCCAGAAGGGTATAGAGCGGGTAAGCGTGGATCCTACCAGTGTCATGTTCGACATGGAGGGCGGGACGGCGACCATCAACGCCAAGCTCAACTCCGCCTCGGTCAAGGCTTCCTGCCTTACCCTTGGTGGCTCGGTGAGCAAGTCTTATATAGTTTCCATGAACGTGAACGGCTTATCCATGAAAGTCCCGGAAGAGGATAGCAGATATATAGTGTATGCCGATCCTGAGGATCCCGGAGCCACTGATTTGTATGAGGCTAGCTTTGTCATAGCTATGCCTAAGAATATGGATAACGAACAACATCATGAGATGTTTGTCTTGAACGGTAAGGTTGTTAATATCAATCAACAGCCTAATGATATACCTTATATCATACTTGATCATGACTTTGATAACGTGACTAGCGAGAACGGTCAGGTTGTTATCGATATCAAGTCCAATACCGAGTATGATATCGAGCTGGTATGTTGCACTTGCGGTGATGGTAGTGAGCCGGAACCGGAACCACCCTTTAACGTGGATCCGCAAAGGTTGACGCTTAATAAGGATGGTGATACCCAGATCGTAAGGGTAGAGGCCGGAGATAATGTTTCATGGAGAATAGAGGAGGATTGACATGGCGAGGGAAGTAGATAAGAATTGCGTTGAGGGTGATTGCTTTGCCATTAACGACAAGAGCCATGGGGTAGGCGATAATAAGCTCAATATCGTATACAAGGCTAATTACACCGGTCAGATCTGTACGGCTAAGTTCCGTATAACGTCAAAGGACGGTAATATTGTCAAGGAGTATATGATAGCTCAGGACGCCAAGCCCGTTTATTATAATATCAAGATGGTTCAGCCGTTCACCAAGGACGACTGTCTGGCCAACCAGCATGGATCGGTGGTGTTGTATACGGTCGAGGAAAGGACTTACAAGTCGTTTATCTCGCAGGAGGACGCAGACGCCAAGGCTATGGAGGATATAGCCCTGAACGGTCAGAAATACGCCAACGAGCATGGTGAGTGTATAACCGATATCTGGTATAACGAGGAGCAGAGGAAGACGTTTATACGTAATAATTGCGATAAGTTCAGTGACGGTCAGGAATATGTTTATATCATTCCTGAGGGCAAGTACGTATCTTCCATCTCTCAGGAGGACGCCGATAGGAAGGCTCTTGAGGATATTGAGAAGAACGGTCAACAACAAGCCAATTTGGAGGGTGAGTGTAAGCCTAAGGAGAATATCTATTATGGTAAGTTTAGCAAGACCTTTACCCGTAACAATTGTGACTCCACCCAATACGGTACGGATGTGGTTGTTAACGAGACGATGGTTACAGGAGACTTCAGATCCATCGTATCTCAGGAAGACGCTAATAGCCTAGCAAGGGCTGCTGTCGAGGCTCAAGGCCAGGATATAGCGAATATCAAGGGTAACTGTGAGAAGATACCGGTATTTACCGGATCGTACTCTAAGGTATTCCAGAGAACCAACTGTCCTGAGGGTTCTACTCCTGTTGACTTCACCGTGGACGAGAAGATGTGTTCTGGATATCCGTTCACTTCTACGGTATCGCAGGATGCCGCCAATAAGCTGGCGCAGGACGCTGTGGAGGCGCAAGGTCAGGCTATCACCAACGAGCGTGGCGACTGTCAGACTAACGTCTACTATAACGTAAGGATGGAGAAGACAGTCACTAGAAACAATTGCGATGAGTTCCATATCGGTCAACCTTATACTTATGTTGTAGCCGCTGGTAAGTACTTCTCTATTATCTCTCAGGAGGATGCTGACAATAAGGCTAAGGCCGATCTTGAGGCTAACGCCCAGCAACAAGCCAACCTAGAAGGTGAGTGTAAGGAGAAGACGATCTACTACGGTAGGTATAATAAGGAGTTCACTCGTAATAACTGTGATGAGACCCAATACGGCACCAAGGTTGTCGTGGATGAGACTATGGTGACAGGAGATTTCAGGTCTACCGTATCTCAGGAAGACGCCAATAATAAGGCTAAGGCCGCTGTCGAGGCTCAAGGTCAGGATGTGGCTAACGTGAAAGGTAAGTGCGAGAAGGTGCCTGTATATACCGGTACTTATACACGTACGTTTACCCGTAACAATTGTGGTACTGGCACTGGTGGTACTTATACGGTAAATGATAGGATGGTTGACGGTTATCCGTTCACATCTACCGTATCTCAGGAGGATGCCAACAACAAGGCCAAGGCCGCCGTTGACGCCCAAGGACAGGCCCTTGCCAATATCCACGCCCTTTGTACGTACACCGGCCGTGCTTCCTTGGAATTCACGAGAAACAACTGTGGTGAGTGTAAGATCGGATCTAAGGTGACGATCACCCAAGATATGGTAGAAGGACACCCATTCCAGTCTAACGACTCCCAGACCGCCGCTGACGCTATGGCTATGACCGCCGTACAGGCTCAAGGACAGGCTTTGGCTAACACCAAGGGTACTTGCTCTAACGCCACTATGTATACCGGCAAGGCTAGCTTCGAGTTCACGAAGAGCAATTGTGGCGCTAATCAGGTAGGAAATCCGTTCACCGTGACACAAGATATGGTGGAAGGTCATCCGTTCCAGTCTTGCGTGTCACAGGATGAGGCTAACTTAGTCGCTATGGCCGCTGTCATGAATCAAGGTCAGAAGATCGCCGATGAGCGTGGTACTTGCCATGAGGCTCCTAAGTACACCGGTCATTATAGCGAGGCGTTCGAGAAGAACAACTGTCCGTCTGGTCTTATCCCGTCTTCAGTTACCGTTACTGAGGCTGACGTGACCGGAGGTCCGTTCTACTCATACGAGAGCCAGTTCGCCGCCGATGAGCTTGCCAAGGCCGCTGTCAAGGCGCAAGGTCAGGCTATAGCCAACGATCGTGGTACTTGCGACGAACTGAAGATATATGTAGGTAATTATAGCAAGGAGTTCACTCCTAAGTGTCCTACTTGTCAGTATGCAGATCCTATCACCGTAACCCCGGATCTTATGGGTCAGTTCTTTACCTCAACCCGTTCTCAGGAAGAGGCAGACGCTTTGGCTAAGGCCTATATCGACAGAATGGGTCAGGCGTTCGTCAACAAGAACTATGATGATACGTGCCATACGAAGACCGAGCAACCGGTATGGGAGACTATAGAGACCGTATGTAAGGACTGTATCTCTCAATTACATCAACGTAACACCAATACCTGTTATACTGATCCTGATAATCAAGAGCGGTATATAGCTGGTGGTAATAATACATGTTTCTGGTTTGGTACGGCATCCAAGGCCTTTACCCGTCAATGTGCGGATGGTGGAGTTGGAAGCTCTGTTACCGTAACTCAGAATGATGTTACGGATCCAAGTCCTAGCTCTGATGGTAAGTTTAAGTCATGTGTATCCCAAGCTGACGCTAACGCCAAGGCATTGGCCGCCGTGAACTCTCAGGGTCAGGCCGTGGCCAACTCGAAGGGCACTTGTACTTGGACAGGAAGCTATACCGGTCAGGTTCAGAAGAACAATTGCGCTGATGGCGGCGTAGGCGACATGGTATCCGTAAGTAGCGACAGGCTGCCGGGACATCCGTATACCTCCAACATATCTTTGGCTGACGCTAATAAGAAGGCCGAGAATGCTGTTCGTGGAGCCGATGGACAGAACTACGCCAATAAGAACGGTGGATGTACTTGGACTTACGTGGCAAGCCGTGACTTCTATAAGAACAATTGCGCCGGAAGCGGGGTTGGTCAGAGAATAACAGTGACCTCTACGCAGGTTAACGGCGGTACGCCTATCACCAGCAAGGTTTCTTTGGCTGATGCCAGAAGCAAGGCCGAGCAGATCTTAGACCAGAAGGGACAGGATTACGCTAACCAACATGGAACTTGCGTATGGACCGGTACCGGAAGTTATACTTTCTATAAGGACAATTGCGGTTCTTGTAAGCAAGGTGTAGCCATATCAGTTCCTTATAGTTCATTAGGGTTGAATCCTATAACATCAACGGTTTCTCAGGCTGACGCTAACAACAAGGTTCAAGACGCTTTCAGAAATGATTCGGCTACCAGAACCGCAGCTCAGGCTTACGCCAATAAGAACGGCGATTGTGAGGATACTCCTCCAGATTGGACTAGTTGGAGTTATGATGGTGGAAGATATTGCTCTAGTGGCGATGTTTGGGCTACATACAGAAGGAGTGATAGGAATGGATGTTACGCTGACCAGACCGAAGATCGGGTATATGAGTATTGCTCATGTGGATGTTCTGGCGGATCTTGCGATAGCTGTTGTGACCCTAATAGTTGGAGTAGAGTAGGAAACGCTGAGTGTAGATCTGGAGAAAGTGTAGCTTTGTATAGAAATGATTGTGGAGATGAGGAATATAGAAGCTATGGATCTGCTTGTTGTAATACGCTTGGTTTCCAAGGAGGCTCTGTTACTAGTAGGAATTGTCCATCTGATAAGCCTTGTGGAGTAACGATCTCCTATCCGGATGTACCTTCTGGATCTATATGCGCTTCTAGCACGTCTTCCGCCAACGCTCAGGCTAGCGATAAGATAGAGAGTCTTAGATCTCAAGCTCAGGCATTAGCGGATGCGGGTTGCAGTGGAAGAGTATGTAATGATTATGTAGAGGCTACTGCTACCAAGCAAGGTTGTCCGTCAGGATGTACGGCTCCGAAGGCTTCCGCTTACTGGGTTTCTGGCGGAAACAATGGCGCTTGGTGTGAGTGTAACGGTGATAAGGCCGCACTTACCGCCGCGGCACAGGCTGACGCACAGAGACTAGCGCAGGAAAAAGCCAACGCTATGGAGTGCGATTGCCCGCCAACTAAAAACTGGTCAGCCAATGCTTATGTCGATGGTGATCCTTGCAATGGCACTCCTTCGGGCACTTCAGTGCTAAGAGTAGAGGTCGAGATTACGTATAGTAATGAATGTACTACGCAGAAGAGTTTGACGGTAACAGCCTCAAGCTCAGGGACTACCATCGGGAGTACGACAGTGACTATACCTACTGGATCAGGCACTAAAAAGGCCACGATATCTTTTGATCGTGGATATCCATGTAATTCTATCAATATAAGCGGAAGAGCTGGTGGTCAATGTTAAGAGTCTGATATATAATAAAAAGGAGAGGCTAATTAACCTCTCCTTTTTTATTATGCCTCTTTAATAAGAAGCTGATATTGTTATAGATCCAGGTGGACAATCGGCGGAGAAAAACTCGGTAGAGCTAAAACTACCATTACAAGTTAAGTTAACTCTCTGGGTATGGTAATCCCCGTTAGAGCAACTAAATGTGACAGTAGCTTGTTTTGAGTTACATTCACTTCCGCTACAATTACTGCTGCTATCCTGAACCTCGTACTTGACTCCTGGTGGAGACGTGTATGTCTCTGTTATGTAAGCTGAAACCCTTCTAGTACATTCCGGCTCCACGCAATCGCACTCCATAGCGTTGGCTTTTTCCTGCGCTAGTCTCTGTGCGTCAGCCTGTGCCGCGGCGGTAAGTTGGTAGTTTCATCAACCTTGTTTATTCTATTTTCGATAGAAATGACTAATATTGTATCACCAACATTAAAAAGTAAGATTATGGCATGTGCTAAGAAAAAGAAGATGGCAGAAGGAGGCAAAGTCTCCGAGAAAAAGAAACCTCAACTGAAATGTGGAGGCAAGGTTAAGAAAAAGAAGTATTGACATACTCCCATCACTAAAGCAAATGGGATTCTTGGATACAAACGCAAGAAACCCCGATATTACTATCGCTGGAATTACTCTTGCTCTCCAATTCGGAAATGCCCTTCCGAAGTATATTACGGGCCGCAAGAACATCACGGTCGTTGATAGACTCGCATTTTGGACAACACCATGTGCGATCTCTCAACGACAAGTTTTTATTAACAAACCCGCATTCACAAGTTTTTGAGGAAGGATACCATTTGTCAATCTTATGCACTGTTACTCCATGCTTTGAAGCAACATGCTCAAGTTTGTTAATAAAAGAAGAATGACTGAGATCGGAAATCTTCTTTCCCCACAAACGTTTCATTCCTTCAATGTTTAGATCTTCAATGAAAATATAATCATACTGTTTGCATAATTCATGAGCTAATTTCCATTGAAAATCTGATCGAAGATCGTTTATTTTACGATACGCTTGTTGAAGTTCAAACAGTCTTCTTTTTCTATTATTGGATCCTTTCTTCGCATTAGAAAACTTTCTATTTAGTTTTCTGATCTTGTTTTGATATTGCTTGAAGAATAATGGAGACCCAATTTTGTTACCATCACTTTTAGTTAGGTAAGTTTTCAGACCAAAATCCAATCCTACAGATGCACCATCATATGTCTTTCTGTAAGAGTTTGCAGGATTGTAATCTGTAACTATAATCAAACTAAAACGATAGCAGGTTTCTCTGACTATTCTTATTTGTTTAACATTACCTTCATATGCTCTACTGTATGAAAACTTAAAACGTTTCTTTCCTTTGTTGATTGTGAGAATATTACCATTTAGAGTAAACCCTCCTTGTTTAAAAACAAAAGAGTTGAAACAATCTGATCTTTTAAACTTAGGTGGTCTCTTTGATTTTCTTTTAAAGAAACGATTATAAGATTCATCAAGACGTTCAAGTATTTCTTGTGTTGTTTGAGAATGAAGAAGATTTCTTTTAATTCTTTTAGCAAAATGCTTCTTCATTTTACCAATTGAGATATATTTCCCAAACAGTTTGTAGTATCTACGTTGTAGAGCTAAAGCATGATTCCATACAAAACAACATTCACGAAGCATTTTATCAAGATACTTCGTTTTCTTGGATCTATATATATTATATTTGTAGGAAATCATTTTTTTATTTGTAATTTTGATTCAAAATTAATCAAACCAATTCATCCACCTTCTAAAGTATGGTGGTTTTGTTGGTTAAATAATCATAACCGGAGGGGTATATCCCCTCCTTAGTATTTCATGCATGAAAAATTCAGAATTTGTATCTAGGATCATAAATGATATGAACTCCATCAATAAGGACGCTCATGTCAGTAGAAGATGGATATTATCTATAGGAAGGCAGAAGGCAAGATCATATATAGCCCAGAAGTATGCCGATGGAACCTTATTCGGCGAAGAGTCGTTGTACACTCATATCAATTGCATGGAGATGGAGAGAGTCCGGAAGATTGATTGTTGCTTTGATGAGTTTAAACTATGTAGGATACTTATGAGATCCAAGAAAAGATTGCCCGATATGATATATACCCGTATAGGTCCGGCTATCATCAAAGTATCAAATATCATGGATGATATTATATTTACCTCCATATCGTTAAGAAAATACGCTAACAACAAGGAACGTAAATACGGGAATATAGATCAATACTATTATTATGTCAATGATGGATATATCTATATACCAGATATTAACATAGAGGCTATAAATGTTGATCTTATAACTCTCGACAGAAAAGCGGCGTTAGAGCTAGGGGGATGTGGAGCTGAAAAAGATAAGCCATGTACATCTCAATGGGATTATGATTTCATATGCCCAGACAAACTTCTTGAATATGTGGTTTCCGAAACATTAAGGGAAACTGTAACCAAATTGCAGATCCCTACGGATGAGAACCCGGATATGGATATTAATAAGAAAACACAAAAAATTCAATAACATGAATCTAATAAGATCAATAATCAATTTCTTTGGTTTCAATGACGCCATAGTTGACGGTATAGGCGAAAGAGGGATGAGAGACAGCTCTATTATAAGATATAATGAGGTGCACGATATGTATGACAAGATTATAAAAGATCTGGGAGATATGTCGGCTTACGTATCCAAGGGTTATATCTATGATAAGATAAAGGAAAGAACGGGATTAAGTACCAGACATATTAGTGGGATATTAAATCATACTAAGAGAAAAGATCTTAGGTTTATATAAAAAGGAGAGGATAATCAACCTCTCCTTTTTGTTTTTAACAGCCTCCACCTTGACTTGGATTAGATACATACATGCTTGTAGCATTGCTAACACAATCACTTCCGCCTGATATCGTTCCCGATCCGGATGGTATGGTGACTGTTTTAGTGGTAGAGAAATATTCTACATCTCCAGATGGTTCAGATCTAGTATAATACACATCAAATGATGCTGTTTTAGATTTACCACATGGATTATCATAGCTTACGGATATACTTAAGCATTGTCCATTAAAACTTCCGCTAGCGTAAGCGCTCCATGTTTCGAGGCAATCGCATCTATCGGCCTGCGCTAAGCCATTAGCGTAAGAGATACCATCGGATTGGAGGTTATCGTCGGCTATTCTGTTTGCCTCGTCCTTGGTGCAGGCGGTGTATTTTTGTGTATAAATTTCTTGTATTAGGATGAAATCGTTATATTTGTGATATGAAAACAAAGTCATTTAAAATACTTGATCAGTACTTTCTCCGTTTTTATAGATCTATTATGTCTAAGAACGGCAAGAGAAGGAAACATACGATTGTGGACAAGAATGATATTCTCGAATGTCAGTCCTTGATATGGAAGGTCATACGTGATAAGTATCTGGATAATGAGGGTGGGGTTTATATAAACAACATTGGTTATCTGTGCCATAAGATCAATCCTAATCGTAAGATATATCTAAATAAGCTTACCGGTACTATTAACAGACGTGGAACTGGTGGATATTCTTATGTCCATACATGTATTGATTTTATGCCTCGGAACAAGTATTTCCATCTCTATGTTTCTCCGGCGTTGAATAAGGAGTGTAGATTGGCTATGGAATCAGGTAGGAGATATAAGTTCTTGTATCGGGAGGTTGAGTCGGAGAGTAAGGTATTTGGAGTTAAATGGGTTTATAAGCTGTAGAAGTTTTTGTGATCCAGTTAGCCCGTGAGGGTAGACTGGATTTTTTTTGTATCACGGATTCAAATACATATCTTTGTGCAAAAGACTTAAATATGACTATAAAAGGGCTATTGGCCGAGATCAAGGCCGATTTACATAAATACGATGATAGCGGGGCTATAGATACCTCGTCTGTTTATAGGTGGGCTGAGATCGCCTTGAAAAGGTTCGGGGGTGTTATAGCGGTCATGTCAGAGGCGGTTGTCAAGACCAGTAATAAACAGGCGGTATTGCCTTCCGATTTTTTCGACATGCTTGACGCCTATAGGTGTGAGCCTCTTATCTGTGAGATTCCTGGCGGCGACAAGGCTAAGGCTGACCTCCAACACGAGATCGGCTGGGTCGAGCGCACCGAGCGCGGTTTCCGTTGGAACTCCTGCACCGAGTGCTGTAAGGAGGAGTTTGAGAAGACGATCACGGAGAAGATATATATCGGGTCTCACGAGGTTCGTTTCCATTATTATCATCCCGTAAGGCTGTCTATAGGTCGAGGACTGAGGCGTGATTGCGCCGCCGACAAGTATCGGGATAAGTACGATTGGGATAATTATGATATAACTATATCTGGCAATACTATGTATACCGGGTTTGATGGATTTATTTATATCATATATCGTGCTACACCCAAGGATGATGATGGTCTACCATATATACCTGAAACGGCGTTAGGATACCTTGAGGATTATGTCGAGACGTATATCAAGATGAAGATCTTCGAGAATGCCGCCGTGAATGGCTTGATACAAGGCGCTGGTGACGCTTATAAATTATATGCTCAGCAGGAGCCGGGTAAGTTCGCTAGGGCTATGAAGGAGCTTAAGATGTCGATGATCACGTTAAATGATTATCGGGAGTTGGCTGAGGATAATAGGAGAAGGATGTTGTCTTATGAGCGGATGTGGCCTAATGCTTTTGATAAGTATATCAAATTTATTTAGTTGCGGGGGAGGGAATCGAACCCTCGATCTTTAGGTTATGAGCCTAATGAGATACCTCTTCTCCACCCCGCGATTATGACGCGAATATACGTTTTTTAAAAAGAAAAAAAGATAATATGGCAAAGAAAAATGATTGGATACATTTAGATAAGACAAGTGGTACTGGCCCTGCTGAGGTTAAGGTTACAGCTGATATTAATGAGACCGGCGAGATACGTCAGGTAACATACAAGGTTATAAAAGAGGGAACCAAGGAAGAGAAGACGTTCGTGTGCAGGCAGGAGTCCGTCCCGGTGGTGATCATCCCGGAGTTCGATTACCTTGTTCTTAGGTATATCTGGGCTGACGAGGACGGCATTGACTTTGACACGGCAACCGGTTTCGACAACACCGGCCTCCCAGACGTTGACGGCAAGCTGGTTGGTTGGAGTAAACAGTACCAGACCACGCAGGAACGGGTAGGTGATTATCTCATCCATGGTGGTGATAACATGGAATCGGGTAATGAGGCAGCTTTGATCCAGATGGGACCGTTGTTGGATGGTGATAATTATGATAAATTACCTCTTGAGATCAGATGCAGTATATACGGTAACTGGTATGGTGGTCGTGAGAAAGGTAATGTCACTATCAGGTTCACGGCATATAAGGGCGGTTCTATGGAGAAACGTGGATATGATTTTGTCAATATCGGAGGCGAGGAGGTTTATACCGGTGACGCTCCCACTAACGTATCCGCCCATGGTGAGGATAATTGGCAAAATATAAAGACCTTGTATTCTAAGGTAGGCACGATGATCTATAACAAGGAATCTCGTGACTGTATTGTAAGAATAGGTGAATAGATTTTTCTTCATAATATAAACACATCGGCTCTCTTGTTCGTGAGGATAGGAGAGTTTTTTTATTTTTTTTAATCCTTCACTTATGACATATTTGATCTTTTATTGCGTGGGAATAATCTAGCTTTGCCGAAAACTAGGATCATGATAACTTTAAATGATGTAAATAACGAACTCCATGTCCGGTTATATATACTGGAGGTGCTTAAGGATTATATAAGAGATGATGATTTCGATGGCCTTGTAGATAAGGCGTTGGATTTTGTCATGGAAGGCGTTTCTATGCCTAAGGCTCCGACCAAGGATACCACCATGAGTGACATATCAAAGAGCGTTTTGGCCTTGGTAGCGGGTGCTGGATTAGATGAGAGGTTAAGCAAAAGCTCTTTAGAGTTAGCTTACGATAGGTGTAAGATGAGGTACGTATTCGATCCTCGAAATCGGGATATACACGGTGTGATCGTAGGTTATTCCAATGACTTTAATAGTCTGGTAGCTGTGTGTGATGAGGGATCGAAGAAAGGAGTGGACAAAGGATCTACTGATTTTGTGGATGTCAATGAGAGATACGTGACTAACGGTTTCTTTTACATATCTGTAGAGGATGCCGATAAGCAATCGAACTACATGGGTGGAAATTCGTAATTATTATGTTTTTGTGCTTTACCACGAGACGTTTTAAGTGTTTAGTCTTCCTCCTGACTTGTGAAAGTTAGGAGGATTTTTTTATATTCGCGTGATTTGAATGTTTTAGCATAATACGTACAGTTTTTGTTAAGATCCGGCGTGTAAGTGATTATCCGCCGGATTTGTTATCTTTGCGAAAAACATAACATCGTGCAGAACAATTCTAACATAGCGGTTCCCGACTCCGGGATGAACAGGGATAAGCATCCACAGGATCTATCCCAGTCTGAATATAGTTTCGCCTTGAACGCTACCATAGAGGGTGACGATGGAAGCCAGCTTAAGATCCAGAACGAGCCTAGTACCCTTTTATGTAAGCGATTTGATGGCTATAAGGTTATTGGGTATAAGAATGACATAGCTGGTGATAACACTTATTTCTTTCTATCCAATCCGGATGATAATACGTCTAAGATCACGTTCATGCGGTCATTGGATTATATCAAGACCGTGGAGGATCAATTGGCTGGATCGGGAAAGGACATCCATCGTATCCTTGGCGAGAGGCTTGAGGAGTCGGATGGTCGTTTTGATGAGATATGTGATTTGATGGAGGTCTTGATAGAGGACTGGGTTGATGACCCTTGTCTTAATTTCTCCATTCATCATCCGATCTTCGATATAGAGATCAAGGACGAGAAATGCGGGAAGGTGATATACTGGACCGATGGATATAATCCCCAGCGATATGTTATGGTCGATAAGGCCCTTAACCCGGATGATGATGGTGACTTTTGGTATCATTACCATGGGTATAAGACATGTGGGGATGACAAACCAATAGAGAGGTGTAGGCTGGCCTGCGAGAAGCTGCTGGTGTTCCCGTTGCTGACGGCCCCGTGCGTGGAGCCTGAGGTCGTGGAGTTCGGGGGGAGCCTGCGTGCCGGGATCTACCAGTTCTGCGTGGCGTTGTGCGATGAGTTCGGGATTGAGAAGACCGGATATTGCTCATTGACCAACCCAATCATGTTATTCGATCGTCAAGATATGGTTATCCGCGATGGTTTATGGGGTAAGTCAACCAACATGGGTATCCGCCTTACCGTGTCTAATATAGATAAGCAGGTATCTCATTATAAGATAGGTGTTATACAGAATACGGTTGGGTTTAATGGTGAGCAAAGCCCGGTTCTTGAGTATTTCATAGAAGGTATACATCCGATAACGGAAAGGACCATCTATTACCTTACGGATCAGTATAGCGAGCGTACGACCATGGAGAAGTTATCCAAGGAAATACCGGTATATAAGACAGCCAGAGGCATGACGTCTGTCGGGAGTCGTCTTCTGCAATACGGCTTGACCGTGGAGAACGAATGGAATCTTCAACCGGTCGTTAACTTCTTGGGTCATTTCGTTAAATGGCAGACATCGATAGCCACGGAGAATCTGTATAAAGACGGTGTGGCTTGCTCTAAATACGCCTCTTTCATGCGTGACGAGGTATATCCGTTGGGTATAAGATTCTTTACCAATACAGGATACAGGACAGCTAGATTCCCGCTTATCCCTCGTCCGGCTACAAGGGAGGAGATGGAGGTTATCGTTGATGAGGACGGCAACTCTGAAGACCTATCAGCGGCTTCGGTATTGGAGAACAACCCGCAGTGCGCCGGGAACAGCCGCCGTTATCTTTGGCAGTTTAAGAATACGGCAAAGATCATAAACGACCCGTCTTGGGGATTTGATGATTTTGGGGGAGAATGCAAGAATCAGCTAGATGTTAAGCAACTCAGATATGTAGAGCAGGAATATGCCACGGTAGGAGAGACCCAATTCGTTATCAACACGATGGGGGAAGATGTTACGGTAGATGATGCTATTGATTATATCGCTGATAATATAGAGAACTTGTGTGATATCATAGAATCTAATGTAGGTGTTACTGACGAGTTATGCGCTGCTATATCATTGCCAGAGGATCAAGACGGTATAAAGGCTCCCGATTTCTCTAGTGGATGTGATGATATTGAGAGGATAGAGACCAGGACTATATTGGATAAAAACTCTTTGGTGGATTCTAGGATTGATTTTACGTATAAGCTGGAGAGTGATTATACGGAGACCGAACCTACGACATTAATACAAAGTAATGCCGAATCCCAAAGGAAGTTTTCTGTATTGTGTGATTTTGATAATTACTCTAGTGGAGGTAAGAATATCATAGATCTGGTTCAAGAATGGTTGGATGGTCAGGATGAGGATAAATTCCCGTCTGATATAGACTCCTCCGCCTTGGTCTTGTGTCAGGATATGTCTAATGTCCGGCAGTTATATGATGAGGGTATATGTACTAATGGGTGTTCGGTAGGTGATCCTCACGTGAATCCTACTATTAACAATGTTCAACTTCCTACATTCCAAGGGAGTAGGTCATTGGGTAAGTGCACATATTTGTATCAATATCCCGGATGGGAAGGAAAGAAGCATACGGAGACGATGCTTGATCAGTTAATGGATACGATGGAGGCTTATTTCCCCCAATATGAGAGTCAGTTTGGTATCGAGAACGCCATGTGTCTTTTTGGCGATGGTGATAATTCTAAGTTTAATACCGGTATAACTACTGACTGGGAAGGTCGTGTGTCTATGCAGAATGATATTGACGCCAAGACCAATTGGTTCGGTAGAAGCAACTTGACTTATTTCAAGTTCTATCCACATGTATCCTCATACGCCAGATGGGTGGAGTTGGATTACGAGAAATACATAAGTGGTTTATCCGATCCTGATAACGGTATTATGTATATAGAGATGATGGGTAACTATAATTATCCGATCGGCGACTCGTCATCATACAATAAGGTTCGTATAACGTTTTTCTCGGACAAGGAAGGTACCGTGGCTCCTAATCCTTTGGCTAATGATGCCAAGAAAGGTGTTATAGTGAATTACGTGGATCATAAGATATTTATGATGCCAAAGTACTTGTTCTGGAATGATGACAAGACTACTTTCCATAAGATATATGTTTGCATCGAGCCTGCGGTATGCGTGTTCTTCACCGGTTTCGCCATGAGGCAGGACATGAAGGAGCTTGCCGGATTCTATACGGCCGGCACCGCCATCTTCCCCGCCCCGTTCTGTTTTGGCATTCGGCCACTGGAGGTGAAATACGTATTCTTCTTCACAAAAGAATTGAAATTAAGGAGATTCGTTACCTATGAGGCGAAATGTATCTCATGTGGGGATAAACCCGCTGACTGCGCTCCCAGACCATATCAGTACGGTAATTTCGGATATTGGGAGTCTACCAATAAGTATCCGGCTAATTTTGAGTTGTATGATTCAAGTAAGATCGGGATATCATCGGGAGGATCAAAGAGGAAGGACATAATAGATTCTTTGACGAAATACTATGGGTCTCCTAAATCAGTTGGGGGTAAGTCTTATTTCACCGGTAATGGGGGTAACGCTGAGTACCCAAATACGTCAACCACGTTTTGTCAGAGACCTATACGCCATTACAAGTTCCCGGATAACTCTGTCGCTCCTTTTATGGGTAATCCGTCTCAACTGACTGGTCAATATGGAGTTGACTCCTATATTTATCCTATGGGGGTGATGCTTGATGACGATATCGTTAATGAGTTTCTGGATATAGCGGTAGAGAACGGTCTTATAGATAAGGCTAGAAGAGATTCTATAATAGGATATGAGTTGTATAGGGGCGATAGGACGTTGGATAAGAGCGTTATCGGGACCGGTCTTGCTTATGATATGTTTAAGTACGATGATCCAGACGGATCGGCTAACCTTTATCCTAATTACCCTTACAACGATTTGTCTGATGATATGTATATCTATAAGGATATTAATCGTGAGAAATTTATAACGCATCCGTTTAACAGGAGGGGTAATATCTGGTATTCATTCTTAAGTCCTGATATTGCCTTTAACAAGCCTGACGCTCCCACCGAGTGCCTTGTTGATGGTTATCAATTAGGTAAATCCTCCGGTATATTCAGGGAAGTGGAGGATCACCCTAAATGGACGATATTAGGGAGTAAGGCTTACAGTATGGCAACATCATTGGCTACGGTGGAGGCTATGGCTAATTTAATATCCGCTATAGCTGAGTATACATATCAGTCGGCTTCACAGCAATATGTCGGTGGAGGCGTGTTCTTTTTAGCCAACCCTGTCGGCATAGCGCTGACGGCTATCCGTCTGGCTACGGGTATCGCCAAGGCCACAGCCCAGTCCGTGGTGGATATAGGCAAGTACAGGTATCAGTGGTTAACGGCATTGATAGATAGGGGACCTAGACGGAACTATGCTTATTATTATACTTCTGTCGCTCATTATAATTTATTTTACCAAAAAATAGGGGAGTCAGAGTTACGTGGATTGTCAACGGCTAAATATATCAAGAGCGGGTTATATCCGGTAACAGATATCTCTTCGCAAGGGGAGACCGTAGGCGGTAAGCCTATTATCATAAACAACCTCGATCGTGAGCACTCGTTATTCATGTCATTTGGTATGGATAAATATATGCTTGAATATCCGGAGTTGGTTTCAAGTTACGATACCAGCCGTATTCAGGATGAGTGTAATATTCGTAACGATGAGGTGGCTGGTATGACGCCTCATTTTATGACACGTGAATCTTTCGTATCCTGCCCCTATATGAGGATAAAGAAATATTCTCCGGCTCAATACGGACAGATAGAGGATATCAGGTGGGTATCGTTAGGTGGTTGCGGGTTGATGGATAAGGATAAGCGTAAACCTGTTTTTGGAGGTGATGTATTTATATCAAGATTCTCACTTAAGAGGAAGATGCCTATGTTTTACTTGACTCAGTTTGGTCAGGGGGACATGATACCATTCCCTTATTATGATTATCGGAACATCGGGTATCCCCGTTATTTTGTTAATTACGACACCGGGGAGGATTATCTTAATAAGACCGATACGGATACCGGATCGCTATACTCTTTCCCTAGCCGGAAGAGCGCTTATGAGATGGTTTGCAAGACCGGAGATATGTATCTTAGCGGTCGTTTCTTCCTATACTTCTATGGCATACCTCAGTTTCTTGTGGAGTCTGAGATCAATTGCAATTTCCGTATAGCCGGACCTGAGCCTTACGAGGGGTTCTATCCGGAGGTGGGGGATTATATATCATGGACCCAGGAGCGTAATGTCCCTATATCAAGGGATAATGTGTTTAAGATAAGTCCTGTGTATAAGAATCGTTTTACGCTAGGCGGAAGGTCATTACCAGAGACGTATGATAGCAATTTTTGGGACTGCGCTTACCAAAGACCCAACGGCGTCATATGGAGCACCGCCGACGTGTCGGAGAATAGCATGACCGATCCTTGGCTGTCGTACAAGCCTATGGATTACCATGAGTTCAAGACCTCTTTCGGGAAACTTATAAGCATGAAAGGGATAGAGTCGGATCAGATACTGGCTCGCTTCGAGAATCAGGTAGGGCTTTATAACGCCATAGACGTGTTGGCGGAGAGAATATCCCCGGAGAATAGCGAGCTAGGGACAGGTGGTCTTTTCGCCTCCCGTGGTATCGAGTATAATAATACGACGTTAGGATATTCCGGGACCCAGAGTCGGGATATGATCAGTTGCGAGTTTGGGCATTTTTGGGTCGATTTAAGGCGTGGTCAAGTGTTTAAGGTAGATTCTAATGGTAGGAATCTTACGGAGGTCACACCGGGGCTTAGAAACTGGTTTAAGGAGCATCTTCAGATGAAGATCATCCGTAGCCGGATATATAACGCTGATACGGACGCTGAGTTGTCTTATTATGATATCGATAACAAGTTCTTTGGTATAGGGCTATCCATGGGCTGGGACAATCGGTTCAAGAGAGTTCTGATAACCAAGAAAGATTATATACCGGTAGGGAATCCGAGCGAGTACCAATTCCGTGGCGGCCGGTTCTACAGGAACGGGCAGGCGGTGGAGCTACAGGACGCCAGCCATTTCACGGACGTCTCGTTCACCGTTGGATATAACTGCCTGAAGGGTGAGTGGAAATCATATTTATCCTACACCCCTGATTATTATATCGAGCACCAGCATTATTTCCAGTCTGGAAAGAACTACTCAAGTGAAAGTCAGGAGATAGGGTTATGGTCTCATGGATTGACCAACCAATCGTATCAAGTATTTTACGGTAGGCTATATCCGTTCGTTATAGAGGTACCAGTACGTGAGCAGTATGTGAATAAGATCCTCACGAACTACCAATATAGGATGGATGCCAGAAGGTATCAGGATGAGGTTAATTACCAAATTCTTAGGACTACCGGATTCAATAAGGCATGGTTTTATAACGATACCAACAACAGTGGTGAGCTTCGGATGGTTATCGCTGACAAGAACGATATGAGCCAGCGGTTAAGGTATCCTGTAACCAATGACGATAGCCGTGAGATACTGGTGACGGAGGTTGATCAGAAGATAAATATAAATGACTATTTTAACGAGGTCAAAGACGATACTAATAACCTCCCGGTATGGATCAAGGACGTGAATGATATTGACCGGAAGATCGACCCTAGGGCCGTCGATTATCACCGGAGGTGGCGTGATCGTCTTCGTGGCGATTGGTTCTTGGCTAGGTTCGTGAATGACATTGAGAGCCGGTTCAAGATGATAGTGCGTTGGTTTAGCAATGAGGAGAAAGTTTATTGATTTATTAACATATAGGGGGGGGTATTTTGCCGCCTCTCCCTTGTATATTAAAACGATATGGAGGATTTTATTGGTAAGTACGATGGTAATCAAATAGACAGTAGACTTGATAAGGTCAAGGATATGGTTGGCGCCACGGCGTCCGGGGCTGGCGCTGCGGGATTGGTGCCGGCTCCTGCTAAGGGGGATGAGGGTAGGTTCCTTTGTGGTGATGGTACGTGGAAGGACGCAGTAGCTAAAAGTGATGATGAGGATGCTTTTTTAGCTATCATCTTACAGCTTGTAGGAGATCAATCTACTACTTTGCCTCAATCTCAATATAATACTATAAAGTCGTTGTTTGATGGTAGTTCTACGTCCAATGTCAGGATGATAAGACCTAACAATTCTTTTGTAGAAGCGTTAGGTGGCGTGAATATTAATGATTTGATGGTTTTTAATGATCAAAGGAATGATTGTATCACTATTTATATCAGCGCTTCAAATAATTCCCTTAATATGGGATTTTCAGATATATCTATATCTGTTTACCCTAATTTGAATGTTGAATATATTAATTCTTCTTTAAATATAGCATCATCAGATAACACTGAGATAGTTATTGTAAGGTCTTTTGGGAATACAGAAGATAATATAAATTTTGATAATCAGCTTCATCTTAAGTTGAAAGGGACTGGGAATAAAGCATTGATGGATAATGGGTTATATCAGGATATAAGAGGTATAGACATATCAAGTTATCTATTAGAACCTGGGACTATTGATATAGTATCATCTATAACCAAATCAAAATATGATGATATAAAAAGTTATATTCTAAATAATGATCATATGTATCTTTCACGAGTGATATCTGGCTCCGGTTTTACGACGGCTTTTAATTCATATATCATAGCAAGTTATATTTATGATGCCGCTTATTTGGTATTTTTTGATCCGAATTCTTCAAAAATGAGTAAGATAAAAATTAATTATGATACTTATGAGGTAAGTACTATTGTAATTTAAATATTTGATGTTATGGCAACAGGAAAAGCTAGCGGTAAGAAGAAGGGCAAATGCCCGAAATCAGGATGTATCAAGAAAGTAGGGAGTGATTGGCGAGTGGTCAGTAACAAGACCGGTAAATTATGGCCGGCTAAGTACAAGTCTAAGGAGAAAGCTAAAGGAGCCTTGGCTGCTTATCACATGCATTAGCGTATAAACGGGTACATGATTTATTATGTGCCCGTTTCGTGTTTTTAGGCTTGTGATATTATGGTTATCTTTGTGAAAAACGTAATATATGTCTAAGAAGAATAAACCGGAGGAAATCCCATCGTGGATAAGGGATTTATATAAGGAGGATCTTGATCGTGTCGTAAGAGGCGAGCGTCCTATGTATTTCAGGGGTATGGATGATAGTCCTTTGAGAAACGTGTCCCCGGAGTTTGATATCCTTAGCGGAGGAGCCGCAGTTAAAGGCATGAATGGGATAAGAGGTGCGTTGTCCCCGTTGAATAATGGCATGGGTAATTATAATTTCAGTATCAGGGGTATAAATAAGAAGGTCGGTGAGTTGGTTGATGAGGCGGGGCTATATTTACCTGAGAAATTAAGACCTGTATATCGGACTGTGGTGGATGCTATGTCGAGTTCCAAGGATAAGGGGTTGGGTCATATCACGCAGCCGTTGGCCAACGCCCTGTACCCGGCGGACGAGCGGCGGAACCGGCGTCTGGAAGGGGAACATCCCGTTGGTTATGTGGATGCCATAGACGGCATATGGCCTAGGGAGAAATATGGGTTATGGGGAGAGAAAATTGAGCGGAAAGCCGAAGGAGGTCCTACTGGTAATGATCCTATGTATGTAAGACAAGATGTATCTGATAGAGCTTCGTATTTAAAAGACATCATAGGTAACGCCATAAGAAGGAGGTTGTACGAGAATGTCACCCCCGATGTGGTAGCCTCAAATGCTAGCCTTCCTGACAAGGTCAATGAGTTTATATATGGCAGAAACGGGAAGGCTAACGTTGATGAATATAGCGATCAACTATGGGCGAGATTTTTATCTCAACCTAATAATCTAGATGGCAATAATAAGGAGATACGGATTCCTGATAATGTCATTACTGATATTGAGAAGATGTTCAATCGTGACACTAAGGATGAGATAAAGAGGTTAGATAAGAAAATACATGATACGGAGCAAGAAATATATGGTTCTGATACACCGGCATCAGATGAGCTTTATGGTAAATTGGAGTTCTTAAAGAAGTCAAGAGAGTGGGTAGATATTTTTGAGAAGAATCGTAATTCGGTAAGATCTGGTAAGCCTACTGTTTTTTCTGAATACGATTTTTATCCTGAGGCTGCTGGTGATCTTACCCCATTGTCAGGATTTGGTAATTTTACAATTTATAGGCGTCCGGATGGAAGGTTAGGTGTTTACGACGTGTATGATTTTTATAGCGATGATCAAGAGTTTCCTGTCAATATAGTTACCAAGACGCTGGATGCTATAGGTAATAAGTTTGATGAGAGAGGTTCGTTTAAGGATTATAGTCCTCTCCCGGAAAGCGGAAAGGAGGCTCTTGTCCGTAACGCTATTATGTCTAAGAATAAGTTAGAGAATAAGGAAGATGGAGGGCCGGTTGATACAGGGCGAGATTACGGGTCTGGTAAATATGTTATCGATCCAAACAGATCAGAGGATAATAAGATGGCTGTGTATGATGAGATATGGGATTATCTGACTGATAAGAAGGGAATACCACAAACACAAGCCATCGGTATCCTGTCGAACATCGCCGCCGAGTCCGGAGGGGACACCGAAGCCCTAGGCGCCGCCGGTGATTTTGGCATCCAACAATGGCTTGGACCGAGGAAGAAGGAGCTACAGCGCAGGTATGGTAAGAAACCGACATTGACCCAACAACTGGATTATCTTGTGGATGAGTATCAAGGTCGTGTACCGGGGCTAGGTTGGAACTACATGAACCAAGGCAAGTTCTTTGATAAGGACGCTCAAGGCAATATATATAATTACTATATGTATTCGAAAGCTGATTTTGATAACGCCACGAATTATAAGGACGCTACCGTAGCATGGAATCAAGGATACGGAAGACCCCTTGGATCGACATTAAGAAACGAGAAGCGGTTTGAGTTCGCCGATATGTTCTCCAACAGATACGGTGTCCCGGAGAACGAGCCAATGAGATACGAGTTCGGACAGCGGGATTCGGGCACGGGGGACGGAGGTCAGCGGCCCGTACCTGAGACGGTAGCCCCTGCCGATCCTTCCTTGGCTTCCCGCTCTTCCATGGATAGCTGGTGGGAGAAGGAAGGTCAAGACCTGTTATATAAGATGCTAGCTCAATCCGGCGCTAACAAGAAAGCTATAGAGGACATCGCTAATAATATTAAGAATGATCCTCAATCGGAGGCGCAGATAGCGGAGGCCGAGCGTATGCGTAAGGAACAGGCGAAAAGGCAGTTGGTGCTTAATATGATACCGAGGTTAAGTCTTAACATAAAAGGTATGAGTAGAACTCGAAATTAATACTACATTTGTGAAATTATTAAATGTTTTAGATATGAAAAGATTGTTGTTTTTGTTTGCTATGTTATTGACGCCGTTCGCTTTGATGGCGCAAGAGGTAATCCCATCAGAAGGGGCTATCACTATTGATTTAACTACCTTCACCGGCATCATGGCTTTCGTCACGATGTCAGCTACGCAGTTAGCCAAGGTAGTGCCGTATATTGACACCCATAAGTGGGCTAAAGTCCTATCCGCCGTAGTCATAGGTATGCTGGTTTGTATATTAGCGTGGCTACTAAAGGTGTCTCCATTGCTTATAGGGAGTGAATGGTGGGAGGCTCTATTATATGGAGTGGCTGTAGGTCTCAGCTCTGCCGGTTTCTATGATTTGGTTAAGGCTATAGGATCATTATTCATAAAAAGAATTTAATTCTGTACATAATAATAGCATTTGCTGAGAGACTCATCGTTGTGAAATGATGAGTCTCTATTTTTTTTAAACTATCTTTGTGTCAGAACGAAATTAATTTGATATGAGCAAGTATGTAATCAAGAGGAAGATACCTAAATATCAAGAGGCCGGGGAAGTCACCCCTATTATGCCCGGTAATGTTGTTGGTCTTCAGGGTATTGGAGTGGAGCCTTTGGTTTCTTCTACCCAGATAGGATTTGATATTCAGCAGCCTGATATTAATACCATTGATACAAGTGATTTGAGCGCTTTGGTTGACAGTAATAAGAAGGTTGATAAGTCTGGTAGTACGGATGTTTTTGATTTTACCACTATCCCTTACTATGGTGCTGATGATATAGGATCTAGGTTCACTCAGATGGGTCGTGGTATAGGACGTATGAGAAGCGAGGGATATGGCGATTTATCCACCGGGGCTAAAACAGCTAATACGATAACTACCATAGCCTCGGGAATTAGTGGTATCATGGGGTTGGCTCGTAACGTGGTTTCTGGGATAGCGTCAGAGAAAGGTACTCGTACCAATATTAGGTTAGCTCAGGAACGTGAGGCTAGGCAAAGAAGGCAATCCCAAATGCAGTACAAGGATGGCGGGGGCGTTTATCTAGGACCTAATAATAGGTTTGATAGCGGAAGCCTTACCGGTGAGTACCTGTATCCGTTACCTAAGTCGATGGAAGATCAAGCCAACGTGGAGGTCGAGAAGGGCGAGTACGTGACGCAGCCCGGAGAGGCGCCGATGGAGGCTATGGGGCAGAAGCACGCCGATGGGGGAACGCCTGTTTCTTTGGAGCAGGGTACGAAGGTTATTACCGATGATACCACCATAGAGCCGGACTTCGCCAAATACATTAGAGATACGTATGGGATTAAGGCTACACCAAAGGATACGTACGCTACGTTAATGGATAGGTATAAGGTTAAGATCGGTCTTAAATCAGCTTACGATGACCAGAAGAAGGCGTTAGAGAAGTTGAAGAAGAACGATAAGATAGATGATGAGAATACAAGGCGTTTAAACGCCTCCGTATTATCTAAGGCTATAAATGATAGTAACGATACCGTTAATGGCTTAGAGGGAAGGTTTACGGACTTCGCTAATGTCATATACAAGGAGCAGGAAGACCGGAAGATGAAGAAGGATGAGGATACGTATTTCGCTAAGGGTGGTGAGATAGATAACATCATATCCAAATCCATGAAAGAATACGGTCTTACGGAGGAGGATATAGCTGAGGCTAAGAAAGAGCTGCTTAAGAAAGTGGCTGGTATTCGCCAGAAGATGGAGATAGGAGGCACGTCCTTGTTCGGTCGTAAATTAACTTTCCGCCCGATCGAGAATAGGTTCAACAATGATCCTAACTATTTCGGTTATCAGCGCCAAGGAACTGATGGCTCTTATGGAGGTATTAATACGGATGAGAGGTTGAATTATTATAAGACATTCAATCCGGTCGCTTACGATGCTTATATGGGAGCTTCAGAGGGCACTAGGGCTAGGGCGTTGCAAGACGCTATCTACGGTCAGACAAGTAGCTGGATGGGCTTGGCTACGGCTGAGAACCCGATCATCGCCAACGCCGAGGCGCTTCGGGATTACACGACGCTCGTTTCCTTTGGCGGTGAGGATAGTCAAGGTAATTACCCGGAAGACAAGAAAGCCGCATATCATGATAGGATGAGAGACAATAAATTAGGTTTGTTTACCACATCTCGCCCTATGATCGGTCTAGACGTTGTTACAGAGGAACAGCATAAGGCTCTTAACGATGCTGGTATCACCCATTTTAGCCAACTATTCTCTGACAAGAACAAGGATGTCGTTAATAAGATACTTGGCGAGGATATGCTTAAGATGCAGGCATTGAGATCCATGAAAGGAATGGAAGGTCTTGATTTTATACTTGACCCTCATAAGGTGGCTCCTGGTCCTATGGATATAGGTGATGTGGAGGATCCTGATGTTAAGTTGGATATGCCTGAGCTGATTGATCCTAATACACTCCCTAAGACCAATACAAATGCCAGTACTAACACCGGTAAGACTAATAATGGTAACGGGAACAGGAATATAGTGGGTGGTGGCCTTGACTTCCCTGAGGTGTTCAGGATGACTCCGGGAGCCGTGACAACGGAAGGTATGGAAAGGCATTACGCTCCTACCGTGGATCCGGTGTTGAGATCGGCTGATCAGTATATGGTTGAGGCTAATCGTGCTTTCCAATCACAATTGGATCAGATGGGTAATGTCCCGGATTCCCAGAGAGGGGCTTTATCATCCAACTTACAGGCTATCATGAGTTCCAATATAGGTAGATACATTAATGAAGTAGAACAAGGGAACGTGGCTCAAAGGACTTGGGCTGATAATGTAAACGCCCGTACTTGGGCTGATACGTATGATAAGAATATAGCCCAACGTCAAGCTTACCAGCAACGTATATTGCAGGGATTGGCTATAAATGACGAGAACTGGGCTAGGTATTTCGATAGCGTAAATGACGAGATCCAGCAGAAGTGGAATACGGCTACGACCATGAATACATTAAGGTCTATATTTGGGGATGTAAAGATTGGTCCCAATGGACAATTAATCGCTGATCCTCAAGGAGATATATTGAGTTATAGGAGATTATATCCTGCTCAGGAAGTAACTAAAGGCAAGAAAGGATAAAGGATGGCTTCACAATATAGTATATTAAGGAATTACGGCAAGTACGTATCACCCTACAACATGGATGTCATGATGCAGGGGATGGGGTACATGCAGCAGAAGATAGATACCAATCGGCAGGCTATAAACGAGTATGCTGATTATATTATCAATTCTGACATTATAAAACCTCAGGACAGGGAATATCTTCAGAACAGGTTAAATGGATTGATACAGGACGTGAATAACGTGTATCGTAAATCTAATTTGGCTTCCGACGGTATAGCCAGAAGCATACAGGCTCGTCTTGGAGAAGCTCTGGATACCCGTGTGTTGAATGCTATTGCCGGTACTAGGGAGATCCGGGCTTTTAGCGAGAAGATGGAGGATATGAAGCTGAACAATCCCAAGATGTATAGTCCTATAAACGAGGCTGAGGCTTTCGCCGATGCCGTGGCTTGGATGAATGACGGTCAGGTAGGGACACGTCTTAATCCTATACATTATACCCCTTATACGGATTATCATGCTGAGATTGATGAGAAGATGAAGAATTTCATCTCCCTTAACAAGGGGAAGAAAGTCAATGTACCGGTGACTGATGCCAATGGCAACAGGACGGGCGAGATGCGTGAGATGTATATAGATGAGATGAGTTACGCTCAGGTCAGGGATATAGCCATGGCTTCTATATCTGAGAACGGTAAGGCTCAGATGCAATTAGAGGGAAGATATATGGCTAGAACGAATCCTGACTTATTTAATGTTCAAAGCACCTCAGATTTCCTTAAAGGGTATATTGATGATTTCAGTGTCAAGGAAGAATCCATACGAGCCAAGCTAAAGGGCGTTGGCAATGACAAGGCCAAGAGGGCTAAGTTGGAGTCGGAGCTGGCGGATATTATCAAGCAGAGAAATGATTTCGTGGAGGAGGCCGAGGGCGTTATCGGTAGCAACTACAGCCCGGAGCGAGCCGGCATGTTCATGGTACGACAGCAGTTCCTTCGTGGCGTCGGGCTGAGATGGTCTTATAATAACTCATACGAGACGTTGGGTGTTGATGATTATTATTTCAAGGCCAATCAACAGATGATGGAGAGAGCTAAGTTCAATGAGACAAAAAGGCATAATCTAGCCATGGAGAAAGCAGCGTTGATGAGAGCCAGCAAATTGGGTAGGTCGGAGAATGGGGGTGACGGAGGTGATAACACGACCGGTCCTACCGTGGTTACTAAGAGCGCCAATCTTGAAAATGTGAATATAAGCGATGAGTTCATGAACGGGTTTATAGCCAATGAGAGGGCGGCAACTACCGGCATGAGTAATTTTGTTAAGTCACTGTCAGATGACGCTAGAAGGAAGATCGACGCATGGGCGTCTGATCCTGAGAATAGTAACGTGGTCAAGGATATGGATAACGATCAGGTTATCATGGCTTATTTCAAGGCCAATGGAGGGTCAAGGAACGAGTTGCTTGATTACAATGGTCAGGATAGTTACCTGAAGCTTCTTGGGTTAAATACTCAAAGAGGGAAGTATAATAAGATCAATGATGGATTCAATAAGGCGGAGAACGCTGTTTTGGATGGCGTTGACGCTATAGTCGAGAAAGAGGCTAAATCTTTTGGTGGATCAGGCATAGATGTTAGTTACGGATTTGGGACATTTAATCTTGAAGATATCAACAGCAATGGTGATAAGGTTTTTGATATAGATGGGATAAATGACATAACATTAAATGATTGGGCTAAATTATCGGCATATAGCTCTATTCTTAGTAATAGTGTTAAAATGACCGATCTTATTCATGCAGCCACTCCTGGTGTCCATAACCCTATTGTTTTAGGGGATGTCAATTCTGGAGAGGCGGCTGTATTGGTGAATAGGATAAATGATTTGATGGGTACGTCATTGACATTGGATGATATTAATTTATTATCTCTTATTCCTATGGATGTTTCTGATGACGGTAATATGATAAAAGTGCTGACTGATGGGCTGTCTGATGGCAATAAAAGGAATGTGGCCGTAGCTAAGGCCATGTATGACGAAATGCAGAAAGAACAATACGATGTGTTTAGGCACAAATGGAGTCGTGGCGATCTGGGAAGGTTGGCTGATGACGCCAAGCGAGCCGGCGAGGATTACTTGAGACAATATCGTCATGAGTACGCCGAGCGTGAGTATATCTTCTCCGGCGATTATCCGTCTAAAAGCCAAGCCGAGTATGATTATATAAAGATTAGTGACCTGTTCACCCGTGGTGGCGGTTTTATCCCCAAGGATAAGGATAATGCCAATACGAAGATAACGTTTACCATATCCCCTATAGGTGATGGTAATTATCAGATCATTGGCAATAATGGAGGTGATGGTCGATCTGTTGTTGAGGTAAGCGAGGCTGATCTGGCTGCGAATGGACTTACTTTCTACAAAGAGGATGTAAGCATCCCGTCCGAGACCTATGATTCCGGTGTCGTACCCATATCTTTCGCCAGCTCAAGCAACAACGCTTATGGGAAGATGGCTAAGTCATTGTTGGTAGCTCCATTCGCTTACGCTAGCGGGGCCAAGGACACGGTAATGCCTTATATAGATATGTTTACGAATATAAATGACGGTAATATCAGGAAGAATCAGATGATGATCGCTACTGACGTGTTGTTCGATAACGCTTCTATGTACGAGTTAAGGGCTTCCGGATATAAGTATAATAATGGTTCTTCTGGGATAAATGTTGATATATATAGCAAAGGAGGGGCTAGAGAGGGTAATACCCCGTTGTATTCAATTGATCTGGATGGCGTTAACTATGCTGATGAGGTAGCAAGGAAGATCGACTTCTGCCCGCAGTATTATTTGGTCATGGCATGGCAACAGATACTTAGCAAGGAGAATGAGGTGTATTGGAGGAGCGAGGGAAGATCTACTACTGATGATTTCGAGAGCTTCATCTCGCCCATAGCTGATATGATTGATCAGGAGATAAGAAACAGGAATAACGGAAATAGTGGAAATAATGGAAACAATGGAAATCTATAATAATACCTCTAACGGAAAGGATCTTGCCGAGAAGTACAGATATCCTACCATAAACGTAGATAATATAAAGGCTATTGGTACGGATCCCTATGATATACCGGATCGTGACCTGCCTCCGGTATTGGATCCGTATTCCGCTTCCGAGAGATCAAAGTCCCAGATACCGTCATTGTCGGAGAGGATCAAGAATACTGTTAAGACAAATTATTATGATGATATGAAACATATGTCCCCATTAGGATATATGGCTTCTGATCAAAGCTATAAGGGCAGGTTTAATCTTACTGGTCCGGAGATATCGTTGGAGGATTCAAGGTATCGACTTAGTAGCGGTACTTGGATACCTAAATACGAGTCTTATATCCCTGGTGTAGATAATGACACACGTTTATCTAGGAGTCAAGGTAGGACTGAAAAATGGATGAGAGGTTTGGGAAAATTTGTAGGTAAGACTGCCCTATACGGATTAGGCGGCGTTATCCAGCCTTTTTATGGTATTTACGCCGGTGTATCCAGAGGTAATTTTAACGCTGTTTTTGATAACGATTTCACGAGATGGTTGGATGATCAGGACAAGAAGATGGATTACGGTCTTGCTCATTATTACAATCGTGAGGAGCGGGATATGAATTTCCTTCAAAGCATGACCACGGCTAATTTCTGGTCTAACGATTTTTTATCCGGTCTTGCTTTTACCGCTGGAGCCATGTTATCGTCAGCCGTATATTCCGGCGCTGGATTGATGAACTTAGCTCGTACGGGAGCTAGGGCGGGCGTGGCTTTGGCTAGGATAGGCGAAGCGGCTTCGGATACCAAGAAAGCGTTCGGCGTCTACCTTAGGGCCGCCCGTACGGGACGGAGGATAGGCAAGGGACTGGACACCCTCGCTTTCCTTGGCACATCTACCTCGTGGGAGGCGTCTGTCGAGGCCAGAAGCATGCTGATGGAGGCTGAGGAGAATTTCAGGCAGTCTTACCGTAACGCTTATGGAAGGGAAGTCCCATATGAGGAGCTTATGAAGTTCAGAGCTGACAATGCCAATGCCGCTAATGCCGTATTTGCCGCCAACGTCGGCATATTGTCATTATCCAATATAGCTATGTTCGGCGATATGTTCGGCATGGATCTTGGTGTGGATAAGTTCATAAAACGCAATATATTTGGCGTAGGTGCCGAGAGGATGGATAACGGTACGTTAAGAGCCATAACACCAAAGAAATGGCAGAAGGTAGCCGGAAATACGTTCAATATCATCAAGCGCCCAGTGTCAGAGGGTCTGTATGAGGAAGGTCTTCAGGGAGTGGCTAGTAAGTCCGCCGAGGATTGGGTAGAATCAAGATACAATCCTATGGCTATCCGGCAGAATATAGGCTATATGGAGGCTATAAAGAACGGATTCAAGGAGACTTATGGATCCAGTCAGGGATGGAAGGAGATCGGTATCGGTATGATTATCGGATCGGTTATGGGTGGAAAGACCTTTGGAGGTATAAAGGAATGGAGCCAAGACATGTCCCGGAACAAGGGGATGGTGGAGGCCTACAACGCCAATGCCGGCGCCTTGACCGAGGCCGCTGTCCGTGCTATTCGTGGCAGTATGGCTCTTAACGCTCAATTATCTGGCGTAGACACATCGTACGAGAGTGATGGTAGGATCATAAACAAGGATTTTAGTGACGCCGTATTCAATCGTCTCCGTTATGATTCGGAGATGGGGATGCTGGATGATACCAAGGAGAATTTCAGGACGGTAGTCGAATCTATACCTAACAGCGATATAGCCTCCGATATGAATATGACGGATGAGCAGGTCAATGAGTATAAAGCCGATCTTGTCAACGAGTTTAATAAGAAGGTGGATAATTTCATTATGGCCAACAGATTCGCCGACTCCCTTACCGATGGTATATCCAATAGGTCGTTTAACGCCTATATCTCCAATATGGCTTATAATGGCCTTGAGGCGAAGGATAATTTGAACGATATTGCCAATCAGTTAAGAAGGATATACAATACGGATATAGGCCCCGCTCTTGATATATATTCTCGTCTTAATCCTGATTCGAGCAGGGATCTTGAAGAACTCAGGAAGCTTACGGATGATATACAGAGGATGGAGAAGAATATCTTGAGGCTTCAACAAAGTGTCGCGTCGAAGGACGCTCTTGAATCTGATAAGGCTAAGTTGGTCAAGGAGAATGATAGGCTTCTTAAATTAACAGAGGATAGGATCGCATTGGAGAGGAAATTAACTACGTTAATTAACTCAGAGGCTGATATATCTAAGTTGTTCTTAAATAGAAATGATTCAAGGATTAGTGCCGCTGATCTTATGGCGGCTTATGATACTATAGCTGATTTTGAGAACGTCGTATCTATCCGTGGGGTTGATAATTATAAGGAGGCTATGGCATTGCTTAGTGAGTATCGTCATAATCTTGTGGCTTATAAGAATATAAACGAGTCTCTTCGTCGTATGCGTGACAGAAGATTCATCCGGGCGCAGGAGCGCGGGTTCATGAAGATATTATCGAACGTATGGGGTAAGACTTATGAGGAGGATGATAGCAAGTATGATTTCAGGAATACTGATAATCCTGATGCCAATGATCTTTACGCCAACGACCAAGCTATAGACAAGGCTTACCAAGATGGTCTTATAGGGGAGGATGAGGCATTTATGTTCAAGACATATAATCATATGATAGCCAGATCTATGGAGAACGAGATTAAGACCGATGAAGGTAATATAGTCGAGAGGGTTCCTGATGATGAGGATATCATAAATCCTTCTGACGATAGAATCAATAATATAGCTATAAAGATATGGAACGGTAATGAGGATGTCTTATCTCCTAGGGAGAGACAGATATATGATAATAACAAGCCTCGTGTCGATAGTCTAGTTAACGGGTTTGGGGATAATCCTATTTCAAGGATCAATAAGGCTAGATCGATAATAGATAGATTGAAGATCCATGATAATATTTATGATAATATCAAGGACGCTGTTGATGATATTGTAGATATGAATATCAATGGTCTTGATCAGGATCAGATCAAAGAAGCTATAAAGACTTATAATGATCTTATGAATGAGGCTGACAATGGCAATGAGATTGATCAGGATAAGCTTAATGAGGCTATTGATATTATCAATAATTATTCCGATGGGCCTCTTCTTCAATTCGTGGAATGGATGAGGTTGTATGATAACGGAAGTATAGCTGTCAAGGATTACGATAAATCCATACCTATGGGTGATGTCCTCACAGAGAGCGAACCCGGGACATCCACCGGCAGGACGGAAGTTAACGCCGCCCAGAACCCGGTGGTGTTGATGGCCCAGAAGAGAGAGATCGGTGGGGTCATGTATTATGAGGTTGGCGGAATGAGACTTGATAGGTTTATGGACAGTCTTGGGCTTAAAAGATCTGATGCCACTGATACTGATAATGGAAGGGTGATGGATTTCACCAACGGAACCGACATATTTACTGTTATAGAGTCAGATAACCACTCAAGATGGATGATTAGCGAGGATGACGCTCAGGCTTTCGAGAACGCTACCGGTGTCATATTGGGGCGGCAAACCGCCTTGTCGACCTCCATCTGGTTCATGGTGTATCGCAAGGGGCAGGATGGATCTATTGTCCCTTATTATACGGGTGATACGTTTGGATCTAACAACGAGTCGGTGAATCAGGAAGCCGTAGCTAATCTCCGTAAGGATAATATCGTAAGGTTTAAGATGGATATGTCAGATCCATATACCAAGGAATTGTATGATAAATACAATAGCCTTAACGCCGTTGACCCTAATTCTGATGAGACTAAGTCGGCTTACCGAGAGCTGGTTGATAATATGGTTATTAAGATCGTGGATAGCGACGGCAATTTCGTCTCGGTACTGAAAGCCAATGACCCGGATTCAAAAGGAAGTAACGCTGATTTAAGGAGTATGGCCTTTGAGTTGTATAGGGATAATGTAGGATCTGTCGCTGGCGAGATTGATATACCGTTCGTAGGCACAGTCACCAGTGTTTTGCCGGGAAGACCTAATTTTAGCGTAAGTGATGATAATGGGACGTTGATGGTATCCGAGAATGACTTTACCAGCGAGACGGTCGACAAGGTAGAGAGCGTAGGATATATAGAGAACGGGGTGGTTACGATGAGGGATGATATTAAGTATAATATATTCCCGTTCTGTACGGCTATCGTCAGGGACAAGTATGGTGATTATAAAAATTCACGTATCCCGGTCGTAGCTATAAAGACAGGAAATGGAAGAAATTACCTGTACCCCGTAAGATTGAAAAATCAGGATATATCGTCATTCTCATCCATGATCGGATCGATGGCTGATAGGATTACGGAGGGTCTAGGCGGAGGCGTAAGTATTGATGATATAATGGATCTTAATAACGCTATAGCCAGATCAGGGTTGGATAATAAGACATATATGATTCCGCTGGCGGGAGATGTGGATGTTATCAAGAACCGGCTTGAAGCTGTCAGGAAAGCCGCTAACCAGATGCCTATGACCGCTGACGTAAGAGGATGGATAGGCGATTCTAGGACTAAGGAGGATATTTTGATGAATGACGTTACGATCAACATTGATCTTAATAACGATCCTTTCATAGCCCCTAAGTTCAGGATGAGTATTAGGAGGGATGAGACGTTCTTCGAGGAGACGGAGACCCCGTTCGTCAACCCGTCTGGCGTCCAATCGGGATCCGCTTCGCCTGCGAAGGCGGCCGAGGACAAGTCTTTGGTTTCCGACGGAAATGTCGTATCTGGAGAAAAAGAGGCGGAGGATCCTTGCTAAATAAAATATCTTGACTTATCTTTGCGGCGTCAGTCCATCACCTGACGAGTAAGATATTTAAAAGTTGGTCCCTGTCGGGTGTGTGATGGCCCCGGTGGGGACTCTTTATATTATGCAACTAGATTCTTTTTTACATCGGAAGATCATGCAAGACCTACGCATCCAGCGAGTGAAGGTCTTGATGATGTTATACACCAGTCATTATTTTGTCAATAACAGACAAAGGCAGTTACTTGACCATACATACGCTTTAAGCAGAAGTCAGGCTTTCGATTATATGACGGAGTTCAATAAAAGACTTAGTGATAAGATAGGTATAGAATGTACGATGGATATTCTTCTGCCTACCGATGATGATAACGCTAATATCATAATCGAGTACAATGGCATCATTAAGAAGTTGATGAGGGAAGCCGAGAAGCTGGAACTTGACACTGACGCTATTAAGGATATGATGCGCGATCTACTTAATGAGTTGAAAGATGATGTTGATCTTAATATCTTGATATTTGACGTAACCCAGTTACTTATAAAATACAATCTATTTAGGTTGGATGCCATAACCGAGCAGGAGTTCAAGGACTCTTTCGTCAGGATGGATAGTAGGAATATGGAGATAAAGAAATTAACTTTATCTGATATTAAGAAGGTGGTGATGATGATGGAGGATAGATATAGTTATATTTCGTCTATATGATAGACAAATATAATTGATTACGTTTTTTGTAAAAATATCTCCTATTTGTTTGTTGTTTTAAAATAAGTGTCTATATTTGCGGTGTCTATCCGTTGCTAGACCAGAAGAAGATATTAATATCGCTTAGGCGTAGGCGATAAATGAGAGCTATCAGTGGAGTAACGGACGCTGGTGGCTCTCGTTGTTTTATATTATGAACAAAGATCATATTTTGGGGTTGTATAATGATTTAAGTCATTTTTGCCAAACAGGGAAATTGAAACAAGCTGATTATTCAGGTTATTCTAGAGAGTTAGAGATTATTGTTAAAAATTTTTCGAGCGATTGTGATCGTTCAAAAAACGACAATGTGTTTATTGTTAAGGATTGCAGAATAACTTTGAATGATAGCGATTACAGCAATTTCCTTTATATGGCGCTAATAATGTTATTCGGTAGAAGTGATTTTGATCTTGATTATGCCTTGAAGTTATATAATTATTTTATACTTGCAGCCATAGAACGACAAGATGAACTATATGATGCGGGTTATGATGAGTATATAATTGATAGAATGTGTTTAGATCATGTTTTTAATGGTGTTGTATATAATATCATTATATCAAATACAAATAAGGATGTTGATGATATTCATTTGACTATATCTAATGATCTGAAAGTAAATAACGCTATACCTATGTTGATGTCCAAGATAAGACCATATTCGACAGAATATGATTTTTATGGTTTGTATGATTCTATAATAGGATATACTTATTTTCTAAAAAATAAAAAGAACTATGGATTAAGAAATAGTGGACTGTTGCGTACCTATATAGGAGTAGATATTAGTAATGGTCTTGTAAAAATTGGTAAGTCTAAGGATTTATACACTAGGGAGAGTTGTTTAAGGGTGAGTAATATCTATTTTTATATGATTGCATATGTAGATATGGATATAGAGCGTGAGCTGCATATTAAATATAGTGTATATAATGTTGATAGAGAGTGGTTTCATTTGAATAAAAAGCAGGTTAAGGAAATTATAAGCAAATATAATTTTAGAATTATAGAATCAAATGTTAAATATATTGACAATATATATGATATTTGATGAATAATGAATTTCATTTTTTTTGTTATTTAGGATTGAGCTTTTGCCTGTTCGTGAGGATCGGCAAAAAGATTTGCACTTTTCGGAGAAACATAAGGTTTGTTATTATGTTGTTATTTTGGTGTCCCGTCCGCTCGTGAGAGTAGGCGGGATTTTCTATCTTTGTGTCAAAACGATTTAGTAATGGGACGATCTTGTTATGTTATAAAAAATAAGGAGGGTGGGATAGATAATGTCCTTGCCCCGAACGACCAACCATCCGGATTATACCAAAGGGCGATGGAGGTGTTGGGCGACCAGAAGCAGGCCTTATCGGTCTGGGGTACGGCCTACTCCCCCGACTTCGTGTCTTTCTTTGGCGATTGGATGTCCATGCCATCAGAATATGATCTGGATAGTAATGGGGAACCTAGGTATGATGATGTCATGTCCTTTATCAAGCGGAAGAACTATTTCGTCGGTAATTTCATGGCCGATGAGGTTAAGGATATCAATAACACCCTTACTTCCTTGGGGGTTGATAATATCAATGATCTTAATGATATGATCATATCCAATTTCCTCTCCGGCGGTGATATATTCCTCAATAGATACAATCTTGATAGGTCCGGGATGTATGACGCTGATGAGATTGATAATATCATGACTAACCGATCGGAGTATGAGCGGGTAAGGGATATGATGAGGAGGATTGTCGATTTTATGTCTGACGGGGATCTTAATGAGAAGGATATGTATTTCCTATCCTCCGAGTCAGGTCTTGGTGATGATTATATGATATATGAGGATACATATGACTCGTTAGGGAAGAGAAAGGTCTTGAATCCAATAGAGGTAAGGGATACGATCATGAGGGCGGTAGGCGGTATCAGCGACCGCCGGGAGTTCGATCAGGCTTTCGCCTCCATCCCATACCCTTCCTTGGCACTCCGGTATCAGGAGGATCAGGATTACGCAGATCGGATGTATGACACGTATCGTAATATGACCCGTATGGAGGTTCGGAGTCAGGACGGAAATACGATTACCGACTCGTACTTCAATAGTACCACACCGTATATCAGTATGCCTAAGGATATGAAGGGTCTAAGGGATAAGGTTGGGGAGATAATCGATATGGATGATTTTAAGGACATCAAGGACGTTGCCGGACGTCTGCATGACATAGCCATGGATCTTGCCGACATGGGCGTGGATATAAGCGAGGCGATCAGCGATGAGATGGTTATATCCAGACCTGAGGATATCCGTGATCTTATGGCGTCGCTGGACGTCATGTTGTCTTCCATACAGGCCGGCAATTCGGTATACGATAGCTTTATCTCCGATCTTGATAGGATAACAGGAAAAGGGAATCCGATATACGAGGTTCAGGATACTTATTCTACTGGGGATAGGATGGTGTATGTAAGGTCCGGGAATACATCCCCTTCCGATATGTATGATAGGAGCATGTTGTATATGGGTAGGAATACGTACCATAACACAGCCCCGATAACCGACACCGATCAGGCCTATGAGATGTTGGCCAATATCGGGATAGAGCGGTCCTCGTACTTGCCGGCTGGCGTGGTCCCCGCCGGGGCTTCCCGTTCCGATATTGGCGTGGTCAAGGATAACATAAAGAAGCTAGTTATGTCCAACATCTCATCCTCGAATACAGAGAACATGATACTTACCAGATTGATATACCAGCATCCCGTAACCCCTAAGATGGATGATGTCGATATTGATCGGGAGTTCAGGAGATACGAGGCTAGGCAGGGAAAGGATCGGGATTTTATCAAATCCTGTACATCGTTGAGGAAGATCCAGATCAAGGAAAGGTTAAAAAAATCGGATTTATATAATAATGTCTTACGTTTCCTTGATTTTAATGGATTTTATAATGTATCTTTGAACCACCATGACAGAGGTACGTTAAAAAGCATGGAGATGTCGTTGCCGGAAGGTCAGGTAAGGGATCTTCTGTTTGACGTGGCTATCGAGTCCGGTGACAGTAGCATGAGAAACCTTTTCTATCTGGATGGTCAGGATAGGATGATGGATGTCGGGTTTTACAGGTATCTGTACCAAAGGAATCCGGGCCTGCTCCGGGAGGTCAACGGCGGCGTCGAGGCGAGACCGGACGGTTCGTTCTTGGCTCGTGGGAGGTATGATGATTTCGTGTCATTCCAATCCGGTTTATATGAGAAGGTAGGTGAGACGGTTGATGGTGCGATATACAGGTTCGTTGATGATCTTATATACTCCGATCCATCATCATATCAAGAAAACATGGTACGAAGGATGGGTGACGTTACGGTAAGGAGTGACGATAACCGACTGTCAAGGATAGAGGATAATCCCTCATCCAGTAAGATAGTTAATGAATACACTGCTAATACAAATAAGTTGATGCGAGATTTTTCGTGTAGTTAATCTCTCTTTGACGTCGTGAGACGTTTTCTTTCGAGCATTGAAACATTGAATTTATAGATTTGCGATGAATCCGGGTCGTAGTGATACGCTCCGGATTTTTTGTCTTGTATCGGTTCTTATTAATCCCATTTACAAGACATGACGTACTTTGATGATGACACATATCACGATCTTAGGGCTGTTAATTTTTGAACTTTGTAACGCCCTCCATCAGGTGGGGTTATTATTAATTCAAAAATAAATAGACATGGGTACAAGTGGAGACAAAATCGTTTTGTTAGACGGTATGGGTTCCGGTAGTGGAAGCGCCGCTAACGGTTTATTATCTATGATTCCGGGTATGTTCGCCAATTTAATAGGCGGGAATAAGATGGATCCGAACTTGGTGGCGGCCTTGATGAACGGTCGTAACAACCAAGATGGTTTTGGCGGGGCTAACGGTTGGTGGTTGTGGATCATCGTCCTGTTCTGGTTATGGGGCGGCCGTGGACGTAGCAGACGTTCGGATGGAACTTACATGGGTTATGGTGGTGGAATATATGACCATTATGGCAAGGAGCATGACGGTAGGATGGATGAGCTAGAACGCCGTGAGCGTGATCTTGAAAGACGTGAGAGGGAACTGGAACGTGACGAGCGTGAGCTTGAGAAACGTGAGAGACTCCATGAACGTGAGGACGAGATGTATCGCAGGGGATGGTTCGGTGAGCGTGGCATCCGTGACGAGTACGAAGGTACTGAACCGTATATGCGCAGGGGACGCAGGAGTCGTTACTACTGAGGAGCAGACGCCGATGACCCGGATTATAAGCGGTATATAGACACCCATGGATATCACTTTTCCAAGGAGCTGGCTAGGGAAGCCGCTGACAAGATGCTTAACGCCGACGGATCCAAGAGAAGATGGACGATGGAGGACGCTAAGCAGATGTTCGATAAATGCGGGGCCAAGAAACCTGATAACGCCACTTGGGGAGATATCCAATACCTGTTCGCTATGTTCTATAGCGACTACTTTCCTAAGGTATTGGATTGCGACCAGAAAATAGTCAAGGCTGTCTTGGCTTATCTGGAAGACCCTGACGCCCCAGAAGGGACGGCGTTCGTAAGGTATCTGGCGGTGCGGTGCTTCGTCGGTGACACAATCAAATGGAGTGATATGATTTAGGTTTGATACAACGTTGGAGAACCCTGTCGGCAATAGAATACCGATAGGGTTTCTTTTTGGTCGTAGCCTTATTATGACTACATTTGTTCGAGGTAGATCTTTTTGTCATGGTAGGGTGGGTGGGAATGAAAAAAGGCATCCTCACGGACACCCTTCCCCTTTGGTTGAAAATCACTTAAAACATTATGAGTTACTACACTGCAAATATAGATAAATAAACATAAATAGCAATGGCTAAAGGACATTATTGGATAGAGCCTGTGGATCAGACGTTAAACGATTTTCAGTTTTATAAGGCCCGTATCGTAGGCGATCCTGAATATGACGAGAAACATCATCGAGTTATATTGAGGACTGATAAGTATTTCCCTGTTGGGAGTATCTTTCATGTCCTTAATGATAAGGAGATGTTTGTTATTGAACGGAAATTCAAAATCTGGGGCAATAAATATGTCATAAGACCTTGTGAGGGTGAATGGGAATGGGAGTCTGTCCAGAAACTTAAAGACAAGGCTATTATATTCCGTAGCGGATTCCTGCATGGGGACGGCGGTTTCTGACGCTTACCCGTATCTCCCCCCCCCTATATTTCTTGGTGTGTATGTATATAGCTATATTTGAGCAAAAAATAAGTGTAATATGGCAGATTTTCAAGGTAAATACAATGGTGATCAGATAGAGCAGCTTTTGGATAAGGCTAATGATATTGATCTTACCAAATATGCTCTTAAGACGGATAATGCCCCTACCGCCACGAAATTACAGGCGGCTAGGACCATAGCGCTGTCCGGGGCTGTTACCGGTAGTGTCTCATCGGACTTCGGAGGCAACGTAACTATCTCCACGACATTGGCTAATTTTGATGCCTCTAAGATAGCGTCAGGAACCATCAGCATAGATAGGTTGCCTAAGGCGGCTTTGGAGAGATTGGTCGTGGTAGCTGACGATACGGCTAGATTCGCCCTTACCACCGCTACGGCTCAAAGTGGTGATACGGTAAAGGTCACGTCTACAGGTAAGATGTATCTGATAAAAGACGAGTCTAAATTAAACAGTGAGAATGGGTATGAGCCTTACACGGCCAGTCAGGCTTCCTCCGTGCCTTGGTCCGGGGTTACGGGCAAACCAAGTACCTTCACCCCTCCCACGTCCTCCGCTACCGTTCTTGGCGGTATTAAGGTAGGATATACGACTTCTGGGAAGAACTATAAGGTGCAACTGGATTCGTCCGGCAACGCTTACGTCAATGTCCCATGGACAGATAATAATACCACGTACAATCAAGCCACGGCTGATACTTTAGGATTGGTTAAGATCGGTTACGATACTAGTGGCAAGAATTACGCCGTGGTGTTAGACGGTAATGGGAAGATGTATGTAAATGTTCCTTGGACTGATAATAACACGACTTATGCTCAAGCCACGAGCGATAAGTTGGGTCTTGTTAAGATCGGATACTCTGCAACTGGGAAGAACTATCCCGTTGTTCTTGACGGTAGTGGTAAGATGTATGTGAATGTTCCGTGGACGGACACCAACACCACATATTCCAATATGGGGGCGGCTACTTCCTCTGCCGCAGGAAAGGCCGGTTTGGTCCCTGCTCCTGCCGCCGGAGCGCAAGGTAAGTATCTTCGTGGTGATGGAACGTGGCAGACACCTCCTAACACTACATATAGCAACATGGGCGGAGCGACGTCCTCAGCCGCAGGATCGGCGGGATTGGTACCAGCGCCGGCTGCCGGCAAGCAAGCGTCGTTTTTGCGTGGTGATGGCACATGGGTGGTTCCGACAAATACCACATACGCTAAGGCTAATACCACGACCTTAGGATTGGTGATGATCGGATATGCGGAGAATGGCAAGAATTATCCGGTGGAGCTGGATGGTAGTGGGAAGATGTTCGTCAACGTGCCTTGGACGGATACTAATACAACGTATGGTGTTGTGGGAGCTAATGGATCAACAGGTCTTGTAAAGAACGGAAGTACCGTGACAAGCGCTTCTGGCTATATCGCCTGTCCTATTGTCAGTGGTGTCCCTTATTATAAAGACACTAATACCACTTACGCCAATATGAAGGCAGCTACGGCTTCCGCCGCCGGTGCTGCGGGATTGGTTCCGGCTCCCGCTGCGGGCAAACAGACATCCTTCCTTCGTGGCGATGGTACATGGGTCGTACCTACCAATACCACATACGGATTGGCCTCTACTACAGCCAACGGCTTATTGAGACAGCTTAATGGTAGCACCTCTAATTTTATGCGTGGAGATGGTACATGGGCTACCCCTCCTAACACGACATATGCCGTAGCCAACGAGTCCACTAACGGTTTGATGGCGGCCGCCGATAAGAAGACCATGAACAGGCTTATAGGGGTTAATACGGTCACGACATTAGCTAACCTGCCTATTAGCAAGAGAAGTATCACGGCTACGTTATCAGCCGCTACCACCCTATCCGTGCAGTCAGGGATGCAGATAGGGGAGGAGCTGATGATCAGGTGCGTCCCGTCGGCGGCCTTCACGCAGGCTATACCCAACTCCGGGGCTTATGTAAGCATGAGTGGTACTTCTATAACCACTACGGCTAACAAGCCTTTCGAGATAAATATCTGGTGTTACGCTTCAGGTAAGTATAGTATCGCCGTTAAAGAACAAGATTAATGATATAAGATATGAGCTACGTATATATAAACAGGGAAATATATCCCAATCAATTAGTTCAGGACGATCCGCTTGATGATAATTACGCCAAGGGCTATAGTTATGATGATTACATTAACGGGAATCCCGCCCCATGGATAGAGCTTGGGGAGGAGCAATTGGCGTTCAAGGAGGCTAATCCTAAAGCTACGGTTAAGGAGATTATCGAGGCTAAATTGGATGACTCAAGGCTTCTTAATGAGGAGAAATCGGCTAAGTATGAGGAGATCAGGACTTATGAGAATAATAATCTTCATGAGTTTTTCTTGGATGATCAAAATATCTATATCCCTGAATATGATAGGCGTAACGCTTTGGCTGATGGGGCTATAGCTGGTAAGATAACGATCATGGGTCTGGAGTTTGATATGACGGAAGGCAAGATCTTGATCGGGATGATGGATAAGTATGATAATGACCTGATGTCGGCGTTAGGAGCCAAACAGAGGGAAGTAAGCTTAGCCACTACCGTAGAGCAGGTGAGGGCTATTGACGCTCAGTCCGGCTATCCCGATAAGGTAAATATTACCATGACTTATGTCCAGCAACAAGCAAAGGAGAAGGATGCCTCTGATCCTCAGAAAGTGGCTGTCGGGTTCGCAGGGATGATGGTCAATAACAAGGCTATATCTTTATCTCCTAACGAGAAATTGGATATTAAGGTCCTATTCCCTATATGGGGACAAGAAGGAGCGGAGTTCGGGCTGTCGGTGGATGCCGGATTCTGCCTCAGGGTGGTGAAGGACGATACGGATATCCTTTATGAGGTTATTCAACAACATACATTATCAAAGGAATGGGAACCCGGACTAAATACGGCTTCCTTATACAAGGTCATTGATAAGGAGCATGCCGGGACCATAGGGGATCCTATCCCGTATTTCCCTCCAATGGAGATATTCAAGGATAAATATTACATCCAGAACGCTGATGTATATAAGTGTACTAGGGATAGCGGAACTCCTCTTAGTCATAATCTAAAGGACTTAGTAGGGTTGTATGTTGAGGTTGTACAGGGCTAGTCGTATCTACCCCCCCCCTATATTTGGCTTGTGATATGATACAAGTTATTTTTGGCATAATAAAATGACATTTGTAAATATATTTAAGTATGGCATCACAAAAATTCGGTTTCGTAACCGTCGACCCGGTATCAGGATCAGGAGATCAGGCGGTTAATTTTTCCGGTGAGAAACACACCGGTCGTCTTCAACGCACTATCAACCTTACGGTCACCACGAACGGCGGGGCTAAGAAGGCGTTGGTAGTCAATCAGGCAGCGGCTGCTGAGGTGGTAAGATCAGACAGCCCTAACGCTTCCGTACAAAAGACAGGTGGTAATGTTACCATCACCGGTAAGTCTAACAGTACTAAGCTTACGTTCGCGGTCACGCCGGCTGAGGAGAACGGGCTTACGTTACAGCTCCCGGCTAACTACACGGCGGCTGGAAAGACTACGGCTAACGGAGCGGTTATCGCCGACGATCCCGGAGCCGCTGGCGAGTTCGTTTGGAGCATCACGATCTCGGACGTACCGGCCAACGTCACGATCGAGGAACTGACAGCTACATTGAAGGTAACTGCCGCTGGTGGCCAGACAGCCAACGTGACGGTAACGCAAGCCGCTGGAGACTCTACTATCGAGCTTGACAAGGAGACTATTAACTTGGATGTAAATGGTACTCAACAGACGGTTAACGTAACATCTAATGACAGCTGGACATGGGCGCAAGCTGCGACTAGGACCGTATTGAGAATGATGGGACGATAATCAGTTTCTTTTCGCTTACTCAGACCCCGATCGACTTAAGCCGGTTGGGGTTTATTTGTTTTGCTATCTTTGCAATAGAACAAAAATAATACAACTATGGCTAATGATTTGAATATTAATTGGAAGGACGGGGTAGGCGAGGTAACGGACCAGCCTCTGACCGTCAGCCCGGGGTCCGGGACCGGAAGCGCCCCCGTTTCCTTTGGCTCGGTGATGAACAACGGTCTTGATCGGACTCTTGAGCTGGAGATAACAACTCCAAAAGGTGTTAAGAAGACGCTCACGGTGAATCAGGAGGGATGCCGGCAGGCTTATATCACGAGCGACGGCAAACGATGGCTGACTAGCGACAATCGGGTGTATGGGGTTTTGAAAAGCGATGCTCCGTGCGAATGCATAGGTGATTGCCCTTGATATTTTGTTTTTACGAATTTTGTAATTACATTTGTGGCGCATGTCCATCACCATGCTTTTCGTCGCTAATTTATTATAAGGGATACCGGTCTGTGATGGGATCGGCATCCCTCTGTTTTTTAATATGGAGAAGATAAATGTTTTCGATGTTCAGGTTCCTGATGGGAGACAAATCCGTTGTATGTCGTATAATAAGGTTACTTATTTTGATCTTGACGATATATGCAAGTTATGTTTTGACTCATACGACCTGCATGATGTGGCTGACACTAAGGTTATGAGCGAGTTCCTACACCGTGAGAGTGGTCGTTATTGGACCACTATAGATGGCGTAAGGCAGTTGTATCGTAGGATTGAGTGTAAGATGTGTTTTGAGGTTATAGAAAAATTAAAGGAGTTATGAGAGAGATGGAATTTGATTTCGTGATATATCCGTTGAAGTTGATTATCACGGTTGGGTTGGATTATAAGACATTGTGTGATCGTTTCGAAAATATGGAGCCTGAACACGAGGGGAAATGGGGAGATGAAGATGATATGGATAAGGAGGCGTCTTTCGTGAATTTGGTAAGGGATAGGGACGATGATGATAAATTTGCCATACTTTGGAAGGTGATTATATACCAATTTACACCAGTACATTTTGACGCTTCACAGCCCCAGCCAACGCCAGCGACTCCACGTCCCCTACCCGGTTCACCACCGGTGACATATCTTATTGGGTTAGAAGATTCTGTTTTTCTAACCCAAATTTCTTTATGTTCCTAGCTGCCAGTAAATCCCTGTCATTTACGGCTCCGCAAGAAGGGCAAGTCCAGATACGATCGGATAATTTAAGATCTCGATATATGTATCCACATTCGCACATCTTGGAACTAGGTTCGAATCTTCCTATCCGAATCAAATTCACGCCCTTCCAATCCGACTTATAGCTTAATATTCTAAAGAACTCGCTCCATGAGCATGAAGCGATGCTATTAGCCAGATTATGGTTCTTCATCATCCCCTCCACGTTAAGATCCTCAATAACCACGGTTTGGTTCTCGCCTAGGATATTATTGACAACATGGTGTAGGAAGTTATGTCTTTGATTCGATATATGCTCGTATGCCTTAGCTACGGCTAATCTGGCTTTTTCTCTTCTTCGGCTTCCTTTTTGCTTGCGAGTTAATCTACGTTGTAAGCATCTTAATCGTGTGGAAGACCTTTCCAGATATTTCGGATTCTCGAAAACCGAACCATTCGATAAAGTTGCGAATGTCTTTATCCCTACATCGATACCTACAGCGGTATCCGGATTTATGGGAGACTTGCCCGGTAGCTTAATGCCGTTATCTACAAGGATGCTGACATAGTACTTGTTTGTAGGTGACTTTGATACGGTAACAGTTCCTATCTTCCCTTTAAACACTTGATTAGAGTAGAATCTTACCCATCCTAATTTCGGTAACTTGATCCTGTTGTTATCGAAATCGATATGGACATTAAGGATATTCTTGAACGATTTCCTTGATCCTCGCTTTGACTTGAATTTTGGGAAGCCTTTCTTTTCCCTGAAAAATCTGGTGAAAGCCTGATCTAAGTTCCTTATTGACTGCTGTAGGCATTCACTAGATACCTCATTGAGCCAAGTATATTCCTCTTGTTTCTTCAAATCAGTCAGTTTCTTGCATAGATCAACAGCCGTAAGTGATTTTTTATCATCTTGATACGCTTCGATTTTTGTCTGCAAAGCCCAGTTATAGATAAATCGAGTTGATCCGAAAGTCCTCTCCATTAGCGAGATCTGTTCGGATGTCGGATTCAGTCTATATTTATAAGCTTTTAGCATACTACTATCTTTTGATGCAAAGGTATGATATAAAAAGTAATTATATACGATTTTACTTATGTTATGTAACATAATAGTGTAAAATTGTATATAATTACCTATAAGAATATCAGCCTCCGCTTATTCGTGGAGGCTTTTTATTTATCTTTGTGAAAAACATTTATTTATGAGCAGTTGCGTAATTAAAAAGAATAAGGAAGGTAAGATAGCCCGTGTCTTGACTCCTTCCGGCGAGGTATCTACCTTGTTCGATAAGATAGCGGGTATAGCCGCCGTAAGTGACCTTAATAAGGCCGCTGAAGCTTATATGACTATTTATAACGATAAGTTTAGGTCTAAGTTCGGTGACTGGACGAAGTCCGTGCCAAGGAATAAGGAGGCCGCCAGATCCATAAGTGCCAGACTTAACGCTAGCGAGTGGGGACAACTTATGTCAGCCAAGGTCTTGTCTGCCATAAGTGATATGGACGCCCCGGCGTTGGCCAGAAGCCTTGGGAATAGCGACAATGTCGTGGCTTATCTTACTTCCGGAGAGGTAGGTGAGGTCAGTGATATGGCGGTGGTAGATACATCCACGGTACAGGAGGTGGATTTGGATTCCATAAATGAGGATAATATTGGCGACACGATACTGAAAGAGGCGTCATGGGATGATATAAGGGCTATCAGGGAGAATATAGACATTAAGGAGACAGCCCGTATGTTATGGAAGGCCGTGGAAAGCGCTTTTACCGGTCAACGACCTAATATCAGGGTGAAGGGCGGAAATATAGATGGGGAGATCATATTTTCTGGTAATGTCTTGCCGTTAAATGATATTGAAGATTATACGCCCCCATCTTCAAGATTGGTGTATGATTCCGGTGAGCCTCGCCTGTTCTTTAAATCGGATGACGGCAAGATATACGACTCTTACGCCAACGCCATAAAAGGCTCGTCCGGCGGGCGGATCGAGGCCGGGTTCTTGGCCGGCAGTGTCGAGGAGAGCGACGTCCCGTCCGGTACGGCTGACATCTCCTTTGGCTTGTCCTCCATAACCCTTAACAACAGTGATTCGTTCATCCCGGTCCTTGGCATCAGCTCAGATTCTAATATAAGTACCCGTGGAGGGTTTGTCAATTACCTTATCAAGAAAGGTCTGTTGAGCGGGGAGCGTATAAGGTTAGGGGATAGGTATTATCTTACCGGAGCCGGCAACTCTGATGGTCTTAAGATCTATAACGCTATGGACGCCTTGTCTAGACTAAGGAACAGGTTTGGTAGTATGTCTTCTGAGATGAACGTATTAGGCTCCATCGGTTTTGATACGGAGGTAAATAACGATCTTGATCTTATCACGACATCAGGGGAGAAGGTTACGGTAAGCAGATCGGAGATCAAGGGCATGTTAAGGCAAGGTAAGTTTGAGGAGCTTAATAATAAGTATGATGGGTTCATGGAGCTAGCCTTGTCGTTGATGATGGAGGATAACGCCTTGTACGGAAGTAATGTCCGTGGGGTTATTGAGAATGAGAAGGCGGAGGATCTTCAGAACAGGACTGATATCACCAACATCTTATCCACGTTAGGTATCCGTGTGATGGGTATGTCTGAGTATATGGATAAGTATAAGATGCGTAATGGTGTCGAGCCTTCGGCTAGGGCATTGTCCGATATGGCCAATGGGGTTATCGCTTTGGCCGAGGGAGCTACGGTAGAGGATCTTAATGAGGAGGTGGCTCACTTCTTGATCGATACTTATCGTAACCAGCAGGAGATTGATGAGGTTCTGGATTCTGTTGTCGGCACGCCATTATGGAATCAATTCGCCGGTCGTTACTATGAGGTGTATGGGAAGGAATACCAAGGGGAGGAACTGGATCGGATGGTGAAGCGGGAGATCCTAGGTAAGACGTTGGCCCAGCGGTTCGTACCGGGCATGGAACAGGCGGTGGAGGATCTGGCCTCGTCCGAGGACGCCCAGCTCTCCTTGTTTGGCAGGATAATCCGGGCTATACGGAATTTCTTCTCTACTCAAAGATCAGACTTGAATAAGGTTCTTGATAGGATAAAGGAGTCGGCGTTAGCTGATGATCCAAGCGCATTTGACGTGCTTCTGTTAAAGGATAGCGACCATCTCATGTACTCATTATCGGATGTTGATGTGGCTAATAAGCTGATCAAGAACGGTAGGTCATTGGAAAGGCTATACACCAGATTGCAGAGGATGAGGTCAAGCCAAAGCCAGAGGATCGGTGAGAGTATCTCCCTTCTACGTGATATAGGCGAGAAGGTAAGACAAGTCGGGGGTGAGCTAAATAAGAATAACAACCTATTATCCACCAAGAGCGTCATAGCGACCGCCAAGGCTGAGGTGGAGTATTTGGTCACTGTCGCCAGCAGCTTACGTAAGAGCGGGAAAGGATTGGATTATGAGACGATGCAGGTTATCGATAACGTATATGGGGAGATCGTGCCACTTGTCAGGAACCTTCGTGGATTCGTCAATAATCAGGCGGCTGATTATTATGGCAGCAATAAGGTTGGCATGGTAGAGGATATGGATGATATATTACGTATGGCTGAGACATCCATGTCCGATATAAACGCCCTTAAAAGTGATCGTAACGAGGATTGGCTGGATGGACAGCTTCGGATGTTCAATATCCCGGAAAGGTACTGGAATGGGATAAAGAAGTTGGTGGATAACATCCATAAGGATATCAATGTCATGTCCCGGTTCTTTGGTACGCTGGAGCATAGTGGTAACGCTATTTTAGGTATGTTGGGCCAACGTCTAGCCAAGGCTCATAGTGAAGCCCATACCGAAGGTATATCCAATATCAATAAGATGACTAGGATGATGAAAGAGCGTGGATGGGGGATAAAGGATAATGAGGATCTTATACAGAAGATAAATGGGAAGAACTCGGATTACCTTGACTCGTCCCGTGATTTCGCTAAATACGATTTACTGCTCAGGACCGAGCAGGCTAAGGCTATTATCGATATATATGATCTTAAGAATGTTACGGGTAAGACCGAGAAACAACTTATCGACCTTCTTCTATCCGATAGAGGCCTTAAGGTGAAGACCCGTGACGACATAGTAGGATATGACGGGGATAAGCCTATTACGAAGGAGGTATATCATGTATTCAAACCTACCATCCAGAATTTTGATATCTCGGACATGACGTTCGAGGATCAGCAACGATATCTTGACGCGATAAATAGGTGGTTGGACGAGAACCGAGAGAAACCTATGGTGCAGGCTTATTACGATAAGATCGAGAAAGTCAATAAGAAGGTCGAGGAAAGACTGGGTCGTAGGGTATCGCAAGCCACGTCCGATTTCATGACCCGTATCCGCAGGAGCCGGTATGTGGCTATGGATAAGTTCGTGAGGAACGGGAAGGTCGATTGGAAGGCGTTTCAATCCGATCCTATAGCTTGGAGATCTTATCTGGATATTTTACGTGACAGGGCTATAGCCAAGAGCGAGTGGTATTCCGATGGGACACCAAAGGAAGAGGGGTCCGAGGCTCTGATGATGTCCGAGGAGATCAAGGCATGGGACGAGGCGTGGGCCGAGGAGTTCGGGAATACCAACGAGGGTCGTAAGGCTTCCGCCGAGTTCAAGGAGATACTTCGTGGGATAGAGCGGTCCGAGGGCGGTAAGGCGGCGTTCGAGTTCCTGCTGGCCGGTGGTCATCTTGGTTTCTCCAAGGATATGTGGGGATCCGAGGAGGGTGATTATTACGAGAATCTGGTTGATAAGATCACGGAGCAATCTGTATCATCATCAAGGATAGAGAAGGTAGAGGAGGCGATGGCGACAATAAACGAAATCAATGACCAACTAAGGCCTTTGCTTATCCAGTACCGGGATAGCACGAGATACGGGGAACATGATTTCGATAGGTTACGTGGATCCGCCTCATTAAGAAAGATAAACGAGTTATATGATCGTCTGGCAGAAGCTAAGAGCGTCATTAATGCCGCCGCTTCCGCTGAGGATATTGAGATGGATATGCCTGATACGGTGGAGAGTGGAGTCACGGATTCTTACCGTAACGCTTTAAGGGATGCCATGGCATACGACAAGGGTATGGATGAGATTAAATTCGCCAAGGAACATATGTCTGCCCGCTCCCGCAGCCAAGTGGAGCGGATGGCTTCCAAGCTATCCCGGAAGAACCCGTCATGGACAACCGTGGAGGTGGCGTTCTTTAGAAAGAAGTACGGTCCTGACTTCAACAATAAGCTGGCTAATGATATAGCTATGGGTAAGGCTAATAGTATACTTATCGAGTACGCCAGAACTCGGCTATATCCTTATATGAGAAAATACTCTCCCAAGGGGTATTCTGGCTTTGTCAGGAAGATAAATAACGGTACGTATAAGGTATCCGAGTTCTTTGATGCCATGGGAAATGGTATATCAAAGGAAGAGAGCGTATCCCGTTTCGGGTTCGATATTAATATGATTGACTTATCGATCAATAACCAGTGGCTAGAAGAGGCCGATGCCGAGAGTTCTTTCCGTAATCCTAATTATAATCCCGATCTGGGTTATGGATATCATACGCCTAGGTTCGATAAGTACAAGAACGAGGCTTTTTTCAAGAAATACGGTATTACCAACGAGGGGGAGGAAGCTACGATCAATAAGGATAAGTGGGAGATGAGGAAGGAGCTGCTTAACATAAGCCGTAAGGCTATGGAGGATTATGATGAGCGATTCCGGAACATCTACCAGATACCACAGATATCCAAGGGCGGCGTGGAGAGGATGGTGCAGGCCGGGGTTGACCCGAAGGCGGCCATCGGCAACGCCGTACGTGATATCGTTGGCGAGAGGGTGGATGACCCTATACATGGTCAGGGGCAAGACCTAGGAGGGATTGATGAGAACGATAACAAATATCGTATGATCCCCAAATACTATCTTAGTAAGTTGGAGAACGCCGATGACGTGTCCCATGACTTCGCCTACTCCTATTCCATGTTATCCTTACAGGCTACCGCTTACAAGTATAAGAGGGCGGCCTTGGATGATGTCATGGGATACAGGAACATGATGCTTGAGACACAATACGACGGCGGTAAGAACCCAGAGGCGACGCATGCCTATAGGATGTTCCAAGATTGGGTTAACGCCAGTATCTATGACGTCAGGATAAACAATAAGCGGGCTGAATGGAATATAGGTAATTATAAGGTCGATCTTAATAAGCTGGCTCTTATGTTTACCAAATTCGTATCCAAATCCAACCTAGGCTTCTCCCCGTTCGTGGCGGCTACCGGCGCCCTTACCGGGCAGGCCAACTTCCTTTTGGAGGGTATGGTAGGGCAGTATATAAGCAAGGACTCCATGAAATACGCCTATGGGGAAGCCCAGAAGCAGTTAAGTACGTACGTGTCGGAGATCGGGGATATAAACCGCACCAACAAGCTATATGTCGTTGGAGAGGCTCTAGGCGTGTTCAATGTCCGTAACCGTGTACGATCGGCAGCGTACAACAAAATCTGGAGAACCTTATTCCGGGACCTGCCGTTTAAGATGATGGAGGTTCTTAACTCCCCGTTGGATCCGCAGGTCATTATCTCGGTCATGGATGATACCCGCCTATACGAAGGTCAGTTCTGGTCATACTCCAATTTCAAGGAGATGATGATGAAAGACAGAAATATGTCCGCTAACGAGGCTAAACGCGATTGGGAGCGTTTAAGGGATTATTCTATGTGGAACATGGTAGATGTCAAGGACGGAAAGATCGTGGCTAAGAACGAGGCTAACAAGGATATTATAGACCGATATATACCCACCTTGTCCAGTAGGGTAAGGAGTATGGTGCAGATCTGTGATGGCGCCTTGAACGAGCAGAACCGGGTGGGGGCTAGCCGGAACGCTATCCTTAATATGGTGCTGCCTCATCGTGGATGGTTTATATTGGCCGTACAGCGGGCGTATAAGAAAGCCGGTTTCAATTTCCAAACCAACCAGTTTGAGGAAGGATATATGAGAACGTTATGGAGACTGGCCGGTAATGTCTATGGATCGATGTCCGAGGGCAGGATGGGAGAGGCATATGACGTGCTTAAGGAAGAGTATGATAAGCTTACCCCCTACGAGCAGATCAATATCAAGAGATCGATTATCAATATGGCGGTATTCGCTACCATGATAGCCATAGGACGGGCGTTGATGGGATATAGGGAGGATAATGAGGATAGCTGGTTCGGACAGTTCATTACCTATATCGGGTTCAGGACGATCAATGAGATCGCTTCCCAGACATCCCCGTTCATGGAGCTTAACGCCATAGATATGCTGCAAGATCCGCTGGTTACCGCCCGAAAGTTAGGCGATCTCACCGATCCTCGAAACTGGGATCCGTTCGCTACCGTCCAGACCGGCGTGTATAAGGGAGAGAGCAAGCTATGGAGGCAGCTCATGAAGTTCTCGTTTGGTAAGCAATGGTATAATATCAAGACGGCTAGGGATATTAAGCAGACATCCGACTACTGGTTGATGACCAACGGCATGACGATGGGATTCTTCTTAGGAGGTAGGGATAAGGACGAGTCCGGTGAGGACGCTAATTGGTACTTTGACAGGGGAAGATAACTGATAGGTGATTATATACCATTTGGTGCAAGGTTGTATATAATTACCGATATTTATTATAAAGTTTTTACCCAAAATGGTAAAAACCTTACTGAGGGAAGATCAACAATTGTATGTATGATAACTGCGTTTTGCATTGAATGTTTGATAACAAGGAAAGAAAGATGAGCATAAATAAATAGTTATACTATTGATGCTTAATGTAATCCGAAAATGGATTTACATAATAATAGAAGGATAGGCGATTATCACCCTATCCTTCTACTGTTATCAGCCCTTATACTTATCCACAAAATCATCCACATCCATATACTCACACCCGAAGTTTTCCGCCGTCTTCTTATCGGAGTCGGAGAACTGCCCTTCTTTTCCGGAAGCGTCCCCGATCATCAAGATAGTATCGTATACGATCTTTTCTTCCTCATCTTCATCGTTATTCATGTATTCGATGAAATCCATATACTCTTTTATCATCCCTATATTTGGCTTCCTATTGGCATTGCGCTTATTATTGCTGTCACAGTAATAAGCGCTTACGGATATATCCGTGTAATCTTCCAAGGCGTTTGATATGTAATCGAATTTATACTCAAACATCTCTCTGTCTACGAATCCTTTTTCTATACCTCCTTGATTTGATATTATCAGTATATCATCAGGAGCGTAATTCTTGATAGCCTCAAACACGTCGAGTTTGATTTTCATATCCCATATACCTTTAGGGAATGTATTCCCTGATACCGTCTCAATCAGTGTCCCGTCTAAATCTGTTATTAACAATTTGCATTTTTTCATGATTAAAAATTTAAATAATATATAATTACCATAATTATTTATTTTTATTATCTTGCCTAAGGTAAATCTCTATGATTTATAAGAATTATACGCAAGTAATATATCCTCATTGTCTACCCAGCTCCCATTAAGGTTGCCGTTTGGATGAAAAATCATTTCAAACACCACATCATTGGCAATTTGTTTTTGCTCATACAGTTTTACGAGATTTGCGCTTTCGCTTACCATATCTATACCTTGATATTTATATACCTCTACATAGTAGTAGTATCCAAGTAATTGTTTTATAGGGGTAAATCTATTGTCTTTATCAATACACTTCCATATGTCATTCAGATATACTTTGTTATTCTTGAGATAAGCCATTTTATCATGATTTTTCATTGCCTGCTCATCATAGTCCATCGTCTCACGGAATATGACATTGTCAATATAGAGACTATTATAATAGTCAAGATAACGTATAATTCCATTCATGTCATTTATTCCCTCTTTTAGCAGTAAACAGCTCATGCGTGGACGGAGATTGTTGGCTTTAGCGAATATAGCTATACGGGCAATATCATCGTTGCTACAATATCCGTTCTCATATTGCATAATGTGTTTGTTTATCTCCTCGTCAAAATGAGCTTTACTGATATTGAGATGCTGGAAATGGTTATCCGTGATATGTTGCAGTATCGACTTACCCTCCACGATATCAAACAGGCCTGATCCGTTTGTAGTCAATGTTCTTTTCCTGTAGCCATATTTTTCGATAAGCCTCAGGATTGGCACGAGTCTTCTTGATTTTGTAGGCTCCCCTCCTGTGATTGATATCGAAGGATTAAGCGGTCTAAGCCTGTTAAGTATATCGTCAAGTCTGGACAGATACTCATCATCAGACGCTATCTTGCTTTTCTTATACATTTTCCCCTTGTTCTCGAACCTAAGCTGGGCAACACAGAATTTGCAATTGGCGTTGCAGTAATCGTCAGTAAAGATACTTAGGTTAACGTTCGAATACACCCTGCGCCTTTTCCCGTCAAAGTCAAAATCATTAAACGTATATTCGTCAACATTGAAGCATTCTTGCCTCTTCTCTCGTATATTTTGAAATTTCAATGCATTCATTTTATTATAATTTAGATTCATGTTTTGCCCTCTCTTCCAAATTATGTCCAAAACACTCGCCATCAGAAGCGTAACAACGCCATTCATCATACACGTCGTTTATCCTCAAAGGTGGAAGAGATTTGTCATTTTCAGCCCTGCCGTAGGAGTTAAATAGGTGGAAGCTTGATATGTCTATCATCTCTTGAGGTAGTTCGTCCTTAAGCGTATCTAGCTCCTTATCGGTATATCCTCTTACGTTTATGGCAAAATTCACATATGGTATAAACTCACAAGCCGAGATGATGTTCTTGAGATAATTGGCGAATTTAATGACAAACTTATGGTTGAATACCGTTTTAAGGTAGGTGTTGTAAGATAACTTCACGGTTATCCTCTTCTTGTTCCTTACCGCTATTTCGACGATCTTGTCGATATGCCTGTCGAGCATGAAGGCATTGGTGTCTATCACGACCTCTTCCACCTTTTCGAGCGTGGAGATATATTCCATGAATAAATAAAATTGCGGATGCGTGGTAGGCTCTCCTCCTTCTAGTTGCACGATATATGGTACATCCATATCTTTCATGATTTTATGGATAGTATCAAAGTTCATGAATGATTGCTTTTTGCTGTCTGATTTCATACAACAAAATGGGCAACATACATCACAATGGTTTGTGATATTTATGTATAACTTATTTCCACGTATCATTACCAATCTCCTCCATTTTTCTTATAATCTCCTTATATTTAAGGTTGTATATAATCACCATATCTTATAATAAATATTCCTCTATTTTTTTTAGCCATGTCAATAAGCATTTCGCATTTAAGGTCGTTAAACTCCCTACAAAATCTCATTTCCTCCTCATGTTTTTCCTCTGGCGATCTGCTGTCGTTTATACTATAACATGGCGATGAATATACTGGGATAGGTTTCATGGCCTCTATAGCCAATTTAATGGCCTTTTCACTGATCTCGCTCATATAATCCTCTTTTTGCACCCATATAATACCACTATTAAAGCAATTTGGGTTTTCTAACTTGCAATTTCCATTGTCATAAAAACAACATCCTGTACAACATTCTTTCTCTATCTCTGAGATAGCCATGAATCTCTTCTCTTCATATATCATGGTATCTCCTTTTTCTGTCTTATTCCTCTTTGTCTTCATCTTATCAAATTTTTATATCCTACACGTTTTAATTCCTCTTCGGTAGCTTTCTTCTTAGGGAACTTCCCATGCCATTTCCCGGGCACCACGACATCACGGCCGTCGGGGCTGGTAGCCAGCCTCCCGCATTCACTGCACAGCCCCATGCCCTTGTACGGCTGTAGTTCCTTGGCATAGTCGAATTTATCCACCATATACTCGTTTGTCAACATCCAATAACTAGACGTAGCGGTATTATCAACGCAACCGCATTTAGCGCATACAAATAAGCTCATATTTTAGTATCGTTAAATGTCGTTATCCTTATCATCGTCAACCCTCTCCACCTTAATCATCCCCATATCGCCTGAAGGTAACGTCATGTCGCTATACACGTTATTCCAGTTCTCGTCAATAGCCAATTGATGCAGTATTGATCTATATATCTGGTAGGTGTTTCCGATAAGTCTCTTTCTATTGATCATATCTTTACTACCTCCATCATACCCTATATGTTCATAGTCTTCGAGATCCGGGAACAGCCTTCTTCTTATAGCCATCGAGTTATTTGCTATAAAGCTTCTTATCCCCAGCGACTCCGTCCTGTCCATATCATCTATCAAAGTTTCCGTGGTATGCTGAAGACCCATGTCTCCGGCTGCGTATCTGCTTATGTCCTCCACGCACCGGGATATCAGCATCAGTTGTTCCCTTGTCAACGTTATTTTATAAAGTTGTTTATTATCCATGATTATCTGATATTAATTTTTCTTTTATATGTTTAGATATATCAATTATTTCATCTTTTATATTGCAGTCATCTTTTAATAATGAACCAAATATACATGATATGGCACCCTTTAGGCCTAGCGCTATCCCTATCTCCAATATTTTTTTATCGGTATTAGAGATTTCTATAGGTTCATATAATATTGATGATATGTTGTTAACGACGTATATTATATCATCTTCATTCATTGATGTAGATTTATCGACAATAGCTATAAAATCTTTTATAGCCACAATATAAGCTATTTTTATTTCTTTTATCGTATCATCGCTTAGATGTCTATCTCTTATATGCCTTTCAACATACTTGTTTGCTAGATTCTCTATTTTGTCCATTTGTGCTATCAATTATTTAGTTAATAATAGATCATAGTCCTCTTCGTCTATACTCCCATTATTGTTGACATATATAATGAAATCATTTAAAAGCACGGCCTTATCCTTGGATAAGGCTTTTATAATAAACTCTCCATCATCTTTCAACATCACATGCACAGTATCCCAGATAACATATTTTTGACATTCTCTCTCAATCCTTTTGGTTATATTGAGCATCTTCTCGTATGCTTCTTTATGCCTTTTGATCATTTTGTCTAGTTCAGTCGTATCATTTTCCCGTATAACCGTGAATATATACTCCTTGTTACAATTCCAACATTTTATTAGTCTTTCTGATCCACACTTCTTGTCCTTGTAGAAGAAGCATCCCCTACATGGCTCCTCATGGTCGTAGCTTAATACTACAAGCAGCTCCATGCCGTTCTTGTATATCACGTCTCCTTGTTTCATCTTGTCTATTTTATTAACCTCATTATCAATATAGCAAAGTTGGATATTATCCATACTATAGATATCCAGAATGTTATACTCAACATAAGACCTATGTTCTTAGGTATAGGATCTACTCTCCTGAATGTAAGGATCATGAATATAAATGTCTTGAAGTTCATAATTTACGATGTTTTTCTATATAGTTAACTATTAGATCCTTGACACCTTTAGGGACATTAATTAGCTTAAGGTTACCTTGAAATATATCCTTACCGTACTCGTCCATGATCACCCCGAATGAAGGATTCATGATTCTTGTCGATATACATATCGGTTGGTCGGTATCGAATCTGATAACGGCTACCTTCTTCTCGTTTATCGCCTTCTTTAGGGCTATATAAAGCTTATGACCTTTAACAATGTCACAATTACCTTTCATGATCTTAGACATATATATGATATGCTCTTTCTTCACATTGCTGAGATTGTCCATCAGTTTAAGATCTCCACCAACAGATTTCCATTTTTTGAAGCAAGATATGCATAGACAATAACTGGACTTGGCGTTCCTCGGCATCATCCTGCTGCTACCAGCGGGAACCGTATCGCCACAGCAGACGCACGTCCGGTCTTTGTTGGTGCGTACTGGGCCATAGCTGTTTATCGGGTATTCTTTTTCTTTAAGCATCTTTTTCTGTTTTCAAAATTATCATCACCATATTCATAATTAGGACAAGCCTTATTGCTTGGGCGTCTCGTATAAGTCTTTTGCTCCCTATCATATTTCCTGTTAGGGTTTATATAATGGTCACACACCTGCCAAATAGAACAACATACCTCGCCATATCTTTTCGCCCATTCATTATCATGCAGATGTACACAAGTGGCGCAAGTTGGGTTCTTGAGCTTATCCTTATTCTCATCTATGATCTTATTGACCCGATCAAGAATAACATGCATTTTTTCAATATTTATGACGTTAAATGCGTCTGGGCATGGAAGATATGTCATTGAGCTTATATCTATGTCCATTTCCTTGGATTTATTGTAAGCTGATTTGTATTTCCTTCTCATCAAATCCTTTAATTGATTTACTTTTCTCTCATAAGTCCCCATATTTCACTCAGTTTTCCATCCTTGTTTTTTCAATAGATCCACCATCATCTCCTTTATCTTAGGGCTAATGGCTTCGGTAAGTATATCAGCGGCCAAGTTAATAGAGAAGCTTGTCATTCTAGATTCTCCTATATACTTCTCGCTGGTAACTTCTTTCACATAGTCGTGAATATCCTTGATCATTTCATTTTGAGATCTTAGGAGATTCAGTATCTCATCGAGTTTATCATTCATCTTTTTTCTCAAATATACCTGATAATAACCAGATAACCACTATCAAAAAGAAACACAACCCAAGCGCCTCGTCCGGGTAATCATGCATAGCCTCTAAAATTCCCCTCATAACTTAACATCCATTTTGTTGATTATCTTATAAAATATATCTCTAGTCAGCTCAATATCGTAAGTAGCGTCATGGAGCTTATTCTCGTCGATCTCAATACCCATAGTTCTGGCTACGGTCATCAACTTAAAGTTCTCCATATCGTTTCTTACACCCATCAGGAACGGTGTCACCATAACATATACATCCATACAGTTAGGATAGAACCATGATCCGAAATACTTATCCCCACATTGGGTAAATAAAGTCCGTAGGAAGTTGTTGTCGAATCCGGCGTTGTTATACCCCACCAAATACATTTTATCCCTCTTGTCGAACTTATTCACGTATTTGGATAATATACCAACTAACTGCCTGTACCCTTCTTCCATAGGCTGATACGACTGCACTTGCTCCAAGGTAACACCAGCCACATCCAGCGCCTCTTGCTCTATCGTGGCGGCCGGGTTCGGGGCTAGGCGGATGTCGAACCTCTCGGCCTCCTGCCCGTCGATATCCACGATCCCTCCTATTTGGTGTATCCCGTTTCTCCAAAATTTGACCCCGGTTGTCTCTAAGTCAAAAAATAACAGCTTGCTCATATTTATTGATTTTTAAAATGTTCCTTAATCTTCTCCAATGCCTCATAAGATAGATAGCTGTCTATGGCCTTATTGCTATTCACTTTCATCAACTCATCAAACAGATCTTTAGCCAGTACTTTCCACTGTTCTCCCCAATCAAGAAGATTCTCAACTTTTGATCGTATATCCTTGAAATAAGAATCTACATCTGATTTAATTGATTTTGAATAGTATATAACATCTCCCTCATCCCTATCCATAATATAATCACATTGTGTCTCGATATCTTTTATATGACTATCTATATCACTACACATATAATCAACAGGTTTACGTATATTGAATATAGCTTCTGACGTAAGACCGGTTATATTTTGTATGTCTTTTAAATTATCCATGATTTAATCAACTAAATACCAACCATCCACCTGCAAATCCCATTGCGAAAATAGATAAGATTATAGATGTGAATAATATCCAATCTTTTGCGCTTAGCTCATTATTATCTCTCTTTATTTTCTCAAGATAATCATATATAGCTGTATAAACAGCATGGTGAATATTCTTGTCTCTAGCCCTTACGATATTATCATATTCATTATATCCTAGATTATAGGTGGCGCTTTCGATCCTTATATTCCCCGTAACCTTTTTATTTACATCGAAATCGAAACTAACCACTATATCGGTGGTTAGAGCGCTGGCGATTTTGCTTTTTATCTCATCATTACTGAGATTAGCATCGTGAACTAATCGCTCATAGTCTTTATCGTCAAGAATTATCTGTTTTTTAATGTTCATATCCCTAATATTTCTGCTACATAAACAAATCCATAACATATATAATTATCAGCGTCATGCTCACCCCAATTCACATGCCATACGACGGCGCACGGGAAATATAATGGCATATCCTCAGCCATAGGATCCTCTTTGAAGTCATCAATGTTTATCTTCTCCCTCCACCTCCACAGGTCTTGGATATTGTTCAAAATTAATTTCTCCATAACTATGACGGATGTTAGATGTTAGTAATTCAATAGCTAAGCTGATCATAGCTCCCGCTTCAGTAAGTTGATTCATTTGGGCGTACATTCTATGCTCTGCACTACGATAAGCCTCTCTACTACTTATGGTGTCTAGTAAATCATCTATAGCGTTTCTAAGAAGATCGGTCATCCCATGCCCTCCTATGCCCTTGAAATAATAAATATCACGACCAGCGTAAAACATGTCCTGATATCTTTTAGCTACATACTCTATCCCGGATAGATGGTATTTCTCGTTGTCTATCTCCACCTCTCCTTCTTCTATAGCTCTCAACAACTTCCAATCTATCTTTACATCAGCTTGACGATTTTTTACCTTTACATAGGCATATCCGCCATAATGAGAACCCAGCGTCCTCATCGTAAGTTCATTGACTTTTTGTTTGTCTCCATCCATAACAATCTGGTTTTTAATGTTGATACAAAAGTAAGATTTAAACAAAAATAAAAGCATGAATAATATAAAAATAATATTAATCATGCTTAAATATAAATATATCCCTTCTAGTTCTCACGGATATACGTATTCGTACTCATCTGGAGGAGATGTCTTATATTCAACATCGCACTCCATATTGGTGTAATAGTTATCCCCTTTTCTGTATACTAACGCTACCCAACAGTCATATTTTTTGCTGTATCCTATAAGAGGGACATTAGCCATAGGCGGATTATCCTCTGTTTTGTATCTTATTCTTGTTACTTGTTTCATATTTTCATGGATATAAATATTCATATTCTTCCGGTGGATATGTTTCAAATTCGGTGTCGTACTTCATACAAGTGTAGTACTTGTCTTTGCTTCTGTACACTACTATCCACGGACAGTCATATCTTTTGTTGTATCCTAAAAGAGGAACACCTTCCATAGGAGGCTTATCTTTCGTTTTGTACCTTAAGGTGATTATATACCAGTTTGCACCGATATAACTTGACGCTTCGTAGCCCCAACTAATGTTGACGGCTCCACGTCCCCTACCCGGTTCACCACCGGTGAGATATCTTTTGTTTGGCCTATGAGATTAGTTTTCTCTAGGCCAAATTTCTTTATATTCCTAGCGGCAAGTAGATCCCGGTCATTTACGGCGCCACACTCAGGACAAACCCATTCACGGTCCGACAACCTAAGATCTCGATGTATGTACCCGCATTCGCACATCCTTGAACTGGGATCGAACCTCCCGATCCGAATCAGGTTCCGTCCGTACCAGTCCGACTTGTATTGCAGCATCCTGAAGAACTCGCTCCACGACACGCTAGCGATGCTATTGGCTAGGCGATGGTTTTTCATCATCCCGCTGATATTAAGATCCTCAATGACAATAGTTTGGTTCTCACGTACTATCTTAGAGGACACCTTGTGCAGGTAATCTTGACGTTGGTTATGGATCCGTTCATGTATGGATGCTACGGCTAATCTCGCCTTGTTACGTCTGGCGCTTCCCTTCTGCTTGCGAGCTAACCTTCTCTGCAATACCTTAAGTCTGACGGTACTGTTCTCCAGATGTTTCGGGTTCCGGTACACATCCCCGTTCGAGAGGACGGCGAAGTCCTTTATTCCTACATCGATTCCTACGGTCTTGTCGGGATCGATAACAGGTTTGGATGGTAGATCGGCGCCGTTATCAACGAGGATAGACACGAGGTACTTCCCTGTTGGGGTCTTGGATACCGTAACAGTTCCTATCTTGCCGTTGAAAGTCTGATTGGCGTAAAACCTTACCCATCCTAGCTTCGGTAGCTTAATCCTGCTGTTTTCAAGATCAACATGAACAGAGTTTATATTCTTGAATGACTGCCTATTCCTGTGCTTTGACTTGAATTTAGGGAAGCCGTTCTTTTCCCTGAAAAATCTGACAAAGGCTTGATCCATGTTCCGGATTGACTGCTGGAGACATTCATTAGATACGTCATAAAGAAAAGCCTTATCTTTCTTCAGTTCAGTCAACATCTTGCAAAGATCAACGGCAGAGATTGATTTTTTGTCACGCTGATAGGCTTCGATCCTTGTTTGCAAAGCCCAGTTATAGACATACCTGCAACAGCCGAAAGTCATTTCCATCAACCGGATTTGGCTTTTGGTGGGATTAAGTCTATATTTGTATGATCTCAGCATGATAAAATTGTTTTACGAGGCAAAGATACGTATTAAAGTAATACTATCTATATTTTACTTTATGTTTTAAAACATAGGTGGTGTAAAATGGTATATAATTAACTTTTGTTATTTGCTTTATGCTCATATAATCTTATGTTTAAGTAATTCCATCATCATCGAAAACAATGTGTCTACAAGAAGTTTCTCGCTACTCCAATATATAGGGATCTCATCTATATCTCTATACGTTACAGACCATGCATGTTCTAGCTTATAACATTCGAATGTACAACCCTCTATCTCATATGGGAGTAAATTCAGTAACGTCCCTACATCCCAAACAGGGTTGGATATATCCGGGGTAACGGCCTCGATCAGTCCTATACGACCAGCGTCATCCTCCATAGAATGTAATTGATCCAGATACTTGTCTCTGAAACCGATGGCGGTGGAGATAGGGAGGCCGGCCTCGACCAGCACCCTCCCCTGTTCTTTTGTGGTGAATATCCTTTCTTTCATCTAACCCTTGATCTTTTTCTCTACAGTAACGATCGTATCATTATGCCATCCCCCATGAGCCACAAGAAGAATCTCCTGCTGCTCGAAACCAAGCCCGGCCCCTATACCGCCGGAGTTCCACGCACAGGTAATGACCACCCCTCCTTTCTTGGTGATCCTAGCTATCTCCTTCTTCTGTCTAGTCCAGTAACTAGATCGTGTTGTTTGCATATTAACAGATTCTCCAAGCCTTTTATATGACTCGGACACCTGTCTTGGGGAATATGGTGGATCATATAATATCATATCAGCCATATTATCCTTGAGACCACGCAGGAAGTCCGTGGCGTCTTTATGATACATAGCCTTAGTCTCAGGATCAAGATCGTTGGTGATCGTCCCTATATCGCTGTTTCTGGCGAATGGATCCACTATAACCATCCCGTCTTTTTTATATCTATCTATAAGTTCTCTTATCGGTCTTATGCTGAATGTCTCTTTATTTGGCATCGACCATGTTTTGTTTATAACCATATCGCTGTGATCGTGTTTTAAATTCTACCTACGCTCTATGCCTCTTAGCAAATGGGCTATCACATCCACTGTCCATCCATTGCCCGTTAAAGACATGGCCGTATTCGGGGCTATCCCGTCAAGGTAATCATCCGGCAATGTCTGTAGCCTACACATCTCTATCGGGGTAAGGTACCTGAATTTGTCTTTCATGTCAAAGGCGTTAGGATATCTTCCGGGAGGTAACGATGAGATTACGTTATCTTTCATAACCGTTGTCAGGCAATTACTTTTCTTGATGGGAGTGGTATTCTTATCTTTTCTTATCTCCAGACATTGCGTTATTTTTATGCCCATGTCACAATCCTTTCGATACCCGTCATCTCCTATCCTTCTACCGACAATGGTCCCTATATATCTCCCTCTTATGGCTCCCGGATTCCAACCCTTGTCATGCTCTAGAATATCATCCAATGATATATGCTTGTCTTTCGGCATTTCTACCGGCCAATTACACCAATAAAGGCGATGCCGGGTCTGTGCCGATACCAAGGCGCTATCGATCTCCACCGGCTCCACGCCAAGCTCCTCGGTGATCACCCAGCGGTGCTCGTCCCGCATCCGGACGTTCTCGCCCAAGAACAGGACCTTACCTTTGGTCTCCTTCCTTAAATGCTTTACGATGTCCGAGAAGCAAAAGAAAAGCCTTCCACGAGCGTCCATGAATCCCTTACCCTTACCTGAGCTAGAGAAGCTCTGGCAACAGAACCCTCCCATGACCAGATCTATGTCTTTCCAAGGGATATCCCATGTTCTCCAGTTATTAACATCCCCTAATTGAATAATATTAGGAAAATGTTTTTGACTTACCTTTATGCATGTCTTGTCTATCTCTGAGGCATAGTAAGTCCCAATAGGTATACCGGCTCTTTGTAATGCTAGATATCCACATGATATCCCATCAAACAATGATAATACATTCATATTGTTTATCGTTTATTTATGCAATTCTATAGCAATTGTATCATCAAAATGATCATTGACTATATCTCCCTTCTCTTTTATAGACATATCAGATAAAGAGGCAGGGTAGGATGTTATATAATCATTCGTATTTATAACAACCCTTATTTCCTTACTCTTATCCTTGACAAGCATCAATTCGTCTATCAAATCTTGCACTGTCATATTTTTCTCCGCTTTCATAAATCCTGTTTTTATTTATTTTCATGGTCTAAAAATATCCTTTGCGATCATATCAAGGGATATTTTATGTATCTTAGGTAAGACCTTAACCAATTTTATACCAAAATTTTCGCCTCTCTTAACAAAAGTCCATTTACCATATATGATTCCATGCATCATATTCTGTATTACTTCCTTACTGTCTGTCAAGAATACTTGGTAATAGACACTTTTGGCATAATTAAAATCCTCCCCATGATCATTTGCCGGTCTTAATATCATTACAGCCGAAGAGCATCCACGAACGAATCCGTGTATCTCAAGGCATTCATCAAACTCATAATTATCACGTTCCTCATCATGAACATCCTTAACCCATTTACATGGTCTCCCGTCCTTAAACGGGATCTTTAACTGTTTCTTTGCCATCTTTTAAATTATATTATAATGTTAGGTACTTATATACTTTTCTACACCAAAAGCATATTTTCATGCTTCATAGGGACATTGTTGAATCCGCTTACACGAAACTGATTCTAAAGAGGTCTCTTCACGTGCTTTAATTCCCGGCGTACCTCCGGTATCGTTTGTTAATCGTAACTATATAAACCCGGTGTAAAGTTATATATAATCACCATTGTCAGTTATATTGATATCACTCCACAAGTTCAATCTTCCCTTATCATCCAATTGCATATGGATAAAACCTTTTGTCACCTTCTTCCCGGCTTTAAGAGCCTCTACGTCTTTATCGGTAATCTTTTTCATACTTTCGATATTTTATCGTTACAATTAAATTCATCTTTCATCCTGATCTTTATGCCTCCATATGATAATTCCTTATGAGCTGTGACAAAATAATCAACCGCATCTTCATCTAATAAACTATGCGGGCACCTTTCCCATACAGGACTTTGATCTAGATGATCCCATGTAGCTACAAGTAACCTATTCTTGTCATCATCAATAGCTATTTTGTATGTCCCTGTAGTAGCCTTACGTTTAATGATCGCTCCATTTAACATCTGTTTCTTAGCCCAGCTCCATGAGCCTCTCAACCCAAATGTTCTTATAACCCAGTTATTTATCTTCTTCATTTCAAATTATTTGTTAAAAGTGTAATATAAATATAAATACATAAATTGGATAGGACTATTCACCATACCCTTATCAGTAGGATCATCGTATTTTTCAAGCCAAAGACGAAGCGCTTCCCAATCGATATCCTTACGGTCACATACCATGCAGGCTAGGTTAGCCCCGAACAGCTCCCCGCCGCCGCTCAACGACCTGTTAAACCTCTTGGCTAGTCTTCTTTTGAATCCATTATCATACCATATCCCGGAGGTAGCGGCATAGCAATAATAAGCGTTGTACTTCATTTTCACGCCCATCCTCTCAAATAAAGGCGTATGCCATATCCGGTCAAGGAAGAATACTATTCCACGATAGATAAAGGTTCGGAGATTCTTCCTGTATTTCTTCCCTAAGAAGCTATCTACACAAGATATAGTCCCGCCTGAATAGTACCAGTTATTGGCGCCTCTCTTGACCTTATCCGTCATCTTGAATTTATTCTTTCTGTCTTCCACCCTATCCCAAGGTTTCAGCTTATCCTCATTAAATGTCGGGCAATAATGATAGTAATGATTAATCCACGAGAGGTAGGGGTTGTATATCGTGTATCCATTATCGCTGACATATGAGTTCATATCATACCCAAGTTCCTTGGCTAGAATAGATCCCTCATCAGCTAATACCTTTAATATCGGGTTCAAGTTCCATATCTGATCTTGACTGACGAACATCGAGTAACATGGATCCTCATCCTCCCCATACCATCCTCCCATCCCGCTCACTATTTTATCCAAATCAAGTGAATAATCTTTCCCGGGTAAAAAATCATCTCTAAGAAAAAAACCTCTATATGGGATCATATCATGTATGCCTGGTTGGTCGTCAAATATGAACTTAGCGTTCTCGGTCAATCTAATCAATGTTTGCAAGACAGAGGATATATCTATGGGTGCATATTCACACCCATAGACCTTATTATTTATCCAAAGATATTGAAGAAGCTCGGCTATATTAATAGTCCCGTCCTCCACATATCCTGTCTTGTTATCGAAGTTTATTTTGGCTAGAGGTATATTACTTCCTTGTGGTTGGTCACTTTTTTCATTACAACAATGCACGAACCTGTCAAAGAATATATCTTTCCAACCAAAATATTTATCCCTTATCGTCATAAGCCTATTTCTTGTCGTATAACGACATGACGTTAATAAGATCAGCTTTTCTGGCCATCCCCTCAAGTTTATTAAAGCCATCCATGTTATCTCCGCTGACGATGATAGTAGGATATACCTCTATACCGTACTTGGATATTTCCTCCTCCGTGGCTTTGTTCTCCGGGATCTGGTTTAACGTGACCTCACCCTCATACTCCTGTAATGTGTTGGCGATAATATACCGCATGTAGTCGCTGTACTCAGCGTCTTTCTTCGTGAAAAAATCAATTCTTACCATCTCAAATAGTTGTTAATCTGTTAATAATCAAATCAGCGGTAAATATAGCATTATCTACCTCATCTATACTCATCTTTCTCCCATCGAAATTGTTAGATAATAAATCCTTAACAATCTGATATCTACGCTGCTCCCAATTTACGTTTACATCAAAATTCAGATATCTTACATAATCATAATTCAATTCATCATAGCTATAATTGAGATACTTAACTATCGGGAATAGGCTATCATTAATAGTGCGCTTGATTACATTAACGTATTTACCTGTTCTTTTGTCGATAGCTATTAATCTCTCATCTGCTACTCTTTCTCCTGACTCTTCCATTCTATTAACCCTTTGTTATGTTTATCGTAATATAATAACGCTATAGCATTCCAGCATACGGCGGATAGATGCATGAATCCCTCCTTATCATATCTCTCCCCCTTCGTGTAAGCAACCAAGTGCCTCATGAGTGCGCCTAGATAACGATTGAATCCATCAGGTATATCTTGCCATGAGTTATCAGCGTACTTCTTGGCTCCTTCCGTATATACCCTCACGATGTCCTCTATCTCAGCCAAAGGAAGAAGATCCCACCGGAGTTTACCGTCGGCCCGGTCGTCCTTCCCGCTGCCGTCTTTCCCTACAAGAGGTCCGCTTTCCACCACTGCGTCTCCTATTTTTGGCTTCCCGAAATTTATCGCCTCATCCGCCGTCTCATCATCAATAAGCCTTAACTTGATAGCCCTATTTAACGAAACAACCATCTCCTCATCAGCCCAAATGGATTTATATGTCTCATCAAATAACGGTTCTATTTTCATCATTCCCGTATTGTCGGCGGTTTCAAGTACCTCAAATACCTCACCATCATAAACGATTTTGTCGTATTTGCTAAATTCCTCTTTCATTTCAAACTCCTTTTTGTTTTATTATTAGGTAATTATATACTTTTTAGATTAATAAAATTCACTAAGATCCCTGCATTCTGGTGTCTCACCTGTCATAGAATAAAGCTCACCAGATGATAGATATACGCAATGCGAGGTCTTCCCGTCTCTCCACTCGCTTTGCTTCGTAATTCCGCAAATAGCGCAGCGTTGGATCCCCGGCCCCGCCTTTACCCACGAGTGCCGTACGTTTTTCTTTCTTGTCCTGTTGGTGTCGTCAAGTTTTCTCATGATCAATCCTCCAAGGCCGTTACAATTTTATCTTTCCCGATAATAACCTCGTTCCCGCTTCTTACATCAAAGCATCTCTCACCCTCTGCCTCCTTGAAATAAAGAACGCCATTGTACTCGAATAAGCCGAAGCCGTAATCGTCTAGCTTCATTTTGCTAAGTTTTTTGAACTTATATACGTTTTTCATATTCTCCATATTTTTAATATTTCCTTCATTCATATAAAATATTGATGCAGATATTGATATTATTCCTATAGCTATCATAATTAATCCTCCGTGGAACATACCTCCATGTAAATCATCCCAGCCTTTCACCATTACAGCTATGGATAACATAATCACTGCCATACTAAGCAAGACCCATATCATATCACATTTTCTTTGTCTTTAGGAACTCCATCATATCCTCTGCGCTAAGCTGGAAGCCTGCCGCCGCCTTATGACCGCCGCCACCGGGATAGGCCTTACGTGCCAGCGCCGAGACATCCAACTCCTCTTTGGTGGTATAGAACGAGCATCTAAAGAATCTCCCATTCCAGCAGAACGGCATCATCAGATCATGTTTCTTTGGATTGTATTTAGCCTCGAATGTAGCGCTGTTGAACTCCGTCGTATTCATACATATGGCCTTATACCCAAACACGTCAGCCTCGAATGAGAACATATCCATCTCGCCCCTGTTTTTCTCAACGATATACTCCAGTATCGCCTCTCCGTTCCTTATCATGTCATATATGAAGTCATGATCGCCGTCCATGACCTTTACCGCCATATCCACGTCAAGACCACAATATCCTCTCATCCCGTATTGGAATGCCATGACATCACTCCACTCGAACCGGTCGTGATCCCATACATCATAAGCACTCAATAATTCTACCACATCAGGGGTCTCGATATCATCGAAAAGATATTCCCACGTAAGCTCACAAGCCGCCGTTCCGATACGTCTTTTGCCTTTGACATTATAGTCCTTCACAGCTTCTATCGCCGTCTTATGGTGGTCTATCCATGTGACATCTATCCCCTTGTCTTCCCATTCGTCGAATAAGAATCTCGTTCTATCGCCAAATGATACGTCAACTACAAATACCTTATCATATTTATTCACGTCAGGTATTTCCTTGCCGTAATTGTAAGGAAGAAGATCAATGTCCCCTTTGAAATACTTTTTTACTATAGCCGCTGACATTACTCCGTCAAGATCAGCCTCATGATATATACATCCTGTCATAATCTATTGTTTTTGATTAAAAAATCTATGTATTCTTTTATATCCTTGTTCCTATCATTATCCCAGTCAAATGTCTCGTTTATGAATTTGAAATACGATACTGGAATCGAATGAAACATCCATCCACAATACTTGCCGAATGTCATCACCGTAGATCCAAGGGGATGATCCGGCCTTCCGGGAACAGGGGCGGCGGTTACGCCCTGCGCCAGCCCCCTCCTACGATCTTTCTTGGCGGCTTTGATATCCAGATCTGTTTTCGTTACCTTATCCCCCATCGGGATATTGGTAATTAGTTTATCGCCGATAAACATCCCCCATCCATATCCTTTGTAGTTCTCTATACTAAGTTTCCTTATATCACCGAACCTTGACGAGTTGTTACAACAATCAACGACCAAAGCGCTATCCTTTCCGTCTTTTATACGGACTGCCCTGCCAAGCCACTGATAAAACGATGAGAATGAGAATGTCGGTCTCCCTACTATCACGCAATCCAGACCCGGATGATCGAACCCTGTACCGAGGGCGGAATAGTTGAACACTACCTTCGTCTTACCTGACTTGAACCCCTCGACTATAGCCTCCCGCTGCTTCTTTGGCGTGCCTCCGTGAACCACTTCCGCCATGCCAGCGCATATCTTTGCGTTCATCCATTCGGCGGCGGTATTGCAGCTCTCAACAGAATCCATAAACACCAGTATAGATCTGCATACGTCTTTTAATACCATCAACCGACGTAAAATAAGGTTGTTTAAGCCATTTTTTCTCACCGCCTCACTAATAGACCCAGCCGTATATTCGGAGCCGTTAGAATTGAGTTTAAGGGCATCTCCATTGAAATCCCATATCTCATATTTAAGAGGTGCCCAAAATCCTTGCCTTATCATCTCCTCCACCTGTATGACATGGATCAGGTTCTTAAAATATACCGGTCTCATTCTGGTTATGAAGTTAAGTTGAGAGTATGATACTTGTCCTATCGACATAGTTTTAAGTCTACATGGCGTGGCGGTAAACCCTATTACCTTGCTAGGCTTTAATTCGTTCATGAATTTCATGAACTCACTGTCTTCCTCTGGGCTGTATCCGGCATGAGCCTCATCTATCAATACGTTCCTGATCCCCATCTCCTTAAGCTGACCAACAACCTTCTTGATAGACCCTAACGTGGCATATATCATGTTAGATAGCTCTTTCTTTCCACAGGAAGCGGAGTAGATGGTAGCCGGTATGCCATATGATGTAAGCTTATCATAATTCTGCTGTAGCAATTCTTTTGATGGTTGTAAGACCAGTGTCTTATCTCCCATCAATCTGGCCGCTTCCGCTATCAACAAGGATTTCCCGCAACCTACTGGGCCTATAACCAATACCGGATCATTCCTATCGGAATTTATATAACTTGAAATGCTTTTAACGCATTCCTCTTGATATGATCTTAATTTATATGCCATCTTGATATGTGTTTATTCATGAGCCAGACTTTTGTTAAACTCCTCGATCTTGTCCCTATCCGTCTCATTAACCATCTCTGCCTCCTTACTGAACACGTCATACCCCTCACGGATATTATCCCCTACCATATTCTCTATCATCTCTCTCATTTCATCGCTCCTTACGGCGAAGGATATCTGGAACGATTTACTTGTGCCTTTCATCAGGTAATCAATCTCCTTCTTACATTCTGCCATTAACCGATCCAGATTATCGAACTTAACGAACTTGGAGTTGCCATTGGCTTTTCTTACCCCATCCTTGAAATCCTCCAATATCCCGTTAAATACATCCGCCATACACATCATGGAATGTAGCCATACCAGCATATTGAATTTATATTCATTATCAGCGTTATTCATCAAACTCACCAAAGACTCGCTTTTTGTCAACATGATCTTCGATTCCCGGTCTACGATATCCTTTATCTCCTGCCGGCATTTCATGGCACCAACGAAATCCATTTTAGAATAACATTCATTTGATTTCTCTACCAATTTCCTAATATCCTTTCTAGACATCAGAAGATCCAATACCTGTTTTTCTCTTTCGTTTTTATCCATAATCATTTATTTATTGACACAAATATAATTAAAGCCTAGATATTTACCTAGGCTTTTTAATAAAGTTAATCTTTTTTATTCTTTCTTTTTGACTCATCCCAATCCGATGAGTACCTGCATGTCCCTTGTTTGTGGATCGAGAAATCGCACCAAAAACACAAGGGCTTGGGGCGGGGTTCAAGGCAGGTCGGCTGGCGTCCCATGAGGTAGCGCTTCTCGTACTTATACCCTTGTTTGGCATCGTCCCAAACGTGAGCCTGATAGCTATCTATTTTATTTGTCTCGAAATCATACATGTCAAGGAGAATATCGTTAAGCTCCTTGACCGATCTCTCTACTTTCTCCTTATCTACCTTCACGTTCTGATTGTCCAGCATGCGGGTAAAGAAATAGCTGCACATATCCGGCAATACCTTGTACTTTCTCAGTATGTAGAAGGCGTATATCGGATGCTGGAGATTATGAAGCAGCTTGTCTTCATCGAATAACTTTCTCCCGGACTTCCAGTCTATCGTATACATGGCTATCCTGTCCTTTGTCTTATACTCTCCACGCCAGTCCACCGATCCTATGATATGTACCTTATCGTACGTCACGCCATCCAAAGTAAGGGGCTTGGGTAGCTTATAGGGCAGGACGAAGCTCTCCTCCACGCCGGCCGGTCTCGACCCCCGGATCACCTTCTCCATTGGCGTAAGATCGGACCATGCCTTCTTATAATTGCCAGCGGCGTCCTTCTCAAACAACCCCACAATCCATCTTATTAACCTAGCCGCATGTTGCATAGACTCGATCTGGGATTTTACGCTATCAAAAGGAATCTGTTCTATATCGGCGTAGTAATTGAAAGCCTTACTCATATCCTCATAAGAAGGTCTGCATCCGTTCTTGAAGAAGTACTCCATCGTCTGGTGGATAACCGTACCATATGACGTAGCCTCGTGCTTCTCCGTGGATCTGTGACCCTCCACGTAAGTCTTATACCACTTATACGGACATTGGACAAACGTGTCTATCTGTGAGTAGGATGCGGCAAGCACCTTCTCGCCGCCTATGGTCTTACATAGCAAGTTATTCTCCGGAACGATCATAAAGCCTCTCCGTATTTATGTCACGCTCATATAAATCCATCGAAATATTCTGTAGGTTATGCAAATACCTTATCTGGATAAGCTCGCTCAGGTCATCCTCCATATCCCTAAGTCCGAGATAATACTCGTCGCCAAAAACCTCCATGGTCATCCCGTGTCCACGATATACGTCCCTATTCTTGTCACTCTTAAAACCGATAGCGTCAAGAAGGTTATCGTCTATCTCAATAGGCATGACATCATCTTCCCCTGAATACCATTTCATTATCCCATCATCAACCTTATGTTCAAGGATTAATGATCCACTTTCATTACACATACCGGTAACGCACCCTACTCTCCATATATCGCCAGCTTTGTCTTTTACAAGATTGCCCGGCCTTAACTCCTTAACTGAAATCATATTCTTCCTCCTCATGATCGTCATCACAATCATCGACAAGAGGGGTCTCTAGCCCCTCTTCCCAATCATCATATCCGAAATCCATTTATTTGTCTTGGTTATTATATACTACTTTACACCAGATATGTTGTAAAACATACGTATGTTATTTAATTTCATATTCTTCTTTTCTAATTTTGTCTCACTCAATCGAATCATATAGTCCCCTGTTTCGGACAAGACGATTGAGCAAAAGAGGTCTTTGATATAAGGTTTTACCCTAAAACATTCGTTGGGTAAGTAAAATCAAAAACGTTTAGTTCAGTAAAAGAATCCGGCGATCTCACTCTTGTGCAACCGGTAGAGGGTATTGGTGATACCCAGTATAATGTTTCGTACAAATGTATATCATTTCTCATCTTTTTTTGTGTAAAATGGTATATAATCACCTTTGTCTTTTAGATAATCATACAACATACCCATAAGCTCTCCTACCGTCAATTCGTGATAAGGCTTGATGTTAAGTGCCTCATCGGGTATACATTTACCCGTTTTCTTTTCCACTTCCATTATGACTTCTACAAAATCAAGGGAATCCATAGCCATATCCGTATCCAGCTTATCCTCGTTCATTATCTGAGCGGCATGATCAAGGTCATTAAATTCACCCATCTTCTCGAATATCGCCTCCTTGACTACTTTTTCAACTTCTTTTCTTTCCATACTAAATCGACATTTTCAATCTTCTACCTAATTCTTTTTTTATATCCGATATCCTTTCGATATCCATCTTAACATCGCCTGTGATAGCGTATTCCTTATCCATTCTCTTTGGGGGATCCGGAAGCCGGCTTATGGCGAACAACCATGCCAGCTCCTTGTTCTTGTTCTCCCTAAGATACAAGTCAGACGTCATGCCATACATTTTTATGATCGTATCGAATAACGTTGATTCCGATAAACTCATATGCACGCTATACACATTTGATGGTTTCCAGATCAAGTTATCCAATCTCATCGTATACTCACGTTTAAGATCTATGTGAGATATTACGGCTCTTACTATAGGTTCTTCCTTGAAGTTGGTATTAGCCACGAACCATACGAGCCTTTTCTCTACCTCCTTGATAGCTCCTGTATCCTTCCCCATATCGTTATATACCCCAACGATACGATCCCGGATCCCCTCAACCTCCGGGGTCAGGCCTGGCGTCTCTATCAGCATCAGCAACGACCCTCCCCTTGGTGTTATCTTCCACTTTCCGTTCTTTTGAGGCTCGATATAACCAGACGCCTTATAGCTGTCTATTTTCTCTTTTGGAATGACATCAGCCATCTCCTCTTTTTGCCGGATCATCAAGAGATACCCAATATCGGATATTGTCAACCCGGATGTCATCATTTGTTCAAAATTGATATACATGACTTATTTTTTTTTAAATGTTAAAAAATAATCTTATTCTCCATATCATCCCGTCGGCAATGCCATCATGACGATTCTTCTCATAAAACATTATCAATCTTTTCAATATACGTAACCTCTTGTCCCTCATTTCCGACGGGAACCATGCGTCTCCCGGACTTTTCCCGCATGGCCTGAAAAGGTCAAGCTCCGGTATCATCTCTATCGCCGATACCCGGCATTTAACCCCGTGCATTATCCCGGCCGATTTTATGGCCAAGCACATGAAATCCTCCTTCTCATCTCTTATGAGATCATATGCGTCCCTCAACACGTTAAGGCCGTCTGCTCTCGATAATCTCTTTTCCTTTTTCATACTGTTTAACTGTATAAGATTCATTAGCCATACCAACCCTACCAACTGATATAGATTGATTTATAGATTGGTTAAGATGTCCTAAAACTGACATCTTAGCCCTAACCGTATTGGCGCATCTCAGAAGTATTCGATAATCCTCTAACGCCCTCTCATATCTTATGTCCACCCTAGCCCTTTTATCGGCGTCAGTCATGCTCTTACATGTCCCGTCCTCTCTAAGGCTTATAGCGATCTTGTCCCGTATGATCCTGATATCATCCTCGGCTATCACCAGCTCGGCATCAAGAACCCCCTTGTAAGAGCTAAGAAGATCCTCTACCGCCACTACCTCCCGCTTCAAGTTCTCCAATTCCAATACCATTGAGTTATCGTTCATTCTTTTATACTCCTGTACTTTATTGGATACCTCATCACAGATACTCATGATCTCCTTCTCCCTGTCCCGGTTTATGATATACCTGATACTGTATTCAGCCATTTCCTTTAATGAGGATATGATCTCTCGTATGCCCATCTTGTTTTCGGTGGAGAAATTGGCTTTTAATAACATCTCCATCCCTTTTATGATGACAAGCAAAAAATTTTTTCTCAATCTCATGCTTAATAAGGTGTTTCGTCATGTACTACATTGAAATCATCACTAGGCGGTATATATTGTTGCTCCAACGGGATACTGGGAGGCGGGGGCGGCAGCGTCACCACGGTCGTGTCCGGCTTGCCGCTACCCACGGGGGCATCCGAGCCTCCCGGTCTTTCTTGGCGCACCACCCCTCCATCAGGATAATATCGCTCATATCCTTTCATGATATCTACATGTATCGCATCAATCTCCTCTAATGACCGTTGACGGACCTTTACGATATGATGGAATAATAATCCATCCACACGGAAGGATCGTCTTGATTCACTTTTAAAACGTTCCAGATTAGGATACCATCCTTGCGGAAATTGCATGTATGAGGAGTACCCGTATCTCTTCGGGATATTTAACGCTACCATAGCCGTACATAACTGTCCCAATGTATCTGATTGATAAAAATCAGATTGCTTTGGCATATGATCTTTTGGATCCCGTCGTCCTTCGATATCACGATTGAGTTGGGATATTATAAGAAAGAAAATATTAGGAAAAGTCCTTTTAGCTATATTGCACATGGTTATCAACGAGTCGATATTCCTTTTGGCATCTCCTGAACCTTGTATCAGGGCCGTATGATCTATAGACACGAATACCATTTTTTTATCTTTGTTTATTGGCATATACTCATTCCACAGAAAGTTTTGAAGCTCATCTACGGTTGATGGTTTAGGGATGTATGTTATTCTGCTGGAGTTTTCCTCCTTAAGACATTTCTGCATTTCCTTTATCTCTTCATCAGACATCTCGTTAAGGAGAATATCTTGTATATCCTTTCCCATTTTTTTTGATAGTGAACGCAACATCAAATCTTCTGGGTTCATCTCAAACTCACATCTTAACCATACATAATCATCTGCCTGTGGATTGATATTGACATTCATCACATTGCTCATGATCTTCTGCGCCAAATAAGACTTGCCGACTCCGGGCCTGGCGCCGATAGCCACCGCATGTTGTGGGTAGAACCCTCCCAGCAACGCCTTGTCAAGATAAGCGTATCCAGTACGAGCCGGGAGAAGCTCTCCCGACTGATACTTTCTTATTCTCTCATAGGCATCCATGATAATCTCCTTGGATGACCTCCATATCCTATCCTCACTCATCCTCTTGCGTTTCTATCGCCAGCCGTATCGGATTTAGATCCTCTGTTAGCTGATCTTGATTTATATCTTAACCCCTTAGCTGTATGGCATAGGTCCTTCCCCTTCCGATAAGCCTTTCCCTTCAACTTATCGGTCTTGTAGTTCTTACGACCCAACTCCCGTCTCTTGGCTTTCTGCTCAGGTCTGGCGTTGATCTTCTTATCCGTCTCAGCCTTCTTCTTTCTGGCTTCCGGATGTGTTCTGTAATATTCAGTCGATCTCCCCATCCTCTTCGTCCTCCTCATCATCATAATTCTCCATGATAAGATCCTCTCCATCCAGATATGAAGCTTTATCCTTTAGCCTAGATCTCATACTCTCATAAGGGTCATCTCCGTTCTCCACCTCCCATATGCATGCGTATGGGCCTATTATATCACTTAACTTCTCGGCTCGATCCTTACTTATTCCTTTCTCTATCATCTTATCCTTGCAATAAGACTTGTCGAACATCGACCCTCCTACATAATATCCAGTAGGCTTATGAATAAAAATTACCTTCATCTTTTATATAATTAATATTATCTACCAAATTTATTATTTCTCTTCTTTATACAGTCGCCATAGCTCATATCCATATCACACACCACCGTATCGGTCGTGTCGTTTACCACATGGAACAGGAACTCCGGGCACCCGTGGCAGGCGTTGCTCCCGATCGCCACCGCTCCGTGCCTAGGGCAAGCCTTCTTTACCATGGTTCTATCATATATCCGTATATGATTATCGCCATACTTTTCAATATATCTCATGGTATTAAGTAGTGATGGCAAAAACATCTTATATGGGGATACATGTTCTATTGGTATATCCAATTCACCAGATAGGCTTTTGTAAATATCCTGTACATCCCGTTTTGTCCTATACGCAAATATATTAATCTCAGTCATTACCATATCCATACTCCTAAGAAGATCCGGCTTAGCCAGCCTCCCCATCGGCTTCCCAAAAGGATCGGATCTCATCCAAGCCCCACACTTCTCGCACCCAACCTGCTTCCCCTCTACCGTATTTATTATAGTGGATGGGGTTTTACAGTACGGGCATATAGATCCGTTTAACATAGCTTTTTGAGCTAAAGACAGTTCTTTCATTCTGTTTCCTTTATTTCAACATTAAATAAGCTGCAATATCTATTGAAATTCCTGCTTTCTATTTCCATATCCTCCTCATACCTGTTAATTGATTTAATAAAATCATCGTAACAGTCCTTGCACATCCATTGATTGATTACCGCCACGTAATAGCCCACGGACGTAGGTCTGTTACACATATCGCAAATACCTAAGCACCCATATCTGGTAAACTTATCCATCATCTCCTGTCTTGTTATTTCAAGCACCTTGAATCCCTTGTAATTATCAACTACTTTTGCCATTGTTATTATTGTTTTGTTTAATGATAAAATAATCAGCTATATCCATTCCCTCATTTATATTGGGCTTTGATTCAAGAAAATCACTTATCTCGATATTCATCCCCCTCATATCCCTATCCACCTTCTTCTTCCACTCGTTAAACGCCGATCCCTTGTCAGGATACAACACTATCCTCCTGCGCCCCAATGTCTCTATCATCTCTCTTTTCAGCATATGGATACCTCCGCATGCCATGAAAAGTCTATCCGGATATACAATGTTGCATATGACCGCCGTCTTCTCAGATTCAACTATATACACCGGAGCGTCTTTAGGATAGAAGTTGACAAGAAACTCACCAAACAAACATTGTCTCAATAAATAATCTTGACCATTCATGACATGAACCCAGCACACATGATCCATAGGAATCTTCACCCTCTTGCCATCAGGTCCATAATCCATTATCTTACCTGTCCGGATCGTCCAGTTCTTGTCAAGTTGCCAGAACACGCAACATTTACCCCAATCCCCGAACCTCATCATCCCTACCTTATAGAGGTTAAACGCCTTGTTGGTATGATATGACCCAAATATATTGGATAAATAATCTTGTAGATCCGACGTCTCGAAAGGATTAAGCGTATCAAACATCTTACTCACCGGAATACAATTGGCTATATCCGGGTCCACCGGGGGTCTGTATCTTCTTAATACTTTATTTGAGTCTACAAAAAGGTCGTTGTCTTTAAGCTCATTCCCTGTAGGGTATTTAAAATAACCACACCTGTTTTTATGATCACATACCCCAAACTGTTCTCCAACGATCTGACCGGTGGTTACGTCCACGTACGGCGTAAAACACTTATCCTTGCCGCATTGCGGGCACGTCATCTTCCTCCTTGGCTTGCTATGATCCAACTCATACCGATGTACGCTCTTGTCAAACTCCCTGAATTCCATTATCCTCTCCTCTCACTCATCACTCTATATATATAATCTCTCAGCGACTCTTTTCTTATCAAACCATTCAACTCAAAATCACCCTCTATATATAAAGATCCGATCCTTGACGTAACCGTATAATTGGTTTTCTCAAACTTATACTTACCTTGAAGATATACAACTGTAGCCATATTAAGTATAGGATTATCGGTTTGTCTCTTCAACTTATATTGACTTGTCTTAGCGGTAGGATCACCCGGAGCGAAGTTGTATATCTCCTCTATCTCCAATATCTTTCCGTAGTTCTCCAGTATCATTCTTCTATATAGCTCAAGTTGGAAAGCATACTCGTCATAGAAATTGCCTTTCCTGTTTGATTTGAAGTCCAATATAGCGAATATCCTCCTGCATCTCTTTATCTTCTTTTTCTCCGTCTTAGGCTGACCTTTCTTGGCTCCCGTCTTATAGAACTCTCCTGTCTCGACCTCTATCTCCACCATCTCCGGCTCGCCATCCATCTCCACCACTGCGTCCACCGAAGAAGCTACTTTCAATCTCCTTGACCTCAACATCTTTTCGATCAATACAGGTTTTACATGTCTTTCCTTGCAGAATATGGCAAATGATATCAGATCCTCTATCAGTTCATCAATGTTATCCACTAATATCCGCTCCATCCTATACTTGTCTATTCTTAGCTTGGCTTCCTTGACCACCTTCCTGATCCATGTCGGGATCAGCTTTATGTTAACCCCTGTCAGATACAACCCAAATAGATAATGCATGATAGTACCCAGATCAGCCCTGTAGTTAGCGTACTCATCAGGATCCTTACCCTTGAGCCTCATCTCATTCTTCCACTTCTCCAAGGCTCCGGACGTATCACAATACCCATTGGCGATATTGTTAGTGGCTCCATCGTATATGATAGGATACCCATCAACATCCATCTCATAATACACACGTTTGCCGGCGACAGTCATTCTATATAACACAGGTGTCGGGATATCCTTTATCCATTCAGCGGCATAATACTGTTGCTCTGTCTCCAGATCATACTCAACCTCCATCTCCTCATTAGGCTCGTTTTTAGGCTCTTCAACAGGCTTTTCCTCCTCGACCATATCTTTCTTCGGGACCGTTGATAAAACGTCTAATATGCCAAAGAAAGCGGTAAATTTAGGATCTGTATGATATGATCTTAATACTGGTAATGATGATCGCCAATAATATGACGACGCATTCTCGTCCTTTATCTTGCCTAAAATCTTGCCTAAAGCCGAACATCCTATCTCTCCATCATCCGCAATAGCCACATTGTGTCTCTCGGATAAACGAACTTTCATCTCATCAAACGATTCTTGATCGCTTATGACTTCCATGATCGTCCCATAACTATATACTGTGTCACTTATAGCCTTATATCCTAGGTCTAAAAGTAATCTTTGTTTTCTTCTATCCATGATAATAATCTGGTTTTTAATTTACCATCCTCCTCGACTTTAGGTGCGAGATCCCTCATCCTTCTGGCTGCCAACAGCCATACGTTGCCAAACTCGTCCAAGAGCCGGCTGAAATCCATCGTATCTAATAGATAATCGAATCTTGTATGCTCATCAGCCGTCAAGTAGATAATGTTATCATTATCCTCAGCAACTGATTTATATTTCCGTTTAGGGTATAAGTGGCATATGTTGCTTACCCCCGGGCATGGTATGTATGCGCCGGTAGCAGATCTCCTTGTCATACTCAACCTAGCCACATGGGCGCCAAAGAAAACGGCTAGGCTCTTCCCCTTCGGCTTGGCCTTCACCCGTATCGCCGCCCTTTCCTTTGGCGGTAGTTCCTTGGCTCTGCACGCGGGACACAACCCCTTACTCCTTATAGCTACCATCCTCCCACATCTCTCACACGGCAACATCCTACCTCTCATGCCTTTTTCTTTTTATAACTTTTATTGAACTCCATAAGGCTCATAGCCCTATATCTCTTAAGCCTATTAATCTTACCCTCAGTCCAATCTTGATCCTTGAAGTTGATGATCGTATCGAATATTTGAGCCAGCTCCCGGATATTAAAGTTCCTGTTCTGTATTTTTTTATAGAACCCGGACCTGCTATACCCTAACTTAGAAGCCAGATAAGTCTTATTAGATAATGTGAGGATACGATAAATCGTACCCTCCATCTTACTTATCTCCATCAACTTCTCGGCTATGGATGATGTGGTTTCATAGCTAGCTTTATTGCTTACTATTCTCATTTTTCTCCGGATTCCTGATCTTACCATCAAACTCGTAGAAGTCCATCAGTTTCTTCTCTTCCTTGATACAAGTGACAACGAAATCTGATATGGTTCCTTTCATGCCTTCCTCGAAATTCTTTTTGGCATGATCAAGGTCATTGGCCCGAACGATGTAGTTAAACGCCTTGCGTTTCTCATCGTTCGATTTCTCGTCTATCGTAATATAATCAGCCGTGACCTTATAGAACCGGTCTCCATCCATGGCAAACAATTCCGCTATCCTGAATCGTTTGATATCAACGCTAAACTCACCGGAGATGAATGGCTTCATCTCCTCTATGATTCTAGCCTCACATTCGGTATAAGAAAAGGCATCTACTAAATACTCTTCCTTTACCTTCTTCTTCATGCCGTTCTCGGCATCGGTCTCATAAGAAACCGCACATTTAAACCAATTGTGCATTTTAATCTATATTATTGTTAAACAAAGGATAATCTTTTATTCCTTCACGAATATATCTTTCCGTATCATCATCCACGCCATAAGCCTTCTTGAAAAATATCATAGCCTTATCCGTATCATTATCCACCAGTGGTAGATATTCCCTTACAAAAAGCGACCTAAGATAGTTCATATTATCAATCCTATGTCTTATATCGGCTACTTTATCCCATATCTCGGCCCGAATCTTACTCATTTTCTTCATATTTCTCTCATATCTCTCCAGCTGGTCTTTATATTCCGCCTCAATCTTATCGTTCTTATCCTTGATAGACTTATAGGTCTCCTCGTCTTTCGTATCAAACATCGGAGTATGTTTGATATTAATTATATCCAATTTGCTGTATAGCTTTTCATTGGATACGGTGAAATCATATCTAGTCCTGTATAGATCAAATTCACTTAATAACTTAGCTATTTTAATAGCATCATTCTGATCAAGAACGGCTATATTCAAGCCCTCCAAATAGTAGAAGAAATGAGATGGAGAAATAGATTTATAGCCATACGTCTTCATAACTGGAGGCTCATCCATAAACCTGACACCTTCCTCCGCACATCTTATTACGATCAATTTCTCTACCTGCTCATCAGTAAGATCATATATCTCCTGATCGGTCATCTTATCAATTGTCTTCATCATCCTCATCCTCCGACATCATTATAGCCTTTGTAAACTTTTGTTCATAGACCTCACCCATAAGACAAGCGAAAGTCTTATCATCCATACTAGCTATAGCATTGGCCTCTACCTTCATAGCCATCTCAATGCTCTTTGTCCAGATTTCATAGCTATCATCATCTTCTTTATAGAAGATGACTTTACCACCATACTCGAAACCATCATCTTCGATCTTAACCATATCGATGATCTTCTCCAATTCCTTTACAAACTCACTCTTTTTCATATATGTAATTTTTATGTGTCTACAAAAGTAGACATTTTGTTTTTGAATTAAATTAAATAAACATTATTAATAGTTAATATCATCCTTTCTCCTATCATTCATGTTTAGGTATATAATTACCTTATTTATAATATTCATTATTCTCTATCTCCAAAACATCTGGGGACAAATAGTCTTGTAATTCCAATTTTCGTATTTGGACAAGACAATCCAGATGTTCAACATTCATTTCTTGCCTATCTTCGTCTACCCACACCAACGTGTCGTATCCATAACATTCTGGGCACTGATCGGCTCCACATGGAAGAAGCATTTGCGCTCCACATTGAGTACATCTTACCCAGTCACCATACCGTATTCCTTCGTATATTCTTGTTTCCATATTTATTGTTTATCATTTATAACATTTACTTCTTCGCTCCACAAACGTCTCTTATATATCGGAGTGATGCCAATCAGAATACCAATATCTTCTCCCCAATATTCAAGTATTTGATTCCTGAATTTGTGACGCAACTCTTGCGTCTTCCCCTTATTCCTATTATAAGGCGAGAAGTCAGATAATCTTACTGTCTTCATATTCTATTTAAACTTTTTAAGTTTAGATCACTTAATGTTAATACCTTTTTATCCAATAAGTCAATAAGTAGCATCGCTCTCGACTCTACCTCTGTACTTCCAAATCCACTATACACTTCTGTTTGTGGATTGTAAGCATCATATCGAACATAGGCAGTTTCGTAGTATTCGCTATCCTTATTCGGGAAATATTGTGTCAATTGCAACCAGTCATCCCATATTTTTGATTTACTGATATTTATCATACTTGGTAGTATCTTTCCAAGCTCATGACTCATATAAGCCGGTATGAGGTCGCCTTCTTTTCTATATGAATACCTCATTGTATTTTGCGTGACTGACTCCATTTGGGTTCCCCCTCCTTTCATCTCTTTCACAAAATAAAATTCCGACTCTGAATTTACACCCAACTCATGCAACTTTAATGCAAGCTCATAAGGGCACATAAAATTTTGATATTTCATGTTATTCTATATTTTCGTTTCTGTAATCCCCGGCATAGTCCAACCATACCCTGTAATTATTTCTGTACTTGGTCGCCTTTATTTTCATATTCCGGGATATACTCTTATTCACATTTTCACTAAGTACACTCCTTAGCTCCTTCTGTAAGACCGCCCCGATAAGAGGATAGACGTCCAAATAATTGCCTTCACACTTCTCGAAATCTATTACCTTGTTCCCTATTGCCCGTTCTAATGCCTTGTCCATTGCCTTCACAATGGATTCTTGCACATTTTTATATCGATTGATAAAATCCTGTTCTTTATTTCCCATTTTAATATGTTTTTACAAAAGATGTTCGTTACCTTCATAAGGAATACAATAGATCCATCTCGTCCCATTTGAGCATTCATATCTTTCTTCTTTATATTGAGCATCAGCAATTTCCCTAACAAACAAACTTACGTGCCAATCATCTTCTTCTGTATCTCTTACTAAAACTTTATCAAATGGCTTGAATTTATATTTTGGTTCTATTTTAATACCAAAGAATTGTTTCAAGTATATTTTGGCTTTAGGTTCTTCGCTTGTTTTAAGAGCATCAATAAACTCTTGCCTTTCATCCTTAGTAGCAAATCTGTATCTCTCAATATTATTTTGATTGGCAGCCCCATTATCAAAATATAAATAACCCCCTTCTTGCCAAGAGGCATAATAAGACGTAAGGTATTCCCCGTTTGTATTCAATATGAATAAGTAATCACCTTCTTCATTGCTCAATACATCCCCATCCTTAAATGCCGTATATTCCGGAATATTAATACAAAGCCTACATCCTCTTGCTCCCATTCCATTATCAGAGAACCAGTCAGATATTATATCGCCATCAGAATAAATCACTCCTAGTGTATTAAACATCCCCCTATCTTTATTATAATACACTAACTCTACCTTATGATTATGCCCGATCGTTACAATCTCACCCTTGCGTTCACCATTACTGATTTTCTTTGCCAGCTCTAAGTCAAATGGTTTTGTTATCATTCTCTTTTCCATAATTTTACATGTATTTATATTGTTATTTTTCACTTTAGCTATATTATCATCTTGTAGCAATCTTGCTTTAAGATCATCTATAGTCCTTAAATCCATATTATATGTGCATAGATGAGCGTTCCCGTAACCGGTTAAATTGTTTATTACAGCCACATGATATCCGCCACCTATCTTATACACTTCCTTGACCTCCCATATATCCCTGCTATCATATTCATATCTATTGTTCCGGTCTATAAAATCTTGCTTTATAGATACCATATCTCCTTTTTTAATATTCATATCTTCTTATGTGTTTATATATTATTTGCATGCCCAGCCAATCCAACGAACATGAGCGGACGCCTCGCTTCCCTCCGCACGTCTTACCTATACACGCCGGCCCCACCGGTAACGCCGCCCATGACATCTTGGATGTCTCTCCCGTAAATCTGATAGTGATCGCCACAGCTCTCAAATGTTACTTGATAGCTGTTTAATCCCATCCTAATTGTCTCGCAATACCTTTCATCTCGCTATACGCGATCCTGTGACATCCAGCAACCAATATATCATTCTTATAGCTATTGATCTTCCATTTGTGACCGGTTGTATCCAATACCATATCGCGTTGGAATTTACTGCCATTATGGAAGAGCTTTATCAATTTCCAAAGTCTCTCAGCTTCAGCTCGTTCTATCTTGATATTCTTGCTAGTCTCAATTATGCCATTCTTAATGCGAAGCCATACGTTAGGCTGATCATCCTCCAAATAATAATGTAGATATAACTCCAGAATCTTGCCAGACTTCCACATCTCGATCTGTTCTTCAAATTCTTTCTTGCGATCTTCTTTTTCTTTTCTTCTTTTTTCAAAAATTAAAGCCTCTTTTTTCGCCTGACTATCTTTCCATCTCTGACATCTGGCCACATACTCAGCCCACGTTCCTTCACCACAAATCTCATCTACTATCACATTGGTCGTTCCTAAAATTTCTAACGCTTGATGATTTAGCAATACCTCAAACACACGCTTTAACTCATGGACATATTCACTTTTAATCTTATCCGATTCATAAGATAACTCATGTTTAGTTCCGATCCAGGTGTTTGCACTCTTTTTAAGAAGACTCTTGGGAGTACCCATATTAAAGAACTCAATATAATCCATTAGACTTCTAAATACTCCCCAAACATCCCTATAAGACAGGCTTGTTCTAACCTTCTTGTATTTCTCGATAACCTCTTTGATAAGCTCCAATCGACTAGTGATAAAAGCCATGCTTCCATCATCAGACATATTATATCCAACAGAAAATACCTTTGAACCAGTTGGTATTGCACTACGAACACAACGTTGATGTTTACAGGTAGAAGAAGAATAATACTTATCGTTAAGCAAATACGCCTTTTCACCACACTTATTTCTTACGATTCTTCCAACCTCAAAATGATAACCATAAGAATAAATACTTCTACCTTCAAAGAAAAGATTACTACCTCTTGCGGATTCTTCCTTTTCGTTTGCCCACAAATGAGCGACCATAGAGTTGTTCATATCTATTAAGTTTTGAATGTTAACTATTGATTATACTTGCTAAAAATAACATCGACACAAGTTCCGCCAATAGCGTTTGCGTCATTATACGAATAAAAATCTTCTGTTCCCCAATCCACACCAACTGGACAACCATCTGCATGTTTTACAAAGTCATCAACTTCTTGCGCTTCCTCGTCAGATAACCCCGTCCAATCATCATTTATCAAGGCTCCAACCCAATAAACCGGGAGCCTGTATCTTATTACCTCTATATTCATAATCTCATCAATTTACAATGTGAATTTTCAAATACGGGAACCATTCCATGCGCCCTGAAATACTCGGTCGCTATTTTAAAAGCGTACAAGGCAGGTCTTTCTTGGATATTTCGTGTTGTCTCATAAAGAGATATTGGCTGGCAAACATAGAATTTCTCATTACCAAGACACCCAAAAACCCCATCCAAATAACTTTCATCACAATTAGGGCCTCCCAGTATCAACAAATCACATCCTGTCTTTCGTGTTCCGAGAATAAATGTCTTGTTCTTGTTTTCCGGAAGCATGAATATTTCCTTATCAATCTTAAACCAGTCAATCTGGCAACTCTCTACATCACGGCGAACAATCTCGTCAATCTCACGGGCATATTCTTCTTGTGTTTTCATACTATTTCATTTAATAGACCAACATACACATCCCCATTCTCATAATAAAGCTGACCCTCATACTGGTTATGATGAAGCTCCTCACGTATCGCATCTTCATCGTCAGCCCAATGTTCATATTCCTCATGCCAAGCCTTGAAAAAATTATTATAACATTTTTCTATTAAATCCTCTAAAGAGAAATTCTCCGGGTAAGTACACCAAGTATCGTAATAATCAATTATTGGTTTAAGAAGATAATAATCATAACACATCCCTGTTAATGGACAATTGTCTTCGTATCCCAATATTACCCGACTGCGTCTGCACTTGTAATTATATTTCCCATCTATATATTTGCCTATAGAATAATATTTACCTTTCGTGATATGTGGCATAATGTTGTTATTGATATACCTGAACAATAATTTACCGCATAGATTCTTAGGGAATATATCATGATTATAATCTGTAGGATGTTCATAAATAGGATCATTGTATTTAAACTCATAACTAAAATCATATCTCTCGTATCCAACTTCCCAATTATAAACCCTAGTATCTGTCATATCCTCAAAGGCTTTCATCGACTCTTGATATTCTATACTATAAGCATCCATACATTGCTCCATTACATTCCAGCGCTCACGCTCTATGATCTTTTCTTGTGAATCTTTTGACAGCTCATCAAATTCACACAGTTTTAATACAATCTCTTTCATAATTCCTCCTCTTTTAATATAACTAGATCCCTAATGTCAATCGAATGACATACGTACCTCCTTATGTTCACGTTTAGAGATATGATTGTAGTTATTCTCACGAACCACTACAATCCCGATCCAAGTATTACTCATCCTTTATCTTTACGAATGGGTTTTCTACATAAAACTCCACTACATCCTTAGATTTTATAGATGTCACTATACCGGTGGTATCTACAAATCCATCCGTCTCATCCATTGTCAAATCTTCTATTTTATCTCCCGGTAGAAAACAAAGATTATAACCTTGATCGATGTACATAATCATTTTTAACTTAACCATATCATCAATGATTCCTCTCATCCTTTCTACGACACTCAATTGATCATTTGTAAGCATCAATTTACTTTTAGGAGACTTTGCCATCCTTATGTCTCCATTCTTGTCAACCACAATCAAATCATTAAACCTATACACATCTTCCTCGCTCGCATAATATGTTTTTGAACAACGTAACTCACCCTTATGATTTATTACAACATCAAAACTCTCCAATTTTCCCCTGACAGCTCTCCCGTTTTTGTATTCCCATACATAATCGTCTATTGGGGAAAATCCATACAATGACCTAAAAGCATCATATATTGATATTTTTCTCTTAGGAATACTATCGCCCTTCTTAAAACACTCCTCGGACGAATAGAACCGCTCTCCCTCTAACATCTTATCAGTCCTACCTCCTCCCCAAGTTCCTATATATCTAACCACTCATCCAAGAATCCCAATCACTTTAGTGGTGGGAGTATGTCAAATTAAACAACTCGTTTAGCCTATCTATCTCACTTAGGTATTCATCTTCTTTATAAAACTTAATTTGAGTCCCATTATCCAAACCAAAGGACAGGGTGAAGGATATAACCCAGCCCGATCCGTCCACGGTCTGCCCCTTGGGAACCCAAGACATTACCGCCTTCTTGGATATCCACCATCTCCCTATCTGAACGAAATCAGGATAGTTGTCCATTAAATATACCATCTGACTAGCCATCTTATTAACATCATCAAAAGGCACTATATGATACTTGTTTCTTATCCTGACCTTCAAGAAGGGGTTATCCATATTATATGCCGCAAATGCTGATATCACGGAACTAGGATATCTAACTCCTTTTATTATCACCCATTTCATATATCACCCCCTTTTTATATAACATAAATTCATTGGATAAAATTTATCCGCGCTCTCTTTTCCGTCTCCGCGAAAGTTAGCCAGCCCGCATGTCAGGATGCTCACAAGGTTATCCACCACCTCCAACTCGCTCGATTTGAACCACGCCAACTGACTGTAAGTTTCACCTATCCATATTATACTCATTCTCCCGTCCCGACTGACCTCCTTGACCAGCCCTATATGGTTTTTAGTGTCCTTAATCACATTTGATTCGTCAATATTTGTAAGCCGAACAAAATCCATCGGTCGTATCACTTTATCCTCGTCCATGTTAATCCTCCTATATTTTTATTCTCTCAATTTATTTTTAACCTCCTTGACATATTTAGGGGAATGTAGTCCCCTATGCAATCTTATAGCCCGATCTATATCCTTTTTAGGATTATGATGAGATTGATATATCTCGAACATTTCCCTAGCCTTGGAAGGATTTGTTCGATCATCATATCTATACCGCTTTTTCTTCCGTTTAAGGCGCAATATCCTATTAACCTCATCTACATACACCTTTTTCATCTGCCACCTCCCTAAAGCCCCGGAGGAGGCGTTATACGCACGATCGTCATCCCTTGACTCCACGAAAGACAAGGCGTCCGCCAGCTTGTCCCATACCCGTGCCTCGACCACGGCTGGCTTCGGGGCGAGGGGCATGCCTCCGCTTCCCTTTGGCGGTGTCAATATTATCATCGCCATCACGAGTAAGTATCTCATCACTCTCCCTTATTTTTATAAAACTCCTCCCCGAATTTCACGTTATCCACATAATCCTCCATACACTCATGAACAATTATATGAATATCCCCCTCCGCATATGTTACCTCAGACATCATTCTCTCATTAGTCATCCACCAAGAATAATTATCAATATGCCGTATCTCGAATCCATGATCATGCAACACATACATAACATTATGTCTTAAATTCCTGTCCATCATCATACATTCATACGCAATATATCCGTTGATACTTTCATGAGACCTACCGAACGTATAAACGTACCTACCCATCAACTTATACAACTCCCTTGCCACAGGATTCGGGATCGCCTCATCCATATCAAAATCCCCATCTGGATCAATAACCCACTCTACATCCCGCTCATCAATACAAGCCCTAGGCATTCCTATTGTCCGTACATAAAGACGTGATCGGTGATCCTTGCTTAACACCGTCCCAATATACCTTTCCCATTTAGCATATCCTATATTATGGTTGCCGGTTATATTAAACACAATTTCAGCTCCTATCTTAATTTCATCCATATCCAAGATATTTATATTATTCGTTATTCTTTTTATACAAAAAGAGGATATAATGGCATAATATTATGATATCAAGACACGAATGCGTTATCTATCATATTATCATACATATCCTCTATACAACGTCATTTATGGCATTATATCGTATATGATGCCGCAGGTCATAAATACATCTAATTAACCCTTTTTTAAGGGCTTATTGCCATTTAGGTAACTAGCTATGCCTAATATTTTCGAAATAAGGGCTTTTTTAGCCTTATACTCATCGTTTATCCCTATTATCGCATATCTGTATACCATCCCATCCTTCGACACCTCCACGCCCACGTATTTAGGCGCAACGGCATCCCTATGTAATACGATAAACGGGCTTTTGCCGTCTAGCTCATTTATCAACTGATTAAACTGTCGCCTCGTCATCTGATAGTGATATTATTTCCATGTTATAAATACGATCTCTCTTTACCCTTATCTTCTCGCATAGCTCATCGAAGCACTTATCTTCTTCTAACTTATCAACATAATATGATACACTTGATTTAGAGCTTCCTTGAAGATATATATTACCTCTTATATTCTTTGAGAAAAAATTAGGTAAGATCATCTTTTGCCTCTGATCCTTATTATCCATGTAAGATATAACAACAACCCACAACTCTGGCTCCCGTTCTTTTACCGATAACATAAGATCGAGACTCGATTGACTATTGATATTCCTCCTTCCAGTTTCGTTATAACGTAGAATAATATAATCATCCGCGTTATCATCCTCAACCATCACGACTATAGGGCGATCTCCCTTCCCATTATCACATAATACTCTTGGCTCTTTCCCGTTGCGGAGATACACCTTATCGTAATCTCCGTTTTTGTATATCTCAAAATCAAATTCTATCACCATATTATTTTCTCCTATTGATGTATTGTTGCGTACGTCCTTCCTCTATTTTTTCGAAATAAAACTTATTCCCATATAACCGAGTGAAGCAGATGTTATACCCGAAATGTTCCGCGCGTCTGATCTGCGCGTAACCTCTACTGATGTCATTATTATCAATCAGCGTAACAAAACAATGTGATCCTACTTCTGTATTCAAAACCAGATTTTCCCAATCTTTTACCTCCATATCAAATCTCCTTAAATAATTTTTTGTTATGATTATCGCTATTATACCATTTATCAATATTATCGTACTGCTTTGGATAAACCCCATAAGACCTACACCACCTAGGTAACGGCCCGTTCAGCACGTCTAACGCCGCCTCAGGGTCAAACGTAGCTTCCTCCTTGACACAACACCCCGATCCACTTCCACAGCTCGGTATATAAGCTCTACTATACGCTACGCTCATCCCATATTCCCCACGACTCAGATACCCGATGTTAGGCGAATCAGGGAAGGCGTAATACAACATTATATAATCACCCTTACTCCAACTTCTATTATAAGTATCATCCTGCCACGCAAAAACCCTGCAACCGGCTTCTTTCAGTTCCGCTGCCGCTCTTTTTAAAACATTGTCCATATTATCTATATTTAATTAAGTTGTGCCAAGGCGCCGGGAACCGACCCCGGATCATATCCGTACACGTACGATCATGATATATCCTTCCGCCCCGCCAAGGTTTGGTTCAACATTAACAAACTTTCATATCCTCACACATCTTAAAAAAGACCTCTCTTATGATCCTCTTATACAAGATGTATATCTCATCATCATCCTCATCGAACTCCACTCCCCATGAACGTAATAAATATCTAATATCACAATCCGCTATATGAATCCTAAATATGGATGGAACGCTCATTATGTAATCCTCAAAAGCCTTCTTAATTCCATCCCTTTTGATATGTTCTTTATACTCATTCTTGAATACACTAAGCATAAAAGACATATATTCCCTATCGTATTTAAACTGCTTACCATAATTATCTGTATCTATATGATCCAGTATATATATCTCTATAGCGTCTCTATCGTATTTTGACATACTCCTTCCTCCTCCTTTTGATATTTTATAACCTTTTTCTCCCCATACGCTTTCGCTAACTGTATGAGTTGACCGGTAAATACCTTGGTACGGTGTTTTACGATCTTATCCACCAACTCCGGGCATCTGGTTCTCCATCTATAATTAACCTCGCCCTTAGCTTTCTTCTTGTAATACCTGTAGAATGTTACGGCTACTACCACTTCTCCATTCTGCTCAAAAGCAACCAAATCGTAATTGTTGTAAGTTATTTCGTTCATCGTGTAATATATTTTATAAATTCAATCACTTTCTTTGGCAGTGAATCTATATCCTTCACTCTTTTACCAAAATTGTACATATGACTTCTATGCGGATAATAATCTCCCGCATACATCCCTACTCCTAATGGATGGAATGGATCTTCACTACATGAAAAAACAGGGTAATACACCATTCCATAACAATCCTTTATGTTTTTATTTACACATACTATAGTATATCTATCAGCCACTTCATCGCCAAAATCATATACTCTTACTTTTACTTTCACGCCATCTGCGTTTGTCATAATATTATCCATATGTTCCTCCTTTGTTGTTCACTATCCGACTAATCTATTTTCCTTCCATATAAGGTGTATGTACCATACCATCCCCTATCCATATTTACCACCTCAATATGAGATATATGATAACAACCATTAGCTATTCTGCCGCAATCGGCTATCACCATAGCTATATTCCTATACCCAGAATCTATGAAAACACGAACCAACCTACCCCCGCTAAATATAGACACCTTGATATCGTCTTTCTCTTTTATAATCCTTCTCATATCATATCCTCCTATCAAACTAATCTATCATTTTACCATAATTAGTATATGATCCACACCACCCACGAGCCTCATTCGACACCCTAATATGATCAATGGGCTTATCCCCGACCATATTATTGGCGTACGATATTACATCCGACATACTTCTGAATCCGGAATCCTTAATGGATTTTATAAGCGTCCTATCATACCCGAACACCAATATCTTCACAATATCTCTTTCTTTCACAGTCCTTCTCGCTCTCATAACATTCTAGCCATAAAATAAACAAACATAAAATCCACCTTATCATAATCCACCCTATGACCGGTTATCTCGAATATAACCCTACGCTTTTCTATAGTCTGTATATTATCTAACTGAATAGCTATGTAAGGATATTTCAGAACTTTCTCTCTATTGATGTTATTCAAAATAGCGTTGACATCTTGCCTGCGAAAATACATATTTACCCCTATGTAGCTGGCAACCAAAAGACATTCGTCTATTATCCCATCTGTATCGAATAACAATAACATATCATCCTTCTCGATAGTATATTCCATATCAAGAATCTTGATACGTTTGCTCCCGTCCTTCTTATTAGCTATAAGAATCTCTATCATATCCTTATCGGTCGTAAGGATATAATACGCCTCATCCTTTGTAATATTATCACGAAGGTAAGATAGCGCTTCATCTTGTAATCTTAGTAATTCTATTTCGTCCATATTTATTTCTATTGTTGCCAAGGGAAAAAGGACGGCGCTGGCGACAAGGCCTGTCCAGCCTCCCCGCAGCCGCCCGCATTCCCCTTGGTGGTATTAACTTCCTCCAATAATCTCATAATCGAATTTCACATTAATACTCTCATCAATGTTTAATTCTTTCCTCATCCCAAATACAGTCTCCCTTACCGTATCAAAATCCAATAATTGATCTTCGGGATTATTCACAAGCTCTCTCCGGTTATTCTTCCTAGGTTTTCTAGATGTAAGAATATATTCCGCACAACAGCTTCCTTCAAATGTCCTCACTCTGGAATACCATAGATCACCGGTCCCGTACTCAACACATATATTCATGTTTATGATATTATTATTCCACGCTTCTCCCGGGAAACGTTTTAATATCCTACCAATCCATTCAGCGTCAATACTTATATGCGGGGAATCAAGATCCGACGTACCCATACCATCCGCATATAGGATAATCTCTTTCTTGCTCTTAAATACTAGAGATTTTACATTAATCTTCCTTCTCATATCTTTTTGATTTTACCAAAAACATTCCTTCGTATCTATTTTCATGCGATCCTCCCAATTGCATAAATCCGGATTCTCTCCCTCATAAAAGTAATAGTAAGCCCATACTTCAATATCGCCCACTTTTATGCATCCATCACTGCACCATTCCACAATATCGTCATTCCTGCATACATTTGTCGGTTCAGCACCAAGCGACAACAACTCGTTTATTATATTATCGCCGAACTTTTCTTTCGCCTCCTCTTTTGTCATATCACTATCAGATTTTTAATATTACACTACCGCCAAAAGGAAACAGGGACGGACGACCAGCGGGGCCGACCCCACGCCATCGCCGCCGCCCGTTTCCCTTGGCTTCCTACACTCCCTCCATCACCCAAAGAAACACACACACCCAAAGAAACACACACACCCATACATACACATAAGATTCCCTTACTATAAAGATACCCTTGTTCCCCTTCCCTATTGTTTCCCCGGGATCCCTTATTTCATCTCGTTTTTCCTCGGTTCACCTTGACTCCTCTTGATTTCCCTTGATTTCCCTTGATTTCCCTTGATTTCCCTTGATTTCCCTTGATTTCCCTTGA